AAAAAAACTTATCTAATTTTTGATTTTTTAAAAAATAAAAAAAAAAAAACTATTTTTATTTTTTATAATTTTTTTTAAAGATTTTTTCGAAATTTTTTTTTAAATTTTTTTTTTTTTTTTTTTTTTCATTATTTTTCAAAGAAAAAAATTATATTGAAAAATGATGTCAATAAAAAAAATTTTAAAAAATCAGTTTTTTAATTTTTTAAAAAATTTGTAAAATTATTTTTTTTGGGTTTTTTTTGGTTGTATAAAATACAACATTTTTTGGGTTTTTTTTCATTATTTTTAATAGTTTTTAAAGTTTGCTCCATAAATGATAATAATTTAATAATTTTTCAAATGTAAAACTGCATGTAAATTAAAAAATGGGTAAAAATACAACATTATTTAGATATATGATAATCTTAATATATGTTTGTATTTAAAATATAAATATAATCACAAATGATGTTATTATATTAATAATGGAAAAAATATAAGGTTTTTTTATTAATATATATTAAAATAAATGAATGATAAAAAAAATCAAAAAAAATATATATGTGAAACTTGTAATTTTTTAACAATAAATAAAAAAGATTTTAATAGGCATTTATTAACTGTAAAACATATAAATAATATTAATAAAAAAAATGAGCAAAATGATTTATCAAATGTTAAAATTAATATTTGTAATAATAAAATAGATGATTTAAATAATTTTTTCAAATGCGAATGTGGTAGAAAATATCCATATAGAAGTTCATTATACAATCATAAAAAAAAATGTTTAATTAACTCTAATAATATTATTGAAAAAAATAGTAGCAATATTAGTCGAGAAAATCATCATGAAGATTTAAAAGAATTAGTATGTAAATTAATTAATGATAATAATGAAATTAAAAACACATTAATAGAAGAAAATAAAGAATTGAAGAAACAATTAGAAAATAAAGATAAGCAAATTAATGAATTAATACCAAAAATAGGAGATAATATAATTACAAATAATTATAATATAAATATTTTTTTAAATGAAAAATGTAAAGATGCATTAAATATAAATGAATTTATAGAAAAAATACAAACAAGTATAAATCTAATTGATTTTAAAAAACAAGACAATTTAAATGAAGAATTAAATGAATTAATATTAGAAAATATAAATAAGTTAGGTATTTTTAAAAGACCATTACACTGTACTGATGTAAAACGAGAGATTTTATATATTAAAGATAATAATAGTTGGTTTAAAGATGATAAAAAAAATAATATTAAAAAAGTAATAAAAAATGTTACATCGCATCAATATAAAGCGCTACATAAATGGATAGATGAAAATAAAGATAATCAAAATGATGAAGTTAAAAAAGATTGCTTTGCAAAATCACTTTCATTGTTAGGTAAAGATAATGATAAATCAAATACTAAATTAATTAAATCATTATGTAATAATACTTATTTAAAAGATAATATTTTAACAGAAGAATAATTATTAATAAAAAAAAACAATCCTAAAAATGCATCTATAAATAATATTTTCCATGCATGTTTATTCTTTTTAAATGTTAAAAATGACACTAGCAAATAATTAAATGAATGTATTATTCTATAATTTTTCCACCATGTTTTATTTCCAAAGAATCCGCGCTCATTTTTTTGATTAAAAATAATTTTTCTTAAAAAAGATAGACCAATAATTAATGAAAGCCAAGAAATATAATAATAATATTTCATATTTAAATTTTTTACAATAAAAGAAAGTAATAACCTTGAAATGAAACAACCAAAAATAAAATAATATATTATATTATTCATTATAATATATTATTTTAAATAAATAAAATATAATTAAGAAATTGTAGTAAAAACAAATATATCTCTAAATGAATCTTTTAAAGTTTGATCTTTTTTATTTATTTCACTTACAGAATGATAAAAATTATTATCATTAATAATAAGCATTTCACCCTCATCCAATACTTTATTATATACAATTTCTTTACTTTCATTAAAGATGATACTTTCAGCACCAACTATATTGCATCTATTAATGCATACCATTCCAATAACATTATATCCATCTTTATGTATTCCTTCGGGGACTAAATCAATAGATTCATTATCTGCATCGACTCTAATTTGATGAACAAAAATATAATCTACATCTTCGTTCATAGCGTCTTCGGCTTTATTTTTAAATTCATAAACTAATTTATTAAAATTGGTATCAGTTAATAAATCTGACGATATATTTTCATAATTTCTTACTTTGTTTCCATTGAAAGAATTATAAGCTGTTGACTGAAAAAATGATGCATCTCCAACAATATTTATTTTAGAATCAGTAGTTTCTAATAAAGAAAAGGCGCGATAGCGTTTATTTTCATAAAAAGTGTCTTTTGGTAAATTATAAAATGAGTTTCTTATATTTTCACTTAATTTATTTTTTAATGTTGAATTAATACAATAATTAAAAGACATATTATGCTTTTTAAAGTATTTTAATTTTTGTATTAATATTTCAATATCTTGAATATAATTATAATTCATAAATGAAGCTCTAACAACGCCATCTGTTTCATTAATATCTAAATTAGATATTAGTCTATTACTATAAAAAGATCCATTTGCGATTATTATATTTAATGAATTTAAAGTATTAACAATATATTTTGAACTATAATTATTAAATGTAAATGAAAATATAGGAGTTTTCTTAAGATTATTATCAGTATAGTATTTTATTTCTGCATTATTTGTTAAAAATTGTTCCATAAGATTTGTATTTACTTTTTCATAATTTGTCATATTATTATAGCAATAATTAATAAGTGACCTATTAAAATTAAGTGTATTTTTATAATTTATCATTTCAGCTAAACTTAGAAAAAAATTTTTAACACCTAAAATGCTCGCTAAACATTCATAATTAATACCACCGATTTGTAATTTATTTTCATAGTTATCATTATTAAAAAATATATGATTTTGATTTTCTATATTATAGTTAAATGTATTATTTTTTATGTATAAACAAGATATTCTTAAACCAAATAACTTATAAAATGAGAAAACATAAAAATCTACATTGGTATCATTAACATCCATTAAATTATGTGGCATATATGCTACACCATCAACAACAAGTTTAGTGTTTGTGTTTATTTTATTGACTTCATTTTTAATATATTTAATATCTAACACATTACCTAAAATATTACTAACGTGGGGTATTATAATTAATTCTGTATTTTCATTAACTTTATCAAATAAATCTTTATAATTAATACTAATTTTATTTTCTTCATAACTAACAGACCACCAATTTAATGATAAACTATTTTTATATGCAACTCGTTCAAATGGAGTTATACATGATTCGTGGTTAAAATCTGCAATAATAATATTTTTTTTTGAAAAATTATTATCTATACTTAAATATTCTTTAAGTGAATTAGATAAAATATACATTAATTGACTAGATGAATTACCAAATACAATAGTTCCGTTATTATTATTATTTAAAAATACATTTACAATTTTTTTTGATTCATTAATATTATCTAAATTAATTTTTGAAAGTATATTATTATCAAATGGTTGAGCATAACCAGATTCAATAAAATTATTAACAGTTTTAATAACTTGATTTGGTATTTGTGTACCAGCTGCATTATTTAATAATAAATGATTACTATATTTATTTAAAGCCGGGAAAAATTGTTTCATTTTAAAATATATTTCTATATTATTATCCTGACAATTTTTTAAATTTATTTTAAAAAATAATTATTGAAAGGATATTGTAATTTCTAAATCTTCTTTTTTAATACTTTTTAAAGCATTTGTGGAAAGCTCCTCGCGTTTTTTTCTAGTTTTATTATTGGAATTACTTGATAAATTTGAATTATAAGAGAAATTAGAATCATCAGATTCATTAGAAGAATTTGATGTTAATGAAATATTTTTTAATTTTTTATTAACATTATTACGTGTGTTCATATCTGCTTCAATAGCTTTATAATTTTCTTCAATATAATCAATAATTTTATTTTCAAGTGCCCATTTAAAAAAATTTAACTGTCCAAGAGTAGTTTGTACATATGTATTATTGATATATGGGATTGTTATTCTATCCCATCTGCAAAAAGGATCAAATCTCCTTTTCGAATATGCCTTTAGCTTTAATTTGTAATCATCATATACTTTAAATCTTTCTTCTTTAGAATCTTCTCTTATTATATTATAAACAATATAATTTTTTTTTGAATAATTAGTAGCAAACCAATCTATTATTCGTAATGATGTTTTAGATTCACCATTAATTATTTTCAACATACTATTCAAATTTTTATTATGATTATAATATTTCATAAGTTTATTTAATAAAAGTTCATTTTGTGTTGTCAATGACATAATAGTTTATTACTATTCATAAATTATACTTTTTAAATAGTTAATTATGAAACTATTTAATTGAGAAATATTTAAAAAATAAGAAATTATATAAAATAATATAAATATATTATTTTATATAATAATATAAATTTATAATGAATATTGGTGATATTAATAATAATTTAATTAATTATAGTACATATATTAAATCTATAATTGATAAATTAAATTCAGAAAATAATATAAATATAAATATAAACAATTTGAATGAAATAAATTATAATTTAATTGAGCCGGAATGGTTTAAATCGCTTGATGAAAATATAAAGAAAGATGTTGTAAATACTATTCATAATTGTTATTTAAAAGAAGCAGTAAAATCTTTATATGATTCAAACAATAATAATAATAATGAAAAAAGACCAAACAAAAAGTTAAGGAGTGAATAATCTACAAAACTTTTTTAATTATTATTTGATTGGTTTCTATTTTTTTTGTAAATAAAAACTTGTCACTATTTTTTCGTCTTCTTTGTAAATTACATTCTAAGCAAGAAATTATAGTATTTTCATTTGAATGTTCATCGAGATTATTTAATCTATCTAATGTCCATTGTTTTTTATATCTAACTGATTCAAAAATTAAGTATAAATTACATTTACAATAATAACATGATAAATTAGAGTCAATTAATTTTTGTATTATATTATTTATAGTTATTAAGTTTTCATTGTCGTGTAAATTTTTTTTTTTATCTTGTGATTTATAATTATTTATTTTATTTCGAATTTCATTAATTATAAATTTTTTTCCAATAAAATTTTTATCATTATTACTATGAATATCGTATAATAAATTTAATTGTTTATTACTATCTGTTTTTATTTCTTCAATAAATTTACAAAGACTAGCGTCTTGAATTGCAGTTTTAATAATTTCTCTTTTTTTATATTTTTCATTGGGATTATTATTTTTTATTTCATTATTATCATCGTTAAATGTATTTTTATTTATATAAATAGTTTTCATAAATATATATACGTAGTATTATTTTTATATAGTTAAATAAAATAGTTTAAAATTAAAATTATAAATAATATAAAGAAAATTATGAGCGATATTTGTGAAGAAAAAAATGAGATTAAAAATAGTGATTGTCAAGAATTAAAAAATATAGCATATAAAACTATGTTATTAAATGGTAATAATATAAATCCAGTTTACGAATCAAAAAATGAAAAAAATTTAATAAATAATTTCTTAGAAAATGAAAGCAATGAAAATAAAAATGAGACATGGAGTAAATTAGATAAAAGTCAAAAAATAAAAAAATTAAATATATATTCAGAAACAATAGCTAAAGATTTTTTTGATTTAAATACTGAAAATATATTAGCATTAAAAAAATATTTATTGAAGGCGTTAGACCGAAAAAATTTATTGAAAACAAAAGAGGTAACATATGATAGAATAACCGGAGTAATTACTAGTCTGCCATATTTAATATATAATAAAGATGATAATATTTTTTTATTAAAAAAAGATGATAAACATATTTCAACGATTAAATGTTTGCCACCTGATAAAAAGAATAAAGTTAAAACATTAAAAAATAATTGATATTAAAATATAATAATATATTAGATTATAATATTATATATGAATAAACGAGTTATAAAATTTATAAATTATTTATTTATTAAACATAAAATAAATTTATATGATAAAGAATTAATCTTTAATTTATTAGAAGAAATTATGTATGATCAATTAGATTTTATAAATAATAATATCGAACAGATAATGTATTATGAAATAAAAGATGAACTATTTGATATTTTTTATGAGATATTATATGTAAAATATATTGAATCTAAATTATATAAAACAATAGCTAATTATAGTGAAGAAGAATTTTTAAATTTAATTAATAATTCTATAAATATTTCAATTTCTATTATTTATAAATTTGTTATACCAAAAAGAGAATATGGTGATTCTATTGTGAGAAAAAAAAATAATAAAAGTATAAATTTAACAAATCAATATAATAAAATTAATGATACAATAAATAATTTAAAGAAGATAAAACAACCTGAGCAACGAACAGATGAATGGTATATATTTAGAAGTTCAACATTAACTGCTTCTAATATATGGAAAATTTTTGTAAGTGAATATAGCCAAGGTCAATTAGTTCTTGAAAAATGCGAACCGATTGATATTAATAAATTTAAAGTTACAAATTTAAATTCACCATTACATTGGGGTCAAAAATATGAACCTGTTTCTACAATGTATTATGAATTTAAAAATGCAACAGTAGTTACTGAATTTGGATGCATACCACATAGCAAATATCCATTTATTGCTGCATCACCAGATGGAATTGTTTGTGATAAAAATAGTGATTTGTTTGGCAGAATGTTAGAAATTAAAAATGTTGTATCAAGAGTGATTTCTGGAATACCAAAGTTTGAATATTGGGTACAAATGCAAATACAAATGGAAGTATGTGATTTAAATGAATGTGATTTTTTAGAAACTAAATTTGTAGAATATGAAAATTATGAAGATTATTTAAATGATAATACAGACAAATATAAAGGAATTATATTATTATATTTTAAAGAAGATAATACCCCACACTATGAATATGTACCGTTTAATGTTGTTGATTTTTCTTCAAATGAATATAAAATATGGTTTGAAAATATAAATAATAATAACATTAAAAATAATAATATTTTTGATAAATTTATTTATTGGAGATTAGATGTAATTAGTTGTATCTTAATTTTGAGAAATAAGTTATGGTTTAATAAAATTTTACCTTTAATAGATAATTTTTGGAATAATTTATTAGAAGAAAAACATACTGAAAAATATAAAGATAGAATTAAAAAGAAAAGAAAGTTAGAAAGACAAGATAATAGAGTTAGAAATGGTTTTTCACAACAAGGATGTTTAATCGATATAGATTTAAACAATAACCAAATATTAAACGAAGAAAAAGAGCAAAATAATTATGTAATAAATGTAAATACTGATTAATATTCATAATAATATAACTTACCATCTTCATGCATTACCCATTTAGGTCCATATTTATAATACACTTTAACGTCATACCATCCATGAGTTCTTAGAGATCCGTATTTTCCTGGATATAAATGATAATCAGCGGGTTTATCTACCATTACTCCTTGTTCTCTCAATTTCTTTTTTTTTTTTGAATATGGTAAACATGGACATCCAATTTCAAATATATCACAGCTTCCTCTAGATATTTTATTATTGTTATTATTGTTATTATTGTTATTATTGTTATTATTGTTATTATTGTTATTATTGTTATTATTGTTATTATTGTTATTATTGTTATTATTGTTATTATTGTTATTATTTAAATTATTGTTATTATTGGTAGTATTTTTATTATTAAAATAAACATAATCAAAATTTTTATTATTAAAATAAACATAATCACTTTTTTTATAATATGGTTTTTCATGAACTTTATATGCTGCAACATTTACATAATTGACTCTATATGTTTCCATATTTTTATTTTTTTTTTTTTTCCTTTGTGGTAATAAATCTGTATATATTTCACTCATTATTATAATATATCATTATATAAAAAAATATAAAAAAATTTTGTCATCATCATGTTGTAAATTTATATATATAATTTATTATTTATTTATATATATATAAATATATTTTCAAACAATTTAAAATTATATTAATTAATAAATATATTATGAAATCTTTAAAAAATAATGTTTCTGAAATGTATGTTATTAAAAGAAATAATAAAAAGGAAATAATTTCTTTTGATAAAATTTTAAAAAGGATAAAAACATTAGGGAAAGAATTCAAATTAAATAATATTATTTATGCTCAAGTTGCTATGAAAGTAATAGACCAATTGTATGATAACATTCAAACAACAAAAATTGATGAATTAACTGCGGAACAGTGTGCATCTATGACGTCTACTCATCCTGATTATACCATGTTAGCAAGTGCTATAGCAATTTCAAATTTACATAAAAACACAAGCGATTCATTTTATGATACAATTAAAAAATTGTATGATTTTTTGGATGTAAATAATAAAAATTATAAATTAATAAGTGAAAATTTAATAAAAAATATAGAAGATAATAAAGATTTAATTGAATCATTAATTGATTATAAAAAAGATTTTTTATTTGATTTTTTTGGATTTAAAACTTTAGAAAGAGCATATCTAATGAAATGCAATAAAGAAATTATAGAAAGACCTCAGCATATGTTTATGCGAGTAGCATTAACTATTCATGGTAATAATATGGAAAAAGTGAAAGAAACATATCATGAAATGTCTAATAAATATTTTATTCATGCTACACCTACTCTGTTTAATGCTGGAACACCAAGACCCCAGCTAAGTTCTTGTTATTTAATTGGTATGCAAGATGATTCAATAGATGGAATATTTGATACTTTAAAAGATTGTGCTAAAATTTCTAAATGGTCTGGTGGAATCGGTTTACATATTCATAATATTAGATCATTCGGGTCACATATTAGAGGAACAAATGGCGTATCAAATGGTATAATTCCAATGTTAGGTGTTTATAATAAAACAGCAAGATATGTAGATCAAGGTGGAAAAAGAAATGGTAGTTTTGCTATTTATTTAGAACCACATCATCCAGACATTGAAGAATTTTTAGAATTAAAAAAAAATCATGGTGATGAAGAATCAAAATGTCGTGATCTTTTTTATGGACTTTGGGTAAGTGATTTGTTTATGGAAAGAGTTAAAGCAGATAAAGAATGGTCATTATTTTGTCCAGATAAGACACCAGGATTATCTGATGTATATGGTGAAGATTTTAGACAATTATATTTGAAATATGAATCAGAAAAGATGTTTATTAAGCAAATAAATGCGCGCGATTTATGGATGAAAATATTAGATTCACAAATGGAAACAGGTACTCCTTATTTATTATATAAGGATGCATGTAATTTAAAATCAAATCAAAAAAATATTGGTACCATAAAATCAAGTAATTTATGTACAGAAATTATAGAATATTCAGATGCAAATGAAACAGCTGTTTGTAATTTAGCATCTTTAGCTTTAAGTATGTATGTAAAAGAGGATAAATCATTTGATTATGAAAAATTATATTCAAATACAAAAATTTTAGTTACAAATTTAAATAATATTATTGATATAAATTTTTATCCAACACTAAAAACAGAAAGATCAAATTTAAAACATAGACCAATTGGTATAGGTGTTCAAGGATTAGCAGATGTTTTTTTTAAAATGGATATACCATTTACCAGCAATGAAGCAAAAAATGTAAATAAAATGATTTTTGAAACAATATATTATGCTGCATTAGAAAGAAGTAATGAAATTGCAAAAGAACGATATGAAGAAATGTTATATTTACAACAAGAATATAATTATGAAAATTGGAGTTTTATTGAAGATGATGAAAATAATAAATTTAGAAAATATAACATATATAATATAACAGAAGCTTCTATTGGTGCTGCTGTAAATACAGATAATAAAATAGATGAATTACTAAATAAACATAAACCAATTAAAAGTGAAATTGAGAATTTAAATGATAATTTTATGGGAGCATATTCTAGTTTTATTGGAAGTCCTATAAGTAATGGACAATTTCAATTTGATTTATGGAATGATAAACCTATTGATAATAGATATGACTGGGATAAATTGGAGAAAAGTATTAAAAAATATGGATTAAGAAATAGTTTATTAACAGCACCTATGCCGACAGCAAGTACAAGTCAAATTTTAGGCAACAATGAATGTTTTGAACCTATTACTAGTAATATTTATAGTAGAAGTACATTAGCAGGGCAATTTGTGTTAGTAAATAAATATTTAGTTAATGAATTATTAGAATTAGATTTATGGAATGAAAGTTTAAAAAATAATATTATTGAAAATAAAGGTAGTATTCAGCATATTGAAAATATACCACAAAATTTAAAAGAAAAATATAAAACTGTTTGGGAACTACCAATGAAAGATATTATTGATATGTCGAGAGATAGAGGATTATATATTTGTCAGTCGCAAAGTTTAAATTTATGGATGGAAGATCCTGAACCAAAAGCATTAACAAATATGCATTTTTATAGCTGGAAGCTTGGATTAAAAACAGGAATTTATTATTTAAGACGTAAAGCAAAACATCAAGCACAACAATTTACAATAGAGCCTAAAAACAATAAAGAAAAAAACAGTGAAGATTGTTTAATGTGTGGATCATGATGATGATTATAATAATTATTTTATTATTAAAATAATAATTATAAAAATTATTTTAAAAAGTTAATAATTGCAGGTATAATTAATTTATCTGTTTCTAGTAAATCATTTACATATTCTAATTCATTTAATTTTATTATTAATATTTCACTATTGATTTCTGGATTTATTGTTAATTTATTTGTCCATTTATCAATAATAAAAGTTGTTAAAAATATATTATCAGTTTCTATTGTATTATTTGGAAATTCTTTAATGTTATTTATATCAACATTTATAGATAGTTCTTCTTTCAATTCTCTTTGAAGTGCTTCTTGTAATGTTTCGCCACATTCTACTTTGCCTCCTGGAAATTCAAATTTATTGGGATTATTTTTTAGTGAATGGCTGCGTTTTGGTAAATATATAAAATTATCATGAAATAAAATAGCAGCAACTACATTTAATTTATTATTATCCATATTTACTGTTTATTATAACAAAAATATTAAATCATTTTTATTTAATATATAATTTATTCATATTCCAGCGAGTATTAATTTTTTTTGTATTAATTTCTAATTTGGTTGATGTACTTATATCTTTATAAAAAAAATCTTTTTTATTGTATGAATATAGTGTATCAAAATTATTAATATTAATAATATACTGATTATTTAATTCAAAATTTACATTTTCATTATTTCTTATTATTTCATAATTTAAATTTTTTATTGTTTTTAGATCATCGTGTAAAAAATTATTAATATAATTTTTTATATCATTATTATTTACTTTTTTATATTTTATTTCTGCAAAATGCATAATATTTTTTGATGTTATTGAATTTAATTTTTTTCTATTTATTTTTAATCCATTATTTATGACCCTATTATTAAAAACATTATCTTCTAAACCCCAACCCCAATTATTTGGAAATCCATTGCATTTTTCAAAGTCAATGCCTTTTATTGAGAAAATACCCCCAAGTGCAAAGTCAAATCCATAAATATGATTTATATTATTTAAACTTGTGTCATAATTTATATTATTTTTTATATTTGGAATGCAATCAATATCATTAAAAACAAATACCATGTCTTTATAATCATTTGGATATTTTTCTTTTATTACTAAAAATCCAATATTTTTAACTGCGCCTCTATTAAATTCTCTAGAATCGCATTGATGGCTATAATAAATTTCATAATCGTTTTCATTATAGTCTTCTAACAAATAATTAATATAAATAGAAAATCTAGTTTTTTCTATATCTCTATCTCTAAAAGGTATTATAAATATAATTTTTGGAGGCATTATATATTTATAATAAATAAAAGTATTTTTAATTTTCTAAAATTTTCGAATATCACCATATTTTTATTTATATTTATTTAATATTACACTTGGTAGTAATTCAGTTTTATGTTCTTCTAATTTTTTATAGCATTTATTTATAGTAACTTCACTAATTTTACTTATACAATTAATTTCGCTTTTTGAAATATTTAAATTACAGTTTTGAGAAATAAAATAAATTATTCCACCTGCAATAGAATGAGGTGTATTTTCAGGTATTAAATTAATATTATTAATTTTATGTGCAATAAATTTACATAGATTAGTTAATTCATTATTTATGCTGAGTTTGCTACAAAATCTTTCAATAAATGTTAAGGGCGTACTTTGATTTAAAGTTAAAATATTGTTATTATTGTTATTATTATCATTATTAATATTTTTAAAGTCTATTTCATTAATAATTGATAAAGCATTTTTGCAGCCTTTGGTAGCACTTGTATTATCTAAATTAAATATATCAGCAATTTCTTTAGCAGTTCGTGGATAATTATTTACTCTACAAGAGACATATATTGACGCTGCAATTATACCATCTCTATTTAAGCCTCTAAATGTTTTTGCTTCTGAAATTTTTTTATGATAATTCATAGCATCATCTATAATCATTTTAGGAATACCAGCATTTTGAGAAATAGTTAAGATTAATTGAAATTCATCATATTGTGATTTTTCTTTATAGGGCATTGACTGCCAATCTGTATATCTTTTAATTTTATGCATTTCATAACTTGTTTTTCCTGAACAACATAAAACTTTGCAACTATATGATGATTCTTTTAATAACGGATTTATTGGCATTCCACATCTAGTTGGATCATTTGATTGATTGTCATCTGCTCCATAAAATCTCCATTCTGCTCCTTGGTCTAAATTTTCTTTATAAATGATACCACAATTATTGTTTTCGCAAGTTAAAAATCCATCATCTCCAATGATTAATTCACTTTTACAAGATGAACATAAATTTAATTTTAAGTCAACACATTCATCTGACCTATATATACATTCAAGTTTTTTTTGATTATTTGTTGATTCAGAATCAAATAAATTCCATAAATTTTGAATTTGTTTATTATTCAAATTTGATTTTTCTTTATTTTTTCTTGTTATACTTACTTCTTTATTTTTATTATTTATTACTATTTCTTCCATACTTTTATATCTAATATAAAACTTTTATTAATTTTAAACTCATTTTTTTTTTTATTTGTTTTTTATTATATAAAAAGAATTATAATATTATAATATTATAATATTATAATAATGAGTTTACAAGGTTTTTTAGCAGGATTAGTTGATAACATAGGACCAAAATCAAAAAATTATATTCTTAAAGTAGATGATACTAAAAAAAATTTGGATGCATTTATTAAATTTTCTTTAGTAACATATTTAAATAAGTCCGATTTTTTTATGAATTCTATAAAAATGTTTGATAATAATGAAAAAAAATTTTGCAAAGAACTTTATATTTTAACACAAGATATTTATAATGCTGCAGTTTTAAAATCTAGTGCTTTATTTAATAGTACAATATATAAAACAAAATATAAGTCAGGAGAGCCACTATATATTTTTGATGTTGATTTAATTAAAAAAAATGATAAAGATTTTCTCAAAAAAAAAAAACTTGAATTCAGATGTAGACTTGCTGCTGCATTTTTTGTAAGATTATATATTTTATTAAAAGGAATATTTTTTTCATATAATGTAAATTTAAATTCAGATCTATTAAAAGAATATGAAGAAAAAAAACATGAATTAGATTCACAAGTTAAAATTGGTGGTGCTGAAGATGATAAAAATATTTTTTCTTTTATGGGTGATTTTGATTTTTTTGGAGAAAAAGATAAGGAAAAAAAACCACCTTCACAAAGTAGTGACGAAAAATTAGCTCCAGCACCAAGCGAAGAAGAATTCGCTCCAACACCAAGCGAAGAAGAATTCGCTCCAACACCAAGCGAAGAAAAATTAGCTCCAGCACCAAGCGAAGAAAAATTAGATCCAGCACCCAATGAAAAAGAGTTATCTCCAGCGCCAATTGAAAAAGAGTTATCTTCAGCGCTAATTGAAAAAGCATTCGCTCCGGCGCCAATTGAAAAAGAATTAGCTCCAGCACCGAGTGAAGAAGCATTAGCTCCAGCACCGAGTGAAGAAGCATTAGCTCCGGTGCCAAGCGAAGAAGCATTAGCTCCAGCGCCAAGCGAAGAAAAATTACCAATACCAGCATTAGAAGATGATTTGCAAAAACAATATAAAAAAAATTATAGTTTAAATAATATTATTTTTATTTTTTTTGAAAGTATATTTAATAAAGAAGATGGGGAAAGTGATGATGTTAAAATAGTAGTAAATGAAAAAGATTGTGAATTAAAATTAGATGAAGATACATTATTAAGAAATAAAGAAATACCAACATTTTTTACATTTATTAAAAATATAAATGAAAGTAAAATTTTTAAAAAAATATGTAGATTCAATAAATTATGCGATTATGAAATTTATGATAAATATATGAAAAGAAATATATTATTTAATGATTTTAGAGAAATAAACAAATTTATAAATAGAAGCAAACAAAAAACCAGCGATTTTGAAAACTTAGAAAATAAATATATAAAAAATTATGAAAAACTAGTGAAAGAGTTTGATGGTAAATATAAAGAGTTATATCAATTAATTTTAAAATTATTTGATGATAAAAAACCAGGACCAGGTTTAAAATTATGTGAATTTATAAATAAATATAAAAATTATGAAAATTTTAAACTAAAAGAAAACGAACAGGATGAAAAAGATTCACAAGACGGATATAATAGAATATATTCAAAAATCAGAAAAAATATAGTAAAATTGTTTAAAGATTATACAGATAAAAGAAATAGTTTATATGATGATATAATTCTCAAAATATTTTTAATGGAAGATAAAAAACCAGATAGTAAAGATAAAAAACCAGATAGTAAAGATAAAAAATCAGATAGTAAAGATGAAGAATTAAATAATAAATTAGAAATAAAAAATATAAGGCAAAATATTACATATGAAGATATTTTTAAATATTCATATGAAACTAAAATAAAAATTTTAGATATGTATATTATATTTTTTAAATTTTTGGAAGATTTAATAAATTCATTAAAACCTTTACCGGAAGAAAATAGCAATAATAACTATGCTGTTTTAATCGATATTAATGATACTAAAAATAGTGATTTAACCCCGACTGAATCAGTACCAGGAGAACAAGCACCAGGAGAACAAGCAAAAGAAAAATTAATAACTGAAAAAAATGAAATTTTAGATGATAATGATGATGACACAAGTGAAGAGGAAGATGATGACATAAGTGAAGAGGAAGATGATGACATAAGTGAAGAGGAAGATGATGACACAAGTGCAGAGGAAGATGATGACACAAGTGAAGAGGAAGATGATGACACAAGTGAAGAGGATGACGATGATGATACTAATGAAGGGTTACAAACAGAAAGAAAACAAACATTAAAAAAGGGTGGATTAAAAAATAAATCAACAAAAAAAACACAACAAAAAAATAAATTAAAAATATCAAATATTTAAATTTTTTAACAAGTTTTCGCTATAAATTAATCCAGATGGTTTATATGTATTTATAGATTTAAATTCATTTTTATTATTATTATTATTATTATTATTATTATTTTTATTATTTTTATTGTAATTAATTTTCAATTTATTATCAAAATCATTATTATTTTTTTCTAAATTATTTATGTAAAGCAAATCATCATCATTATTATCATCATCATTGGTATTTTTAATATTACCGTATTCATCTATATTTTTACCGGTTTTTTTTTTAATTTCATTTCTCACATAACTAGGAATCCATTGTTTCCAACTTATAAATAATAAATTTGGATGAGTATATCTAACAATAAAACCATTTTTGCGAAGATTATCTATAACAAATGATATACAATCAAGATGATTATATTTTGGAATACCAATTATAAATTCAGGAACTACATACCAACAACATTGATCATTTACTAATTGCTTTGAACAATATTTTATTTTATTATGAATTCTTGTTAAAATTTTGTTATAATTATTTAATACATTTAAGTCTTGTTGTTGTTTTTTAATAAAAAGTTCATCCATATTTAATTTTAAGCTATCATTATCATTTTCATCATTTTTAAAATTAATGAAGCTTTCCATTATATTTTATTTAGATATTTTTATTTCAAAAATTATACATTATTTAAAACTTATAATAATATATAATTTATTTTTTGATATGAATTTATATAAAAACATTTGACTTGTTTTTATTAATAATGATAGAACATCTTATTATAGCTGGAGGTGGAATTGTAGGATTAGTTCAATTTGGAGTAATTAAACAACTTTTTAATAATTCATATATAGAATATGATAATATAAAAACAATATATGCTACATCTGTTGGTACAGTGATTGGATTAATTTTTATACTGAATTGTGATTATGATGATATTGAAAATTATATTATAAATAGACCATTTGAAAAATTAATAAATATGGATCTTAATTTATTATTAAATATTATAAAAAAAAAGGGAATAATTAGTAAATCTATATTTCAAGAAATAATAAGACCACCTATATTAGCAAGTAAATTTAATTTAAATGTAAATTCAACATTACTAGAATTATATAATGAAACAAAAAAAGAGTTTAATATTATCACTACCGAGATTAAAACTTTAAATAAAATAACATTAAATCATAAAACATTTCCAAATTTAAAAATTTATGAAGCATTAATGATATCATGTGGAATACCAGGATTATTTGAATCAATTTATTTAAATGGAACATTTTATATTGATGGTAGTTTAACATCAAATTGTCCTATATGTGAATGTATTGAAAATGAAAATTGTGAATTTAAAAATATATTAATAATTGATAATAGTATTGAGAATGAATTTTTTGATGTAGAAAAAATAACAAAATATAAATATTTAATTTCAAAGGGAGAATATACACTAAACGAAGATTGTAATTTAATAGATTTATTTATTTATTCATTTAGTAGTTTAGTAAAAAATTATATTAAATTAACATACATAAATAGTGACTATAAAAATTTGATTAATAAAATAAATTATATAAATACATGTGTTATATGGGAGAGTGTGAATATTAATTTTTGGATGAAAGTTTTTTTAGATAATAATGAAAAAAAAAAATTCATAAATCTTGGTAAATGTTTAGGTAATAATTTTTATAAAAAAAATATATTTAAACAAGATATTAATATTTATGATCTATCAAACGTAGATTTATTGAATATAGATTTATCTAATATAGATTTATCTAATATAGATTTATCTAATATAGATTTATCGAGTATAGATTTTTCAAATATTGATTTATCAAATATTGATTTATCAAATATATATTTGTCAAACATTAATATATCTAATTTAATTTTATGAAGAAAAAGGTTTATAAATATATAATTTTATTTTTTTGTAATAATATTATTTAAAAATTCAATTAAAAGAGATGTTTCGGGTTTAGAATCATATATATATTCTTTATTTCTATGTATTATTTTTATTGTAGGAAATGTTTCAACATTATATTTACTACATATATCTTGTTGTGAATCGCAATCTATTTCAATTGCCGTTATAATATCTTCTTCTTCTCTTGTTTCATTTAAATTTTTAACATATCTTTTAAAATTATTCCATTCGCGTTTGGATGAATTGCAATAGGGGCACCATTCTGTTTTAAAAAAAAATACAGTTGCTGCATCAGTAATTAAATTATTCTTATTTTTTTCATGTGGTATTAATTCTTTATTCATAACAAAATCAGATCTTATTTTGGGATATATATATTTATTAAATATTATATATGCAATTATTAATAAAATAATTATTAAAATATAATAAAATGTATTTTTAATTGAAAACAAAGAGCCACTATTTAAATTTTTTTTTAAATCAAGAATAAAATTATTAATAATTTTCATTTAATTATATATATATATATAATTTTTTTTTTAATTAAAATATTTCTTAATTATAATGAATAAAACAAAAAAAATTTATAATAAAAAAGAATATAACAGCAATGATGGAATGTTAACAAGTGTATGGGGACCTGGTTTATGGCATTATTTACATGTAGTAAGCTTTAATTATCCAGTTAATCCAAGTAAACTTCAAAAAAATAAGTATAAACAAATGTTATTAAATCTGCAATATACTTTGCCATGTAAATATTGCAGAATAAATTTAGTAAATAATTTTAAAAAATTTCCATTAAATGATAAAATTTTTGAAAATAGAAAAAATTTCTCTCGTTATATTTTTAATTTGCATGAATTAATAAATAAAATGCTTAAAAAAAAATCTGGATTAAAATATTGTGATATAAGAGATAGATATGAGCACTTTAGATCAAGATGTACAATAGATAAACCGAATGTATTTAATTATAAAAATAAAACTTTAAAAAATATAAAGGAAAAAGGTTGTACAAAACCATTATATGGAAAAAAATCAAAATGTGTAATAAATATTGTTCCTCAAGAAAAAAAATGTAAAACATTTAAAATAGATAAAAAATGCTTAAAGAAAAAAATATAATTTTTTATATTTATATTATATTTTAATATATATATAAGAATGGCGATTTATAAAAGACATAAAACTAGATATACAAAAAAGTTTAATAAAAAAGTTAATAAAAAATTAAAAAAATCAAGAACACGAAAAAATAAAAGAAGTAAAAAAAATAAACAAAGAGGTGGGTGAGGAGGTGAATCTCTTTTTTCTTAAAAAAAGAGCGCAATCACATTAATATTATATAATACTTTATATGAAAACTTTAAAAGAAAATATTATTAATAAAATTTTAAAGTTTGAGAAAAAAAGTATATGCTTTATAATTATAAATATAGTTATAAATATTTATAATTATTTTTTTAAAAAGTACTAAAATTAGCTAACATTGGTCTTGGTAGATCAGAATTTAAACTAGAATTTAATAGTGAAGGTGTAAAATTTGTTTGCGTTTTATCATTTAAATCGGCTGTAGTATTAAACATTGTCATATTGGAATCTAAAGAAGAAAATTTTCTACCTATTTTGCTGTTTTCATTTATTTTATTTTGAATATTTGTTTCATTTGTTTTATTTATATTTTTTTCAATATTTTTTTTTTTAGTCTCTAATATATTTTCGTCAGAATTAGTTTTTCTTTTTTCATAATTTGGTAGTCTATTTTTTTGATTGCAACAATTACAATTATTACCTTTACAGCTATTACATAAAGTACAAACATCTTTAACGTTTTTGTTATCTAACATTAATTGCGATTGTTCTAATGGATTATTTGAATATAATTTATTAACAATTGGGTTAGATAAACTATTCATAGCATATTCAAAAGAATTATTATAATAAGGTGAATTATGTGAAAAATTAGTAGGTAATGTAGATAACATACCGCCATTATTTACACTATTGTTTATTAATTCAATACTATTAGTGGTATTATTTTGTCTTCCTATTGTTGAAGTATTTATTTGATTTAATCCTAATAATTGTGAAACAAGTGCTGGAGGTAAATCATTAATATTTAATGAAGTATCAGAAATATTATTAGTACTAATATCTTTCAATTTTGTACCTACAATTTTTCCATTTAATATAACAGGACTATTGTCGATTTTTAGATCAATCGAAAAAATATTTTTGCTTAAATCATATACTTCTAAATCATTTCCATCGGCCTGATTATTGTTTAATAATATTATTAAATTCATATTTCCATTAATAGTACTATGAATACTTGTAGAACTCAAATCAATTATTATAGGTAATGATGGTTGACCTAATGTTTGATAGTTTCTAAAATATAAACTATCAATATTAGTAAAATAATAATTATAATCATCATCTGTAAAACTAGGATAATTTACATTATTTTTACTTGCATCTAATTGTTTAATAATATTAAATTGATTATCCATTGTAGTAGCATTAACATTATTTTTTAAATAAAAATTTTTCATTGGATTATCTAATAAATAATAACTATAATTGTCTTTCTCTCCTATTTTTCTAAAATTTTGTTCAAAACTTTCTGGTAGTAAAAATCGGTTATTAAATGTTTCTTTATCACTAATTATAAATTGAAAACAAAAACATGAAATTAAAAATAGCACTAATAATAGTAATAATAAATAATTAAATTTAAAATTGAATTTCATAGTTTATTATATAAACTATATATAATAAAAAAAGTTGTAAAAAAAATGAATAATAAAAATGGACTTCAGCATTTTTATAACAATAAAGATACGATCTTTGAAATAGGAGTAGATGAAGCAGGAAGGGGTCCTTTATTTGGAAGAGTGTATACTGCAGCTGTTATTTTGCCTAAAAATGATAATTTTAAATATGATTTATTAAAAGATAGTAAAAAATTTACATCACAAAAAAAAATATTAGAAGCATATAATTATATTAAGAATAATGCTTTATTTTATAGTGTAACTTATAATGACGAAAAGTATATTGATAAAAATAATATTAGAGTTTCTACAATGAATTCCATGCATGAATCTATAAAAAATGTAATTAATAAAATTAATGAAAATATTTCTAATATATTTATTATTGTAGATGGTAATGATTTTAAACCTTTCACAGTGTTGAGAAATGATGAAATTATTAATATACCTAATATAACCATTGAAGGTGGAGATAATAAATATTGCTCAATTGCCGCGGCATCTATTTTGGCAAAAGTTGAGAGAGATTTATATATTAAAGATTTATGTAATAAATATAATAAATTAAATATTTATTATAATCTAGAAAAAAATAAAGGATATGGAACAGCACAACACATAGAAGGAATAAAAAAAAATGGTATTAGTCCATGGCATAGAGTAACATATGGATTATGTAAAGAATCTAAAATAAATAATCAAGATTTTTATTTATAATTTATACGTTATTCTTTTGACGAAGACGGCGAACCCATACATTTTTAAAATCTTTACGCTTATTACGCTTCATGTAGTTTTTATTATTTGAAACAAGCGAACCTTCGAAAGTAGTTGTAACATTGTCATTTTCTGTATTTTGCTTTGGCTTATTTTTTTTAAGAGTTTTCATGTTATTATCAATTTTATGATAAATATTGTAGTTATAATAGTTATCTTCTTCATTATCTGTTTCTTCATAAACATAATCTACATCATTCTCATCATCTACTTCTTCTCCGCTATCGTATTCTTCACTACTTTCTTCTTCTTTATTTTCAGATTCAAGAAGATGAGATGAATTATTAGACACATTTAGATTCTGGGCTTGATTATAATAAAGCTCACTATCATGGCTACAGTCACATGAATTTGAATGTAGATTATTATATAATGTATAATCATAAAATTCAAGTTCCCAATAATATGGATCATCAAAAACCATTTTGCATTTCATATTGCAAATATTTTCATAAAAATTGCGAGTGCAATTATTATCATACCATTCTTTAATATCGATAATAGCATATCCATAAAATGATGGCCCATCTTCTACATAATATTCTTCTTCTTCATGTTCATAAAAATCTACATTTTCCACTTTTGCAATATTATATTTTTCAAACCATTCATAAATTTTATTTACATCGAGAGGAGAAACAAAATCTGGAATGATAAGTTTTGTTTGGGAAAACATAGTCATTGCGTTGTTAGAAGTATCGGCCATGATAGTTATGAATAAATAGAATTACAAATTGTTTAAATCAATTTTTTTTTAAATAAAAAAAAAAATGATTTGATATTTATATTATTTATATAAAGAAATAAGTAAATGAATATTTTAATATTCGATACAGAAACAACTGGTTTACCAGAAAAAGATGCAACAGTTTTTCAACATAATAAATGGCCATATATTATCCAATTAAGTTATGTTTTATATAATTTAGAATCAAATAATTTTAAATATAGAAATGATTATATTAAAATAGATGATAACATTGTAATGAATGAAAAATCATTTGAAATACATAAATTATCAAGAGAATTTTTGAATGCAAATGGAATACCTATAACTGACGCATTAAGATGGTTTAATCATTATTTAGATAGTGCTGATATGATAGTGGGTCATAATTTATCTTTTGATAAAAAAATAGTTTTAGTTGAATGTTTTAGGAATAAAATTCCACAAAAATTTTCATATAATATTAATAATACTAAACATAAAAAAGCAGAATTTTGTACAATGAAAAATGGAAAGCATGTTTGCAATATTGTTAGATATGATAAGTTAAATAGAAGATATTTAAAAACTCCATCATTAAAAGAGTTATTTGCTCATTTATTTCCTGATGAAATTCTTCCAAATAACTTACATAATGCTTTTATTGATATATTAATTACATTTAGATGTTATTATAAAATGGCTACAGGAAATGATGTAATTTTAATTAATGAAGACATAAAGCGAGAATATAATAATAATTTAATATTTGAATAATTTAATATTTGAATAATTTTTAATTTTTATAAGAAATTATTCAAATATATTATATAAAATGTGTTTTGAAATTTATTATTTATTTTTTAATAAAAGTACAACACCAAAAAAAAAACATAAAGAATTTGTTAATTCGCCATTGGTTACTGTGATATATGAAGAAGAAAAATTAGATCCACCTTGTTATAATGATATAATTAAAAATTAAAAACTTTATAAAATTATGATTCCAGTGATTTATTACATTTTCTGCAACAAACTTTGATTTTATATTTTTTTTCATATTCGATTATAATATTAAATAATTTTGCGAAATTTCCATTAGTTATATCCCAATTTTCTTCTACAATTTTTTTAATTACCTGCATAATGGGTTGACCGACATGTGCTGCTTGTAAATAATCATGTCCCTCTGTTTCACATAATGGACATTTGTAATTTTTATGAGAAAGTTTATTTTCATTTTTTTTTTTTTTTATATCTGGATCACTCATCAATCGTTTTTGTTGACCTTCTCTCAACATTTTTATTGTTAATTTTTTTTCGTCTATTGCCCAACTTGGCATATGAATATTATCACCGGTAATTTCATATGGCATATTTTTAAATATAAATAAATTAACTATAAATTATTTCAATTTTTTTTTATTCTACAGTGACAGTTTTTGCAAGATTACGTGGATGATCTGGATCAATATTTTTTCCTATTGATATTTGATATGCTAAAAATTGTAGTGCAACAATAAATATTATTTCATTGTAATATTCTAATGCGTGTAATAAAATACATTGATCTTCATCTAAGTTTAATTCATCAATAACTTCTCTTGAATTTGTAATAATAAATAAATTAGTTTCTCTCGAATTAATTTCATGAAATGTTGATTTTATATTTTCATAATTTATTTTATCTTTATAATCAATTAATAATATTGTTAAATTTGTTTTATCCAATAAAGCAAATGGTCCATGTTTAAGTGATCCAGCACTAAATGCTTCACAATGTATATAACAAACTTCTTTTATTTTGAGAGATCCTTCATATGCGATTGGATATAATTTATGTTTTCCTAAAATAAAAATATTATTTATATTTTCATTTAATATAAATTTTTTTAATGTATCAATTTGATTTAAAAAAGAGAAATCAAATAATAAGCTAGTTAATGTAGTTGATAATAAACGTAAATTATTAATTTTTAAATTATTATTTAAATAATTTGTGTTTAGTTTTTGAGAGAACCAAATTTCGATTAAACTAATAACAATTAACATTGATGTAAATGATTTTGTTGATGCAACACTTATTTCTGGTCCAGCATTTAAATAAACACCACACATAACTTCTCTAGCAATCAATGAATCTACTTTATTAATAACACCTAAAGTTAATGTTCCTTCATATTTGCATATATTTAAACAATTATATACATCAATTGTTTCTCCTGATTGACTTAAAAAAATACATAAAATTTTTGATTTATTTTCTATATTTGGTAAACTATGCTTATTAAATTCACATGCATTAATTGATTTTGTAGTTATAAATTTTTTATTGCTATTAAAATAATATTCTCCCAATAAAGCGGCATTATAACTTGTTCCACATCCAATAAATATTATATGTTCTATATAATTAATAATATTATTAAAGTGTTCTAAACCCCCCAATTTTACTTTATTATCACAAATACGACCACCAAAATTATATGCTTTTTGTATAGTTTCAGGTTGTTCCATTATTTCTTTTAACATCCAATGATTATATGAATTGCTTACGTCTATTACATCGTTTAAACTTACTTTTTTAACATTATAATCACTATTATTTAGAGAAAAATTGTTATTTTTTATTTCAATTATTGTATTATCATTTAAAGTAATATAATCATAAACTAATCCAACAAATCCATTAGGTTCAGAAGAACATATAAAATAACTTTCATTATTTCCTATTACTAATGGAGATCCTTTTCGTGTAATATAATATGTATCTAATTCTTTCGTATAAATAATTATTAAAGCCCAAGTTCCTTGCAATTCATTTACAGTTTTTTCTATTGCAACTTTAATATCATTATTCATATATAATAGGTAATATTCTATTAAATTTGCAATTATTTCACTATCTGTAGAACCATAAAAATTTATTCCAACATTTTGTAAATTTTTTTTAATAATATTGAAATTATTTATTATGCCATTATGAACTAATATAATATTTCCTTTTTCAGAAATATGCGGATGTGCATTATTTATAGTTTTTGATCCATGAGTCGCCCATCTGGTATGCCCCAATCCTATATAAGAATTAATGTTATTATTTATAATATCTTCTTTTAATTTTGCAAAGCATTTATTATTAGGTGTAGATATATTTTTTTTTATTTTATATTCATTATTACTAATATCAAAATAACATAATCCCATAGAATCATATCCGCGATTTTGTATAACATTTAAACTATTTAATATATTTTCAATAATATTGTTTTTATTTTTAGATAAAATAAAAATAATTCCACACATAATAAATATTATAATTTAATTACTTTTAATATTTATTTAATATAATAATGGATGATTGGATAATTCAATTATTAAAAAAAAATCTTCGAGGGGAATTATATGATTTTACTTTTACAAGTAAAAAAAATGTTACTGGAAAATTAAAATCTCAACAAGTAGGAACAACTTTAACTTTAGAAAAAGCAATATATGAATTATTAATTATAGAAGAAACAACTAAAGATGATAAAACAGAAAAGCGAGAACTTAGAAAAAATTTCTTAATAAGATGTTATCATGATGATGATTTGAGCCGTTTATTTGAAGCTTACACAGAATTTTTAAATGGTGGGGAAAATACAACTTCACCTTTTATTATAAATGTTTCAGGTGGAAATTTAATTATTTTATATGCATGGTTAATTATGCATATAAATTCAGCAAAACAAAAAGTAGCACCCCCATTAAATTTTGGAACAGATAAATTAAAAGAACAATTTGAAAAATTAATGTCTGTAGAAAAAATAATACCAAGAGAAATAATAGAATCGGCATCTTTAATTGCTGAAAATGGTTTCTCTGATTTAGATTTTTATATTATTAAAAATTTGAAATGCAATGAAAAAATGAGCATAACTGGTGGAGCTAATACACCACCAGAAGCAAGTGTTAATACACCACCAGAAGCAAGTGTAAGACGATCAAAAAGAGAACGAACACCTCGAGGCACTACTATAGCAGACGAACAAGTCGCGGAAGTTGAAGCCAAAAGGTTAAAAACCGACCTAAAAAGAAAAGAAAATCTAGCGAAAGCTATAGAGGAAAAAGAAGCAAGGAAACAAGATAAAGCAAAAAAGGAAGAAATTTTAAAAGCCCAAGAAGAAGCTAAAAAAAGAGAAGCTATAGAAAAAGCTAATAAGCTGGAGACGGCGACGAAGAGAGCGAAAAAATCAAAACCACGACCAAAACTGAAAGAAGAAGACAAAAAGGCTATTAGCGAAGATAAAAAAGTTAATCAAGGATTTATTGTTTATAGAATAAAAACAGGAGTTTTTTTACAAGATTATTTAGATATAGTTTTGCAAGAGAATGACCCAAATGATCCAAAAGAATTTACAGACTTAAAAGAGGCTTTATTAGATTTATTTATTTTTAATATTGAAAATAAAGATTATAATCCTTTTGAAACTGATCATATTAATGAAGCTGACTACATTAAATTGTATGAACAAGATTTACCTACAACATTTGGAAAAGATAAAAAAACACAAATTGAGATGTATCCGCAAATTTTTCAAAAAAAATATTTAAAAGAAGGCCTGGGTCTTTCAGATAAATGCGTACAACATTTAAATTATTTAAATTATCAAAAAAGAATACTTGAAACATCAAAAAATTTAAATATTTTTTTATTACTAATTTGTTTAAGAGAGAGATATGGAGAACTTGATTACATTAATCTTATAAAATTTTTAAATGAATTATGTTATAATATAAATAATCAATTACAACATGTAACTATTGATAGTTTTGATACTTTTGAGTCATTAGATTATTTGAAAGAAAGTCAAAGTGTTGATGATATAATTAATATAGTAAGATATGTGTCAATTTCACATCCAGTAACTGAATGTTTAAGAAAAAAATTAATAAAGTTATTTGCACTTTTACCAAATTTTGTAAAATTAGTTAGTTCAAGAACTATTATAAAAAATGATCCACAGGTTGATGATGTATTAATTTATATACCCGATAAACATAGTGAACATTTTGATGACAATGAATTATTAAAAATAGATGATAATGTGTCTAGAGACGAAATAAAAGAATCAGTTCCGCCCCCACCTAAAGAAGGTGGTTATAAAAAAAAGATTGGTAAAAAATTAGAAAAATCTAAGAAAAAAAGAAAAGTTAATAAAAAAACAAAAAATAAACATAATAAAAAAAATAAAAGAACAAGAAGAAAAAAAAATAATAAAACTGAAAAAAAAGTAAGAAAATAATTATTTTTTTTATATTTTTAATATTAAATAAAATATAAAAAACTATTTAAAATCCACCATCACCAAATTCAAAAGCATCTTCTTTATTTTCAACTTTTGTTGCAAGAGAATAATCACTTACTCTTTTTTCAAAAAAATTAGTTTTATTTTCAATACTAATATTTTCCATCCAATCGAAAGGATTTTTACTATTATAAATTTTATCAGCACCTAATTGAACACTTAAACGATCAGCTACAAATTCAATATATTGTTGCATAAGCATGCTATTCATTCCAATTAATCTACAACTTAATGCATCATTAATAAATTCTGTTTCTATTTCAACTGCTTCAGTAATTATTTCATGAATTTTTTGTTTTTTTAATTGTTTATCTAATTTACTATATAATAATACTGCAAATTCTGTATGTAAAGCTTCATCCCGCGAAATTAATTCATTTGAAAAAGTTAATCCAGGCATCAAACCTCTTTTTTTCAACCAAAAAATAGCGCAAAATGCGCCAGAAAAAAATATACCTTCGACACATGCAAATGCAATTAATCTAGTTGCAAAACTAGATCGTTTATCATTAATCCATTTTATAGCCCAATCTCCTTTTTTTTTAATACATGGATATTCATTTAAGGCATTAAAAAGTTTGTTTTTTTCATTAGCATCTTTAATATATGTATCAATTAATGTTGAATACATAATAGAATGAATATTTTCCATTGCAATTTGAAGTCCATAAAATGCTCGCGCTTCACTTAATTGAACTTCGCTCATAAAACGCATGCCAAGATTTTCTAATACAATTCCATCACTTGCTGCAAAAAAAGCTAAAATCATTTTTATAAAAAATTGTTCATCATGATTTAAGCTTTCCCAATGAGTTTTATCTTTAGACAAATCAACTTCTTGAGCTCTCCAAAAAAGATCTTCTTGTTTAAGGTACATTTTCCATATATCTTGATCTTTAATTGGAAACATTACATATCTACTATCGTCTTCAGATAATAAAATATCTCCGTTAGTTTTACTCATCCTAAATAATATAAGTATATATTATTTATATTTTTTAAAAATATATATTATATGAATAAAAATAATAATTTAGAAAATACAACAGCATATTATGTTAAAGAATCTGATCATTTAATAAGAAATTTTATTAATAGTATTTCAAGAAAAGAAAAAGAAATATTAAATAAATATAAAAAGTTAAAAGAAAAAAAAAGTCATAATGATTTTGAAATATATGAATTAAATGAATATAAGTCATTTATTTTATTGAAAAAAGAAAATCTCGAAAAACAACATAATGCATTATTAAATTTAATTAATTACTTAATTTCTTTAAATAATAACCCTACAAATGAAATAAATGAAATAAATAATATAATTCAAAATATTACATCAAAGTTAAATGAATATAAAAATTTATAATTTTTATAATTTTATATTATAATTATATATAAAAATGGCAAAAAAGATAATGGAAAATTTTTCACTTGGTTTTTTAAATAAAAAATTAACTTTATATTTAGTAAGTTTTATTTCTGGAGTTTTGCTTATTAGTAGATTAATGTCAAACGATTTAATTAGTGTATTGCTTTTTTATTTAGTAGCAGGTTTTGTATTTTTGTATACAAAAAATATGTCAGCGATTCTTTTAGTTTCATTGATTATAACATTTAGTTATCTATTTTGTAAAAAATCTTTTTCAAGAGAAGGATTAGAAAATAAAGAATTTAAGAAAAAAAATTATGATGTTGAAGATGATTATGATTCTGAAGATTATGATTCTGAAGATTATGATTCCGAAGATTATGATTCTGAAGATTATGATTCCGAAGATTTAGATAATATTGATACGGATAATATAGATTTAGAAAATGATGTTGATCTAGATATAGTAGAGGGGTATAATAATCTAAAAGAAGGCGCTAATTTTACTAATGAAGAGGAGGGCAGAAATACTGTAAACTCTGCTGACTACGGAAAATTAATAAAACAAAATTTCACAGATAAAAGCGCAGCTCGCAATAATAAACCTTTGAAAGACCTCCCGGCAGGAAAAGCAATGCTTAGAGGCGCTCTTCAAGAAAGAGCCCGTCAGACAAAACAAAGTACAGTTAACGATCGTGGAGAAGATTTAATAGGAGCCTCTCCCATGCAACGTGACACTCTTAAAATATCTCCAATTTTTAATGATGGAAAAACGCATATGAATAAAAATGTTACTAATATCAAAACTGGATTTGGTAAAAAAGGACTTCATAATCCTGCTGCAAAAGAATCAATATTAGAAGGTTTTGATAAGTATCCAATGATGGGTGTCAATAGTATTGGACAGCCAAACGACACCAATGTAATACCAAAAAACAAAATGAATGATTCAACACAAGAGGCTAGCGATTATATACATGATAAAAGTGAAGATTATAAGGACGCTAAACGTAGAAGAAAACGTACGTATTTTAGTGGACAACAAAAGGCCGACAGACGTAGGAGGCCAACGAGCGATAACAGGATGTGGAATAAATCGGGTTTTGAAAATATTGAGGGATTACAAAATAATAAAAAAAAAAGAAGAGGATTTCAAAATAACAAACCATTAGGTTATTCAAAGATTAAACATAGCCCACCAAAAAATAATATTCCAAATAACCTTAATAAAAATTTAACAAGGGCAGACGAAATGGAGGCAGCGTATGATAACTTTGAACAAGTTATGGGAAAAGATAATATAAGAAGTTTAGGAGATACAACAACTAATTTAATTTCAAAACAACAAGAATTATTGGGGGGTATAAAAGAAATGGCTCCAGTATTAGAAAAAGCTATGGATGTTTTAAATAAGTTTGATTTTTCAAGTTTTACAAAAAGTAATTAATTGTTTAAACTTATTTTTTATTATATAATTAATATAATAAAAAATGCCAAATGATATGACAAAATTTGATAAATTTATTTTTTTTTTAAAAGAAAGATTAAATGCTACACGTAATGCAAATTATTCTAATTTATTTAATAAAAAATTTAATGATTATTATTTAAAATATCTAGATTTAAATATATTATATATTATTTCAATATGTTATATTATTTTTTCATTTTTTAAAACTGATTACATATTTATCTGTATTTTCATAATTTTATTTTTAATTATATATGTTTTTAAAAAAGAGAGAAGCATAATTTTTATTTTTCCTTTAATTTTTTTAAATATTTTATATGAAACTTTATTAAAAAATAATACTTTTATTAATAATATTTCAAAAAAAATTATTTATGAAGGATATAGAAATAGTATGAAAAGTAAAAGCAAAACATATTTTGTAAAAGAAAAATCTCCACCAGAAACAAGACCAGAAGATATTAAAAAAGACATGAATAAAAAAGGACCAGAAGCATCTGATGAAGATAAAAATAATGAAATAAAAGGTATGGGTAAAAGTGATAGAAAAAATGCAGAAGATGGGGGAGAAGATTCAATAAGAGAAAAAGAAAAAATAGATGATAGCGGAATATCAAATAAAGATGATATTTCAAAAGAAATTATATCGGGTTCTAAAAAATTTTTAGAACAAAGTTTTAGATAATATTATATTTTTTTATAATAAAATTATATATATATAATGGCTAAAAAATGTCCAAAAGGAGTAATTTGCATTGAAAATTATACATTTATTTTTTTAATAGGTATAATTTTATGTATATTATTTTTATATAATATTTTTAATAATAAACATAATAATCAGTATATTAAAAAATCTACAACTAAAGTTGAAAAAAATAATCACATATCTAAAATAAATAATGATTTAATGAAAGATTATTATTCTAAAGATAATGATGTATTATTAGATCCATATGTTCCACCATTTAAAGATAATGTAAGCAATATTTATGATTATAAATTAAAAAAATTACCAATAAATATAAAAACACAAAATTTTGATACAAATTATAATCAGGTAGGAATTTTAACAAGAATAACAGGAAAAGAAACAATATTACCATTAATGGGTAGAAAATTGTTTAGAAATAGAGATAAATGGAATTATTATACTATGAATGATAAAAACAATATGATAAAATTGCCAATCAGTTTCAAAAATAAAAAATGTATGAATGATCAAGGTTGTGATTCCATATATACAGGAGATAAAGTATTTGTTGAAGGTTATAATGATCTATTTCAAGCGACTATTTATGATAATAACAATTTAGAATACATACCATATTTATAAAATAATATTTATATTAAATAAAAATATTATTTTATTATGCAACACTTGATAGTGATTTTGTATATGGATTTTGTTTAAATGCATCTAATAATGAAGAATCCAATCTATTTGAATTATTTTCATATGTTTGAATTCCATTTAATTCACCTAAAAATTCTGAAGATGGAATCATACTTGGACCACCATTTGGTATTGTTTGTCTTTTTTGATATAAAATATTTTCATTTTTATTTATTTCTACATTTTGATTACCATTAAATACACTCATATTTCCATGATTATTATGAATTTCGTATGTTTTATTTACATTATTTTGTTGATTATATTCTGCATTATAAGGTCTTATACCAAAGTTATTTGAACCACCAGTACCAATATGTTGATGATTAGTAGTTGCTCGTTGATTTTGAATAGCTTGATATTCCGTGGCATGTTTTCCGGTATTATTATTGGATTGATTTTGAACATTTAAATGATTCATATTTATTTTATCTGTAGTCATCTCTCTATTTGTGACCTTTGTTTTATCTTTTTCATTAAAAATATGTCCTCCATATACACCTGATGCAACATTTCCATTTATTCTTAAATTACCTACAACATTTTCTTTACGTGTTGGTTGTAAAATATCTACAATTGGTGCAATACCAGCTTTAATAACACCAAATATTCCACCAATATTATCAGAGTCTTTATCTGTTGTTCTATTGTTTGGTAATATATTGTAAGAATTTATATTATGATCATTTTTTCCAGATTTATTTTTATTGCTCAAATTTAAATTTGTTAATGGTAGCGCTCCAAGATTTTGTTTTTTAGATTCTTCAAATTCTATATTTGAATTTATAGTTTGGGGTTGATTATATGAACCAATCCCATAATATTCTCTGCTTGTTTCTCCTCTATTTTCATTTGTTAACATTTGTTCTGATCTAATACTTGGTTTAACTTCTGATCCAGTAGTAGTAAACCATCTATTTGGTCCAGATTCATAATATGTATCTGGCATATATTTTTCAATATTACCTAATTGTTTAACACTAGAAACATTTTTAATTTTAGAAACCGCAGGACCTTCATGACCATTTAGATCATATATATTCTTAGGATTGTTAATAGTTCTTAAATCATCTACATTTTTTGGTTGCCACAAATTTCTATTATTCATGCCATTATTAAATCCATCTAATCCGTTTTTAGAATCGCAAGTATTATTAGGACCAACTTTTTCGCTATTGCAAACAGTATAATTAGACATTTTATTAGAAGTATTCATGCGAGTTTGGATAAAATCACTAGTTGAAGGCATTCCATTATTGTAACTATAGTTTTCATCGGGTTTAAATAAAGGAGCCATTTCCTTTTTATTAAAATTTTGACTTCCGGATCCTAATTTATTATCTAATAAAGATTCTGTATTATTAATTGAAGAACTAGCTCCTCTTATTTTTGCTCCAAAAAAAGGTTGCATATTATTATGTTTAAAATCATTAAAATTAACATTATTACCGGTTAATGAATTAAAACTATTAATATTATTAAATCCTTCCTTATTAGATTTTGCAGATACATTGTTTTGGAATGAAACTTTTTTATTATTTTTTATTTTAGTATTATCATTTTTATTCTCAAAACATTCATTTGCTGCTTTTATTGATTTTTTTTCTTGATTACTTATAATATATAAACTACCTAATCCTATAATAGATAAAATTATCTCAGCCATTATATAAATATAAATAATATATTTATAATTTTTTATTCTATAAAAATAAATATATTATTTAAAATTAATTTTTATATCTATAATAATCTTTTTCCAATATTCTTGTAGATATATTATTATTAAAATTGAAACATACATTATCTTGTGGATTGAAAAATAAATAATCAAAATTATTTACTTGATTAATTGAATCATTCGTTCTAATTTCCCATGCAGGATGACTTGTTCGACAGTCATTTGTAATCGGTTGTCTATGAAAATTATTATTATTATTATTAAGTATGTTATGTTCTTCTAAATATTTTTTATAATTATTTTTATCAATTTCATCTCTATTTGTTTTAATATTTAAATTTTTTAAATCATTTTCTATAAGTGTTTTATTAGTTGATAAATTACCTCCCCATTTTTGCATTCTAATATGTGGATCATCAAAAATTTTTAAATTAATACCATTACCAGGAGTATTTAAAAAATAGTTACCAATATTCGTTGATTCTTCTAAATGTTTCTGAATTCTACAATCATCATATGAAAATCTAGTAAATGCCATTATTTTTTATTTATAATATATAAATAAAAAATTATAATATTTTTTAACATTAAAGTGGATTTATAAAAGTAGCACCCCAAGATGATTTTCCAAGATCAATATCAATTTTCAGTTCATTTGATCCGCTAGAGGATTCTAAATCACTATTATATGCTTTAACAAATGCACGTAATGTAGTATATTTCTTCAAAAAAATATTTTCATTAATAGATTGAACAAAAAATGCACCATTAATAGAATCTACTGAAAAAGTCTTCTCACTTAATGGTCCAAAACTAGTATATGCAAAAGATTCATAATAATTTGCAGCCTGTGAAACACTAGGATTATAATTTGAATCATATCTTCCTGTTTGATCATTTGAATCATTTAGAGTATTAATTGGTGCTAATCCAATTGAAATTGTTGTACCGTTTATTATCGATTCGCTTGTAAAAGCCCATGATATTGTAAAAGTTACATTATAAATACCTGACTGAGTAATATTAAATCCATAATTATTATTACCAACCAAATCATTAATTCCATTAATATAACAACCTGCAATATTATTACTATTTTGAAATCTATTAGTAAATTCTTGATATTCTGAATTACTGTTTACAGTTGCAAAATTTGCACCTTTAAGTTTAAATGACTGTAAATTTATTTTATTAACATTTCCAGATATATCTATATTATTTTTAATATATATATTTTTATTAAAACTACAATCATTATTGAATGAAGCATCATAATTGATTGTTAAATTATTACTTTGTAAATTATTAACATCCAATTTATTAGTAATATTAGAATTATATGCCGTTATTATATTACTAACATCTATACTACTAGCATCTATTTTCTTATAAAAAATATTATCATTATAACTAGATAATTTATTTGTTACATTAATATTATAACTATCTATTTTATCATTAATTACTAATTGATTTAAAGTAAACTCACTATTAAATGTTGCTCTTCCATGAACATATAAATTTCTATTAAAACTAACATCTCTTTCAACAAATAATCCATTATTAAAACTACTATCCTTATAAATTAATATTCTTTCAGCTGTTAAATCTTCAATACGTTTCAAATGTTTTCTATTCATATCAATATCATTATTAAAAGTGGATTTACAATCAACATAAAGAGATGCAGTATTTAAAAAATTAAAATTTCCTGAAATATCAAAATTATTAAATGAACCATCATTATATCTTGTTAATGCATCTTTTCCAACATTTGTTAATAATGAACCATCCCCGCGCATTAATCCATTAAATGAAATATCATTATAAATAAATAATCCTGAAGTATCTAACAAGTTATTTATTGTAGCATTTTTATGTATTAAAATATTGTTACTTATTTCAACACCACTTACATCTAACTTATTATTCATTCTACTATCAACATGTACAAATAAATTATTACTAATTTCAACGCCACTTACATCTAATTTATTATTCATTGACGTATCAACATGTACCAATAAATTATTGCTAATTTCAACACCACTTACATCTAACTTATTATTCATTCTACTATCAACATGTACAAATAAATTATTACTAATTTCAACGCCACTTACATCTAATTTATTATTCATTGACGTATCAACATGTACCAATAAATTATTGCTAATTTCAACACCACTTACATCTAACTTATTATTCATTCTGCTATCAACATGGACTAATAAATTATTACTAATTTCAACGCCACTTACATCCAATTTATTATTCATTCTAGTGTCAACATGTACAAATAAATTATTGCTAATTTCAACACCACTTACATCTAATTTATTATTCATTCTACTATCAACATGGACTAATAAATTATTACTAATTTCAACTCCACTTACATCCAATTTATTATTCATTCTAGTATCAACATGTACAAATAAATTATTGCTAATTTCAACACCACTTACATCTAATTTATTATTCATTCTACTATCAACATGTACAAATAAATTATTACTTACTTCAATATTTTCAACATCTAATTTTTTTTCTATGATAGTATTTTTATGTACTAATAAATTATTGCTAATTTCAACACCACTTACATCTAATTTATTATTCATTCTACTATCAACATGGACTAATAAATTATTACTAATTTCAACACCACTTACATCTAATTTATTATTCATTCTAGTATCAACATGTACAAATAAATTATTACTAATTTCAACGCCACTTACATCTAATTTATTTTTTATAAGTGTATTATTATCAATAACTACATTTTTTTCTACATTAATAAAACAAGCATTAAATGATGTATCTTTACCAATACCAGTAGTATTTTTTACAGAATCCATAAATATATCTCCTTTAAATCTTGATTTTGTATTCACTTCTAATTCATTAACATCGACTAAATCATTAAATTCAGCAAGATTATTAATTTGCAATTTAAAATTTCCAGTTATTTTACCATCAACATATAATGTTTTTCCAAAAGAAACATCTCCATATGTTAACAATTCGTTAGAAATTGTTAAATTTTTACATATATCGAGATGTGTAAAACTAGCATCATTAAATAATATTAATGCATCTGCTCCAACATTTACTAATTTAGATCCATCTCCATAATAAAATTTATTTAAACCCGCCAATGTAATATCACCCAAAACAACAAGATTTCCACAAATATCTGTATTTTCATAAATTTTAGTATTTTTATTAATAATAACATTACTATTAAATGAAGCGTCACCGCCTAGATATAAATTGTTTCCTATTGTTGTATTATTATTTATTGATAAATCTTTATAAACAAATAGATCATCTGAAACATACATATTTTTATTACAAGATAAATCATTTGATACTGATATTGTTCCATTACAAAATAAATTATTAACTAAATTTAAATTATTTTTAATCATTACATTCTTGTTAAAACTAGCATCACCATCTAATAAAAAATTATTATCAATAACAACATTATTACTTACTTCAATATCACGAACATATAATGTATTAATACAAACATCAGTAAAATAACCTAAGTTAGGTAAATAACTACCCAAGCCTGATTTACCAATTATAGTATTTGTAATATTACCACCACCAAAAGAAACATCATTTGCAATAACTGTATAACAAATGTCAAGCTGACCATTAAACTGAGGAATTGAATAAAATAATGGCATTTGTGGAAAATGCTTAAATTCTACTTCTGTATTAAAAATAATTTTATTATTACTAGATTCAATAATAATTTCATTATTATTTGGATGTTTATAAGCAAATTTTTTATTATCTAGATTAATATTTTTAAAATTATTAACACTTGCATCGTTATCAATTATTATATTTTTACATTTAATATCACCATTTGAAATATCTAATGAATATTCAGGATTGAAATTATTAATTCCTATTCTATTATTACATGTATCAATTACAATACATTCGTTTTGTCTTGGCAATAAATTGTAGTCTTCGGTAATTGAATTCACTGTGGTAATTATTTTATTATAATTGCTTCCCATAATTTATAAATATTTATATATTATTTAGTTAAAAAAAATAAATAATATACAAATTTTTTTTCTTTCGTTAAAATATAATAATGGCTAAAAAAATCTTAAGATCTCAAGATGGCATGTATCATATAAAAGGAAAAAAATATGAAATGCTTATTGGTTCTCGTGCACAAGTATGGCATGGAACCGCTTATAAAACAGAAGGAGGTTTAACAAAAGATAAATTAATGAAAAATAAAAGAGATCATATTGTATCTAAAAAAAAACATTTAACTGCAAAAAAAGAAAAACGCTTAGAAAAAGCAGGCTATTTCACAAAAAAAGGAACATTTGGATATGTAAAAAAATCACCAAAAAAAACAAGAAAAAACACACGCAAAAGATAAGCACAACAATCAAAATTTTTGTATAATTTATAATATTTTTTTATATTATAAAATGGTGTCGAGAACAAAAAAAGATAGTGGATTGATTAATCAGGTTAGCAATGATTTTGTAAAAAATTCTAGTATTATTGAAAAAACATTATTAACAACAAAAAAATTAGTATCTCCAATAAGCAAATCATTGGATTATGCAGCAGTTGCTATTGTAAGTATAGGTTTGTATAAATTATATGAATATTATTTATTTTAACTAAAAAAAATTGTTATATTTAATTTATATAAATTAAATATAAATTAAATAAATCAATATAATTATATAAATTAATGACTATGAGAAGAATAAAATCGGCTCCTGCAAATTTAGCAGGCATGTCAAATAATAAAAAAAGTGTAAATAAAAAAATATCTATATTTTCACAAGAAAATATGAGTGAAAATAAGATAAATATAATAAAAAGAGATATATCCATGAATAATATATTAGATTTTGATAGAATTAAATTTAGTTCTTATAATAAATTTAAAAGCCTAAAATCAAATTTAAATAGTTCATTTAATATTTTATCTGATGCTATAAATGAAGCAAACATTTTTAATTTAGAAGAATATAGTATTATTTATTTATTGGGTGTTTATTTATCTGAAAATATATTAAAAAAAGATAAATTTAATGAAGTTTTTAATTTTATATTAATTACATTAATTAGATATATTGTGATGCTTGAAATTCATGAAAAAATATTACATGAAAATATTGAAATTAAAAAAAATATAATTACACAGTTTGCACATAATTTTCATTTAATAAATTAAATATATTATTATTTAATTGCTATTATTAAACTAATCAATATATAATTTTTTTTTATCTATAGAAATACACTATATAGTATATTTAAATGTATTATGAATTATTTTTTTAAAACGTATAAAAAATTTAATTCATTTTATAGTAATAAATTTAAAAAGTATTTTTATTATTTAAATTTATATATATATATGCGACGTTTAATCTTAACTAATAAAGTAGGAAAAAATGAAAATTTTTATATAGTCGGATCTGGTGTAGGTAAACAAAGTAGATTTGCTAGAAAAGCTTGTATAACTCGATGCAGTAATAATGCAGCAGGAGAATGTTGTGATTTTAATGCAAAAGATATTATAACAGGTAGTTTGATAGATGGATATATTAGAAATGCAAGTGGAATGGTTATCAATATTGAAACCAATAAAATAATTGAATTAATAACAACAGATAGTTTAGGTAATTTTACTTTAAGAACATCAGAAAATGTTCTTCCAAATATTTTCAAAATTAAATTTACAAATGGAATAGATATAGCGACAAATTTAAATAATATTTTAGAGTTTGAAGGGATTTTTGAAAAAAAAGAAGTAGCAACAAAATTAAATGTCAGTATTATGTCAACATTAGTTAGTTTAATAGTTGAAAATGATATAACCGATTCTAGTATTTTAAGCAAGTTAAAAACAACGCAAGAATACATTTCAAATTTATTCAATTTAACAAATAATGAATTAAAATCAGATCATATTTTGAATAAAAATAAAAATCTAACAAAATTAAATAGTGAAATTAATAATATTACAAAAACATTAACATCTGCATTTATTTTAGATTTAAGTATTAATTTAACCGAAAAAGAAGCATTAAATGAAATAAGTATTTTAGCAAAATCTGATAATTCTTTTAATGTTTTAGATATTTCATATATAGAACAAGTAATAGATAATATTTTTACTAACAAAAATATTACTGTAACAAATGAAAAAAAAGAAAATTTAAAAAATACAATAGTGAGAGCCAATACTGTTATAGATTCACTATCTGAAAATTTATCATTTGAAGATGTTTTTATACAATCTACAAAAATAAATGTTATTGCGTCTAATTATGTAAATGAAGTAGATTTTGATGTATACCAAAATTATGATGCAATTAATAATATATTTATTAATAATATTAATACTTATCCAATAAATACAATTTATAATGATAGAGCATTTTCAGTAAATTATATTGAATGTGTTAATTTTTCTGCAAATTTGAATGTTATATATACACTCGACGGTAATAAATATGTTCTTAACAATGGACTTACATATGATGCTAATAAAAAATATGGAATAAATAATGGAATATATGAGATTACAAATATTCCACAATCACATCCTTTAGCAATATTAAATAATGATAAAACACATCAAATATTATATAATGGTGAAGCAGATAAAAAAATTACTTATCCTGTAAATGACATATCATATGATTTTTATTATGGAAATATAAATATTAAAGTAATAAGTAATTTTAATAAAGTTAGTTTTTATTGCTTACATCATGGTTATATGGGAGGAGAAGATATTTTATTTTATAATACAACATGTCCTTCTCCACCACCAATAATAACTTTAAATGACGGAAATAACATTATTCGTGAAGTAGGATTTCCATTAAATGATCCTGGAGCAATAGCAATCGATAGAAATGATAAATTCTTAAAAGTTACAATTACAACCGATTTAAGTTTATCAATTATAAATAATGTTCCAATTATAAAAGAAACTGGCAATTTTAATATTATTTACCGAGCAATAGATAATACAGGAAGTGCCAGTGAAAAAATTAGAACAATAAGAGTAGTTGATACCACTGAACCTACAATTACATTAAGACCAGACACATTTGGTAATGTAACCAATATAACAGTTGAATTAGGAGATCAATTTTCTGACCCTGGTTATGATGCAAGTGATAATAATAGTCAACCATTAACAGTAACAGTTACTGGTTTAGAAGCAATAAATACAAATGTAAAAGGTACATATGTAATAGAATATACGGCAACAGATATAGATGGTTATTCTACAACTGAAACAAGAACAGTAACAGTAGAAGATACTGTACCACCAGAATTAAATTTAATTGGTCCAAATCCTCAAATTATTGAATTGGGTACACCATTTATTGAATTAAGTGCAAATGTTTTTGATAATAGTGATTTATCTGGAGGTACAATTGATTTACAAATAACACATGATATTTCACTAGAAGTATCCGGAAATCAGATGATAGCCAATAGAATTGGAATTTATGTGATAAGATATCAAGCAACTGATATAAATAATAAGCAAACAATAAAATATCGAGAAGTACAAGTACAAGATACAACTCCTCCAGCTATAACTTTATTGCCAGATCCAAGCGGTATAATATCACCAATTATACTTGAGTTAGGACAAGAATATACAGAATATGGATTTTTAACTCATGATATTTTAGGTATTAGTGATGAATTTCATAATTCAAATAATATTGATTTTAATGTAGCTGGAACTTATAATGTAGTTTATACTGCATTTGATTTATGTAATAATAAATCAGAATCTACAAGAATAGTTATTGTGCAAGATACACAAGCACCTATAATAACAATAAGTGGTGATGAATCTGTAATAGTAGAATTAGGTGATGCATTTCAAGACCCAGGAGTAGAAATTTTTGATTATAGCTCATATAGTTTAATAATAGATATTTTTTCAGTAGATATTAATAATAATCAAACCTTAATTCAAAATATAGATACATCCATTAAAGGTAATTATATAATAAAATACACAGCAACAGATAATTTTAATAATACAACAATTAAAGAAAGATCAGTTATTGTAAGAGATTCAACTGGGCCATCTATAACACTCGAAGGAAGTAGTACAATAATAGTACAAGCAGGTGATACATATAATGATCCAGGAGCAACTGCAATAGATTTGGGAGGAGGAAGTGTAATATTAACAGTATCTGGTGAAAATATTAATACAAATGTATTAGGAGTATATAATGTTGTTTACAAAGCAGTTGATGAAGATCAAAATGAAACATTTTTAACACGTAGAGTAGAAGTAGTTGATACTACTAAACCAGTTGTAACACTTATACCAAATAATTTTGGTTTAATTAATTATACAATTCAAGCAGGTAGTGATACATATATTGAATATGGAGCAGATGTAACCGATAATTATGATACAAACTTAACACTAGATATTTGTTATGGAACTGCAGTAACTGATAACGGTACTTTTAATTCTGCTCAAGTAGGAACATATGAAATAAAATATAGTGTCATCGATATTTGTGGTAATATTTCAGATATTAAAACAAGAGTAATTACTATCGAAGATATCATAGCACCAAGAATAGATTTTGAACCATATCCTGGTCAAAATGATATTTCTCAAATTGTTCTTGAATTAGGAACAGACTATGTAGAATATGGAGCAAGAGTTACTGATAATACAGAAAATGTAAATGTATCAATTACCAATAATATTGACCTAACTAGACCAGGAGAATATTCAGTAACATATATTGCTTTAGATGATTATGGAAATTCAAGTGTGGAATTTAGAAGAGTAACTATACAAGATACAACTCCACCAGTTATTTATTTAGATAATTCTGGTGTTTATTCAGATTTTACTACAATTATATATATAGGAGAATCATATACATATCCAGTAGCAACTGCAACAGATAACAATACAAGAGAAACTTTATTTGTTGGTGATAGTGGTAAAAGCGCTGTTCAATTAGATGTCATTGGAAATTACAATATTATTTATAATGTTCAAGACAGTAATAATAATGCAACATCAATAGTTCAAACTATAAGCGTTAGAGATCCTTCTGCACCAAGAATAACAATAAATGGTAATTCAAGTATAACAATTGATTATGGTTCTGTATATATAGATCAAGGAGCAGTATCAGTTGATAGTCAAGATAATCCATTATCTATTAACACAGTAAGTGATGTTTGTAGTAATTTAATTGGAACATATAATGTTACATATACATCGTTCAATGGAGATTTACAATCAAGTGAAACAAGAACAGTAATTGTTAAAGATTTATCTCCACCTGTTTTATTGTTAAGTGGTGAAATTTCTTATAGTTTAATTGTGGGAAGTAATTTCGTTGATCCAGGAGTAATTGTCAGTGATAATTATGATAGTTCAGATAATATAAATATATCTTATTTATATGAATTAAATGGTGTTGAAGTAAATAATTTAGATACAAATATAGTAGGTAACTATATTATAACATATACTGCAACAGATACATGTAATAATGCTGTTTCAATTTCTAGAGAATTCGTAATTATTGATAATATAGCACCAACTATTTCATTGGTAGGAAATTCAGAATTAACAATGCAAATTAATCAAGCATATGATGATCCAGGAGTAATAGTAAATGATAATTATGATAATTCTGCTAATATTACTGTAAATATAGAAGGCAATGTTTTAACTGGAACAGTTGGTTCATATGATTTAAGCTATACTGCAGTTGATACAAATGGAAATCAATCAAATACTATAACTAGAAGAGTATTTGTAGTAAATAATGCACCACCAACAATTAGTTTAATAGATGATTTAAGTTCAATGATTATAGAAGTAAATAGTTCGTTTATAGATGCTGGTGTTATAGCAACTGATAATACCGGTGCAGTTATAGAAAGTAGTAATATTTTAATTAATTATAGTTTAGATGGTTCAGATGTAAGTGGTATTGAAACAAACATTCCAAATAGAATATATACAATAACATATATAGCTACAGATGTAAATGATTTCTCATCATCAATTTCAAGAGTTGTTGAAATCAAAGATACTACAGTACCGATTATTGAACTTAGTGGTGCAAGATTTATTAATTTGAATTACCAAGAATCATATATTGAACCAGGTGTAACTGTAAGTGATAATTATGATACTTCAGATAATATAACAATAACAAAATATTATAAATATCAATCTTCATCTGATGTAAGTAGTGTAGATATTAGTAATATAGATACAAATGTTTTGGGTATATACACTATAAATTACAATGCAACAGATTCAAATAATAATATAAGTACTGATGTAAGCAGACAAATAACAGTAGAAGACATAACCCCACCGGTTATAACTTTACAAGGTGATATATGTATGAACATTTTAGTCAATTCTATTTATAGTGAACCTGGTTATGTAGTAAGTGATAATTATGCAGATATAAGTGATTTAAGTATTAATATTATATCAGATTTATGCACAAATATAGTTGGTAATTATACAATAAATTATACAGCTATTGATTCTGGAGAAAACGAATCGACTGTAACAAGAACAATTATTGTTTCAGATACTATTGCACCAACAGTAGAATTAAGTGGAAATAATCCTATGTTATTGAAATTATTTGATGTCTTTATTGATCCAGGTGTAATTGCAACTGATAATTTTGATTCTAGTAATGCATTAACTATTTCAATTAGTAATGAATTTATAGATACAACAGTTTCTGGTGAACATATAATTTATTATACTGTTACAGATAATGCTGAAAATGTAACAGATATATCAAGATTAGTGTATGTTTTAGAACCACCGTCTATTGATTTAAGTTATACATTTATTTCAATACTTAAATATTTATCATTTAGTTACCCAGATGTTTCAACAAATGATGCCTCAGGAAATGAATTAATATTATTAGGTGGTGAAAATCAAGTAAATGAAATATCAAATTCTTTCTTAAGAATAGAAAGATCAAATGATGTATCTTCAACAAATATAACAGGAAATTATGCAATATTATATACTGTATACGATAATTATGATCTTTCTAACTCCAGAACATTTAATTTGACAATTAATCAACCTCAACCACCAAATATTTTGGTATTCTTTGGTTCAACAACATTAGACTTAAGTAATATAGATTTTGATTATCCATTAGTAACAGGAACTGATTCATATAATAACACAATTACATTATCTGGTGGCATAGATCAATTAACTGAAATTTCAACTAATAATTTAATAATTAGAAGAGAAGGAACAGTAGACATGTCGACTGAAGGATCATATGATTTATCTTATAGTATAGCTTCAGTAAATGATTCAGATCTTTCATCAATAAGTGTTGTTACATTTAATATAGTAGATAATACATTACCTACAATTGTTATATCTGGAAATAATCCATTATATATAGAACAAAATAGTTCGTTTACACTGCCTGTTGCTGATGCAAGTGATAATAGAGGAACAGATATTTCTGATTTGATAATAATAGAAAATTCATTAGATTCTACAATTAGTACAATAGATACTTCAATTTTAGGTATTCAAACATTAATTTATAAAGTAACTGATCCAATAAATAATCAAGAAAGAAGTGAAACATTAGTAATTAATATTTTAGAAAGTTTATCACCTACTTTGACACTAATTGGTCCAAGTGAATTACCTTCTATACAATTCCAAACTTATTTTGAAGTTGGTGCAACAGCGTTAGATTATGATAATAGTGATATATCTGATTTAATAGTTATAAATTATAATGATTTATGCATGAATGTTCTTGGATCTTATACAATATTATACTCAGTAACAAATAGCGCTGGATATACAATATCTGCAGAAAGAGCAGTGGTGGTATCTTATGAGACTATAAATTATTCAATAGAAGTATTAGATAATGGTGCAGGAGGATTTGATTTAAGTGGTAGCGATAGAAATGGAACACTAAATGGAACGAATCAAACAATAACAGTACAAACACAAGATGCGCTATTCTTAACTGTTACATCAACAAACAATCCATTTTATATAAGAACACAGCAAAGTATAGATGATAGTTATAATGTAACATCAGCAACTAACAATGGGGCAACAGGTAGTGTTATTTTCTGGATAACAGATACATCAGGAACATATTATTATAATTCTTCAAACGATATAAATATGGGTGGTACCATTATAATTAATGATCACCCGTCGTTAATACCTACATCCGTAACAAATGAAACATATAATATAACTGTAACGGCTCCTGGTTTTAGTTATAGTTTATCTGGAAATGATAGAAATGGTGCTATTAGTGGAACAAATTCAACAATTAATATTAATGTAGGTGATACATTAGAATTAGATGTAAGTGTAAGTGGACATCCATTATGGATAAAACAAGTATCAAACACAGGAACATCTAATGGTATAAGTGATCCGGCTGCATCAAATAATGGATCAACTAGTGGAACAATTAGTTGGACACCAAATAATGCAGGAACTTATTATTATATATGCCAATATCATAGCAGTATGGTTGGAACAATAATTGTAAGCTAAATAAAAAAATTGATATAAAAATAATAATATTATTTAATTTAATAAATAATATTATGAAAATTATTTCTTGGAATGTTGCAGGTTTACGAGCACGTTTAAAAAATAATGAAAATGGAAATAATCATATAAACAAGGCATTATTTAGTCAAATAAGTGAAAATGGTTATGGTTATAAATTTTATGATATTGTTTGTTTACAAGAAACAAAATGTAACGAAGATCAAGTTAATTTAGAATGTGAAATTGAAATTCGCTATCCATATCGTTTTTGGAATTGCACAAAAGGTACGACTCAAAGAAAAGGATTGTCAGGGGTTAGTATTTGGTGTACCAAACAACCCAAATCAGTAATTGATAATCCTGATTTTGATGAAGAAGGCAGAATACTAGCATTAGAATTTGAAGAATTCATATTAATAAATGTATATGTACCAAATTCGCAAAGTTTAGAGTGTGAACGTTATTATTTTAGAGAATCATGGAATACATATTTCATGTGTTATGTTCAAGAATTAGAAAGTAGATATAATAAAGAAATTATAATATGTGGGGATTTCAATGTAGCGCATTTAGATATTGATATTTGTAATCCAAAAAGTAAAAAAAATAAAGTAGCTGGATTTTTTGATAATGAAAGATTAGATTTTGCATATTTGATTGAATATGCTGATCTTATAGATATTTTCAGGTATTTAAATCCAAACTTACAAAAATCAACTTATTGGTCAAATTTCTTAAAAGCTGAAAGAAGTAAATATAATGGATGGGGAATAGATTATTATTTAATTACAAAAGAATTAATTAATAAAGTAAAAGATTGCAAAATATTAAAAAATATTTTAGGCTCAGATCATTGTCCAATGGAATTAATATTGGAATTATATATATGATAAATAATTTTAAGATTAAAGAAAATAATTTATATTATAAAAAATTTAAGATTAATCAAGGGCAATTAAGTTGGGTTTTATTGCCACTTGGAATTATATTTATATTTATGAATAAATTTTTGAAATATTATAGTTATGCTTTAATAAGTATAGGAATAATAGGTGCAATAGATTGTTTTAACTTATTAAAAATTTATAAATATTATATTTTTTTTAGTTTAGCAATATTTATTCATTTGTTGCTTTTATATCCATTAATAAATTATAAAAAATATATTAAACTAAATTTAACCAATTTGTTATTATTATTAATTGGAATTATAATTATAATTATATTACCTTATTGGCCATATACAATAGCAAAAACTAAAATGATATTGTATGCAATTTATATATATTTATTTTTATATTTTTTTGAAAAATTTATTCAACATTAGTAGGTTCATCTGATTTTTCTTGCTGTTTTTTTTGAAGTTCTTGAATTCTTTTTACATGTTGTTCTACTTTTAATTCTTTTTTAATATAATCAAATAATTCACCAACAGGTTTAAGTTCGTCAGCTAAAAAAGCTCCTCTCCGTGTCATAACTTCTATTAATGAATGTACTAATAGTCCCTGTTGTAGATTTAACTTAACACTATTTGGTAATTCTTCAACAATCTCATTTTTATCGCTCATTATATTATAATTATTAATTAAATATTTTTTTTTATATTATTTTTTTTGTAAATAATTAAAAAAATCATCAACTAGTAAATAATTTTCTATAAAAATATTATTATTTCCTTGTAAAAATTTAATAATTTTATTTCTATTTTTTTCATTTTTGGATGGTGGATATAATTTATTCCATTTTTTTAATGTATTAATCTCTATTACATTTTCTAGTATTACATTTTCATAATTTAATTTAATATAAGCTATTGATCGAGCAATTTTTCCTCTAGAATTATAACATGGTATAAATAGATTATATTTATTTGATCTATAATTAGATAATTCATTGTAAATTATATAATTTTTTTCTGGTAATCTAATATATTTAATATTTTGAATAAAATACATGTAATTATTTTCGTCATAATATTTATAATTGCTTCTATAATTATTAGTCAAACTATTTGTTAAATATATATTATGCATATCGAATTTTGCTTTACTATAATATTTTAAAAATGATTGCGGAAAAATATGTTCTGCTGTTAAATCATTAAATTTATTATATTTTTTATTTAAATTATCATCAAAATTATCATTATAAATATCAAAATATAAATCATATTTTAATAAATTTTTTTTTGTAAATTTAAATGAATTATATTTATAAGGTAATATTTTATTTTCAAATATTTTATTTTCAAATATTATATTTTTATTACTTTGTTGATTAAAAAAATTATTTATAGATAAATAATTAGTTATAAACAATTTTATATATTTCATTAGTAAAGCTATTTAAGTTTATTGATTATTAAATAAATTACAAAAATTTTATTTAATAATTTATTTAAAAAATATAACTATTTAAAGCGAAGTATTGTTTTATAATATAATAAAATATGTCAAATGAAAACAATTATGATAGTATAGATAATAATGTATTAACAATAAAAACTGTACAAATTTCTCCATTTAGAATTTTAATGACAGCATTAAAAGATATATTATTAGAAACTACCATTATTTTTACTAAACAAGGAATAAAAATAATATCTATGGATAAAACTCATACAATTTTAGTACATTTAATTTTAGAAGCAGATAAATTTGAATTTTACGATTGTAAATTTGAAAAAATAAAAATAGGAGTCAATATGATACATTTATTTAAATTAATTTCCAGTATAGATAATGATGATACATTAACAATATATATAGAAAAAAATGATTATTTAGATGGAATTGTTACAGAATTAGGATTAAAGTTTGAAAATGGAGATATTAAACAATCTAAGATACAAAAATTAAGATTAATAGAACCAGATAATGAAGAAATGACTGTTCCAAATGTAAAATTTTCTTCAATAATAAATATACCATCAATTGATTTTCAAAAAATTATTAGAGATTTGGCAAATATTTCTGAAAAATTAGAAATAAAATCCGTAAATAATGAATTAATTTTTATATGTAATGGGCAATATGCAAAAGCAGAAATTAGACGAACAGAGTCAAATAATAGTATGCAATTTATTCAGAAGCAGAATCCTGATGATATTATTCAGGGTGAATTTTCATTAAAAAATCTTATTTATTTTATAAAATGCACAAATTTATGTAATCAAATAGAAATTTATTTAAATAATAATAAACCATTAATAGTGAAATATAATGTAGCATCATTGGGTGAAATTAGACTTTGTCTAGCTCCCTTACCAAAAACAAGTGATTAATATAATGAATTATGATATTTAAAAATAGGATTCAGTTTATCAATATTTAATAATAAATGTATATTAAATATATCTTCTGTTTCTGAATTATCTTCTAACTTATCTTTAAGATTATCATTTATAATATTAATGTTTTTAATCCAAATTTTAAATATGCAGAAATTTTTTTTTGGACTTATTGAGATTCCATTTATATTTTCTATCAAATTTTCATCTTCTGTTAATGTATTTCCTAATATTAAATAAATAATTTGTTTTGAATATTTATAAATATCTGTAGATAAAACTTTATAAGAAAAACATCCACCATTTTTATTATTTTCATCTTCCCAAATTGGTTTAATATTATCTTTCATTAAAAACATCATATATTTTTCATATATTAATGAATCTATATTTTCAATAATTTTTATTGCATCTTCTAAGGTAGTAAAATTATATAAATTTTTATAACTATTTATACTCCAATCATTATCAAATGGTGAATGAAACCATAAACTCCATTTATTATCTAATAAATTCATATAATACTATATTTTATATATTTTTAAATAATTAATATATAGTATTATTTATAATCTATTATAGTACGAATTTTTAATGAATCATTAGAATCAATATTTTGTTCAGTTATAGTATTTTGATTTAAATCATAACAATTAAAACCAGTTTTTCTAAAAAAACTGGTTGGATTTTCATTTGACGGACATGGAATATAATTATTAGAATCTAATATATAATAATTTTTTAATTTATTATTATAATTTCTATTAATATTATTATTTACTTTTACATTTAAAGCATCTATATATTTCTGAGGAATTAAATAATTAAATAATTGTTTGTTATATATCAAATCTATATATTTACTATTTACTGATTCGTTTAATAATTTGTAAATTAAATCATATTTGTTCGGATTTCTTGAGAGATCATATATATTTTTTTCATCAAATTTTAAATTAAAATATTTATCTGTTTTATAATAAAATACATTTCTAATTAAATCTCTATTAATTCTATCAATATTATCATTTACGAGTTCATTATATGATATATCTTTTTCTAATGTTATATTATTTGATAAATCTGCATTTGATAAATCAATATGATTTGATTGAAAATAATTATTATCTTTATTACTAAAAATTTTAAAAATTAAAGTGGTTACTAATGTTAAATATAAAAAAGGTATTAATACAATTATCCATGCAATAACTTGTAGTCCTATACTACATAACATATTTATAATTAAACCAAAAATTATCATAATAATAAATTTAAGTAATGCTTTGTTAAATAATTTGTTATAGAAATCAATAATTATTTGTATTAATGTAAATCCAATATAAAGAATCACTGGAAAGCAAACATTGTTTAAAATCATATTTATAATATTAATATATAATATTATAAATTAAATTAAATAATTAATTTTTTTTTGCGTCTAAAATATTTTTTAGTTCATCTAGTTTATAATGAGTAATACTTAGTTCTTTTATTTTTGATTTTAATAATTCTATTTCTTCATCTTTTGCTGTTATTGTTTTATGTAATTGTTGAATATTTTCTTGTTGATTTTTTAATAATCCTACAATTTGTTCATTGTTTAATTCAATATGTTTTCCATCTTGATTTAATATTATTTTTCCATTACCATTATTAGAATTTTGCTTTGCCATTTTCTTGCGCTCTTCTTCTATTTCTTTAATTTGTTTTAAAACATCGGGTTTATTTTTAGGATCACCTGGTTCATAATTTTTCAATAATTTATCTATTTGATTTAAAAAAAAATCTTTTATATTTTCTTCTTTTACAAATTCTTCTACGGTTTTATCTGATTCTTTTTGATATTGGTTTTGACCATTTTCTAATAATTTTTTTTTATCAAATGTATTATGAATATGAGAAAACACAAGTATTGTTTTTTTTGGTTCTAATTGAACAAATGGAACACTATAATCTTTTAAAAAAGCCTTTTCTTCTGCTAACGCAGCATGATCTTCATATCTATGATCATTTAATAATTCACGTTTAAATGCAAAAGTACCAGCAGTTGCATGGTTTTTATTATATGGTCCAAATTGATACATTTTTTGAATATGTTTAAACCAAATATAAATTTCGCTCGCTCCTGCACATAATGCATTTGGATGGCTAGTTAACATATTTACTGCATGTGAAACTCTTTCAGGCGGATAGTAATCATCATCATCCATATAAACTATAATATCGCCTTTAGATTTTTCATGCATCAAATTTCTTTTTTTACCTAATGGCATTTTCTCATCATATTTAAAATATTTAACATTTGAAATATCTGAAACTAAGTCTTCAATTTTATCTGTTCCATCATCAATGATGATCCATTCTATTTTATTAGATGGATATGTTTGATGTTTAAAACATTCAATTGTTATTGGCCAAAATGGTCTTCTATTAAATGTTGGGGTACATACACTAACGAATGGTAATTCTCTCTTATTTTTTTTTTTATTTGTCATATAATTTTAATAATAATAATCTTTTAATATTTTTTTTGAATTAATTTTTAAATGCTTTAAATAATGAAAATAATATAATACATGCTAAAACAAAACCCATCATTCCTCTAGTTTCCTCTTTTAATGCTTGTGAACCAGCAACAAATACTAATATACAAAAAATTACTGTTAATAATCTTCCATGTGATTTTATTAAATCATAAAATTCTAATTTATTTGATAATGGATAGTAAAAAATTTGAATTACAGTTGTTATTGCAAAATAAAGTGCACAAAAACTATATGCCGTAAATGATATGGAAACACATAGTACTACTAAAAAAATAAATGGAATAACCAACAATATATTTTTAATTATATTCCAAATCATTTCTGTAGGTGGTTTCCCAAGAGCCGAATACCACATTTTCCATGTAAATAAAGAATAATAATGTAAAATATTATTTTTTTCATCTTTTTTTGGAAAATAATTAATTAGTTCAGCTATTGATTTACTAGGATCTGATAACAAACCTATAATTTTTCTTGGAAAAAGTACAAGAACCCATGTTATTACATATCCAATTAAGCTTAAAAATGAAGAAAATGTTAATATTATACCTAAGAATGAAAGAGGATTTGCAAAAGTATTTATAGACCCTATATTTATACCTGCTAATCTTAAGAAAGGAGATAATAATCCTGAAAATAATAAAAATGCTCCGCTTCTTGCCATATTATAATTTTTTAATCTTTTTTGAAAAAATTTACTAATACCAGTTAATATAAACGCAAAAATTTTTCTTAAAATTAAAAGAGGAATTATGAAAAAGAAACATATAGTTTTTAATACGGCTTTTAAATATTCACTCTTAGAATTTTCAGCGTAATCAGCAATATTATATGGAAAAGGTCTTGTACATTTTTTATATTCATCATCAAGTGTAATACATTTACTATTATTTATATAATTCACAGCAAATGTGCTGACAATTTTATTCTGTTTACCATTTCCGACATCTCCTCCACCCACTAAGTCATCTTTTCTAGTTTTTGCTCCAGGATATTTAGAACAAGGTAAACAAGGTTGATATGGATAATATGTTAATCTATTAGGAAAAATTAATTCTATTAATGTAGCTTTATCACCTCTTTCTCCTCTATTATTACATTTACTTTGATAATATAAACAATCTATACTGGCACCATAATGTAACCAAAATTCATAAGAACATCCTACTAATGCTATTATTACCAATATAATAAGAGCAAATAATGCATACATTAAAAATTTAATAAGTCCTGGTTCTTTTTCATAAAATTCAGTCAAATTATCTCTATGACAAACATTATATAATTTACTAGTACCGTTCTCATCTATAACTTGATAATTTAAATTAGTATCTTTGCCGTCTGGACATTTATCATTAGGAGATGCATTAACAGCTGGGTCTGCATCTTTTAAACAACATCCTTGGTTATCAGAATTATAAAAAGTATCACTACATAAAGTCATATTTTGGGGTAATGTAGTAACTGAAACACCTGCTCCGAGAGTTTGTTTAACTCTTATATTAAGTGGGTCGCTGGTATCAAAATCTTTACGGTCCTGGTACTGCAAAGCAGGGGTACCATTATAGAATAATGTTTGAAAAGGTTTATTTGGATCTGGATTTTCACGATCTTCCATAGGTTTAGGTATACATATATCGCTTGTTGCAGTACTACCACCCTTGCCTGTTTGTTTTTCATCTAAATCTTCTTTAAATACTAATATTTTTTTCATAGAATCTACATCAAATGGTCCAAAATTCATTATATAATTAATATATGCAGTTAAAATAAATAAAATAAAAATAATATAAATATATTTTTTATAAATTTATTATTAATGATAAAAAATCAGATAAAATATTACGACTTTAAGGATATATTAATACTTCCAAAAGCATCAGATATAAATAGTAGAAAAAATGTAGAATTAAATACAAATTTTGATTTTAGTAATCAAAATACATGGAGTGGCGTTCCTATTATTGCAGCAAATATGACAACTATTGGTACACTAAATGTTTATAAAGCTCTTTCAAAACATAATATTATAACTGCTTTACATAAATTTCATAAGCTTAGCGATCTTTTAAATTTTAATGAAAATAATGATTCTAAATTAGATCCTAATCTTTTCATGATTTCCGTAGGAATAAGCGATGAAGATTATGATAATTTAGTAAATATATTAGATAATTTTGAGTGTAAATTTATATTAATTGATATTGCTAATGGTTATATATCTGGTTTTAAAGAATTTTGTAAAAAAATTAGAAACAAATATACAAATAAAATAATAGTTGCGGGAAATGTATGTACAAAAGAGGGTGTTAAATCTTTGATTGATTGTGGAGTTGATATTATTAAATGCGGAATCGGTGGTGGAAGTGCATGTACTAGTAGAATTCAAACTGGGGTTGGTATGCCACAATTTTCATGTATTTTAGAATGTAGTAAAATTGCTAAACAATTTAATAAATTAATAATTAGTGATGGAGGAATAACTTGTCCCGGAGATTGTTCAAAAGCATTTGGTGCTGGAGCAGATTTTGTTATGATTGGTGGCGCTTTTGCAGGTCATGATGAAAATCCCGGAGAAATTATAGAAGAAAATGGAAATATCTATAAATTTTTTTATGGAATGAGTTCATCTTATGCTATGAATAATAATTATGCTGCTAATAATAATAATTATAGAGCTTCTGAGGGTAGAGAATTGAAAGTTAAATATAAAGGAGCTATTAATAATACTGTAATGAATTATTTAGGTGGAATTAGAAGTACATGTACTTATACAAATTCACATACTATAAAAGAATTATTTAAAAATTGTAATTTTATTTTAGTAAATAATCAGTATAATTCGAATTTAATAGGACAATAGATAATATTATTTTATAAATATAATATAATATTATGAATAATAATTTTAATTTTTTATTTGTTTTCTTATTAATAACCTGTATAATATTTGCATTATTATCTAATAAAAAACCATTAGAAACTTTTTCTAATATAGTAGAATGTTCTAATTGCAGATTAATACCAAATAATAATCAATGTATAAAATTATATGATATTTCTTATACTCCATTATTAAATAATGATCAATACATTTATGATATAAGTGATTTAAAAATTACAGACTTAAGTAAAATATTTTGTCCATGGAAAGAAAATTGTTCCGCAAACACTTTTTTTGAATCTTCAGAAGAAAGATTTAATACCAAATTTAATTGCTGTAATAATAGTTCTTTTTATAATACATATACTACAAGTTATAGTGAAATTTCTAATAATCAAATTCAAAAACAACTATGCTCTAATTTACAAACTATAATAACCGATTTATGCAATAATGATAATAATAGATTTATGAAAATTGCAAATAATCAAGATTATATTAAAATAAAAAATATATGTAATCAAAAAGATTTTAGTGGAATAATATTAGATCTAAGTTATAGTGACACATTAAATATTATAAAAGATCCTACTTTAAGTGTTAATGAAATATTTAATTATCAAAATCAATTAACTATGAAAAATGATACACAATTACAAGAAGAAAATTTATCAAAAGATGAATTAAATTCATTGAATGCAGAATTAAACACTTTAGATATTAATCTAACAAGAGATAAAAATAGAAAAATTGAAATCCAAAACGAAATAGTTAAATTTTTCAAATCGAATATTATATCTTTGACTAAATATTATAATCCTGTAAATAAATTTGGAGAACAACTAAGCGATGATTATTTAATAAATACAGATCAGTTCTTTAACTGTTTTGGTGAAATTAAAAATCCAAATACTGATAAATTGGATATTTGTATGAATTCTTTATATGCAGAAAAAAATAGAAGTTCTTTTTTCAATGTCTCTTCAGATGCTAAATATACGACAGTTCAAGATGTAAAAAATACACCATATCCGAGTTATAATGATTTTAAAATGGAATTAAAAAATTTAAATAATTTAAATAATAAAAATGTTAGTACAAATAACAATAAAAATGTGGTTAATAGTTATTTACAATATATAAATTCATTTTATACTAATCAATTAAACACTAAAAATGCAAAAAATGAAAACGAAAAACAATTAAAATTTATTAATGATGAATTAATTATTAGTCATCCTTTTAAAAATTATACAGGAGGTTCACAAAATTATAACGCCTGTATTGACTCTATTACTGGAGATAAAAATTTTTCATATTGTGGAGCAGCTCCTTATAATTATTAATAAGTATAAATTAAAATTGATATTCAAAAAATTTTATTTTTTAAATCAAAAATATATGACACATAAGAGATGTCATCCATTGGATCAATATTCAAGATCTGCTGAAAAAATTAATAAAGATATACAAATTGAAAACTTTTATAAAATTTTTATAAGCGATATAAAATCTGAAATTAATGAACTAGAAGATTTAAAAAATATATTTGAAATTGGTAAATCTGAAAAATATAAAAAAAGTCTTCATCAAAATGTTTCGGAAAGAAAAAAACGATTAAAAAATAAATTAAAATCAAATGAGAAAGAATATAAAAATACAATTAAAAGAATTAATTATAATAGTGAAAAATTAGACAGTGCAAGAAATAAATTAATTTAATATATATAGTATTTATATATATTAAATGAACGTTCCTGTAAAATATGTACCACTTTTTTTATCAAAAAAAGATAAAAAAAAACAAAAAAAACAATTAATAAAATCTAGAAAAGCATATAAAAAAGGAAAATATATTCATAGATTACCTATAAAATCATTTAAATCTAAAAAATCAAATCATATTTTAAATGCCGAAAAAATATATAAAATTAAAAATTTAAGTGTAAATAAAAATCTCTCTAAAAAAACAGGTTGCTCTATAAAAGCTTTAAATAAAATTGTTAAAAAAGGCCAAGGAGCTTATTATTCTTCTGGTTCTAGACCAAATCAAACCGCACACAGTTGGGGTATTGCTCGTTTAGCAAGTTCTATTTCTTCAGGAAAAGCAGCTGCTGTTGATTATAATATTTTAAAAGAAGGTTGCAATAAAAATTCAAAAGCACTAAAATTAGCTAAACTAGCTCGAAAAAAACATGGTTATGGAACACGTAAAGTTAAAAAAATTACATTATAATCTTTATTTTATAAGTTTTCTTGTTCACTCATGTAAAAGGTTGTTCCATATTTTAAAAAATACATCAGTTTCTTAACTCGACTCACTCTTGGTAGGCGTTTTGCCAGGAGTAGATTTACGTGGAGACTGTTTTTTTATAGACTTTGAATTTTTTTGTGTTCTACGTTTTTCAGCAGCGGCCAGTTGTTTCATGCGTCTGACATCGTACTCTAAATAAATTATCAGGTCTCCATGTATGTGAAAAAAATAATTGTTTTTTCATTTTAAAAAATATATAAATATATTGAATAATATTTATATATTTTTTATTTTTATATTTTATGGTATCATAGATACAATAAATTTTGCAAATAAATGATCACTTAAATAATGTAATCCACCATATACTCTAGCTAAACCACATTTTTCGGCCACTTCATATAATTTTTCTTTTTTTTCAGGATATTTTTCAGATAAGCGCTTTGCTATATATTGTGCTTGTGCACTATGTCCAGATGGAAATGATGGACTAAATGCTGTTTTAGAATCATAATGATTTAAATCTAAATTTATTTGCCATGGTCTTGGTCTATTAAATAAAAATTTAAAAAAATGAATAATATCATTAATATTATTATCTATATTTTTTATATCGTTGATAGATATTCCATCTATTTCATTTATAAATGCATAACTCATATTAGTATCTGTTATTTTAACAAAATTATTTATTTCTTCATTTTTTAAACGTATATTATTGTATTTTTCAACTATTTTTACATCTTTTTCATTATTTGGATATAAATACAATGTTGGATAATTTTTGTAATAGCGTTTATTTAGTAATCCAGTTATTAAATATAAAATAATTAATGTAAAAAATAGAGTCAATAAAAATAATTTGAAATTCATAAATATATTATATTTTAATAATATTTTAATAATATTTTTTTTATAAAAATATTAATTAATATATAATGAGTCATAAAATTTTAGGACAGGGTAGTTTTGGATGCGTAATTAAACCAGCATTAAAATGTAAAACACAAAAAAAAGATAGTGTTTATAAAAACAAGGTTTCTAAGATTATGTATGAAAAGCATGCAAAAGAAGAATTAAAAGAAATGAAATTTTTAACTTCATTGAAAGGTATAGATAAATACGCGGTTTCAATACCCATTCACTGTAAACCTGAATTAAATGATAATTTTGATAAGATTGTGAATAAATGTACTTATCCATCATATGATGTTGTATATTTTTTTAGAAAAAATAAAAGCAAATTATCACAATTACTTTTAGAAGATGGTGGATTAAATTTAGATCAGGCATATGGAATATTATTTCAATATAAAAAACTAAATCAGTATGAAGTTGAATGTTTTTATACTTCATTATTAAATTTATTTGATGGTTTAATTTTTTTTAATGAAAATAAAGTTGTTCATTTTGATATTAAATTAATAAATTTAGTATATAATTTTGATACCGGTATTGCAAAATTTATAGATTTTGGTTTAATGAAAACACACAATAAAATTAAAAAAGATTATTCAACAAATAAAGCAAAATATGCAGTAGACCATTTTAATTGGCCACCTGAAAATGTAGGGGCATTAAAAAATTGTTTTGAAAGAGAAGATTTTACTAAAAGATATAGAGATTATTTTTCAAATTATGATGAATTTTTAGAAAAATTTGTTAATACTTTTGATAGTTGGGGCTTATGTGTCGCATTATTAGATATATTTATGTCTGCTATGGTAAAAGATATGAAAAATATGAAGTTTTTGACTGATACAATAAACTTAATTATAAATTATGCGGCACCAAATATTACAAAGAGAGAAAGTGACTTAAAAAAATTAAAAAATGAATATAATAGTTTGTTAAATAAATATAAAATATATAAAGTAAAACAAGTAAAAAAAACAACACCTGAAATAATTGATGCTGTTAATATTCAAAAAAGTAAAAATATAGATGATGCTATTTTAAAACAAAAATGTGATAAATTAAATAAAGATTATAATCCTTTAACAAAAAGATGTCTTAAAAAATGCGAAAAAGGCTTTGAGAGAAATGATAAATTTAAATGTGTTAAAATTAAAAAATCTGCAATTGATGAAAATATTTTAAATAATTCACCTGATATTAATCTAAAAAATGTAATAAATAATAAAAAACCAATCAATAATTCTCTCAAAAAAAGAATAGAGTGTTTTAAACAAAATAAAGATTATAATCCAAAAACAAAAAGGTGCAACAAATTATGCAATAAAGGTGAAATTAGAAATAAAGATTTTAAATGTGTAACAATAAAAAATAAAAAAAATAGATCATTAAATTTAAATGAGAGAAAAAGTAAAAAATTAAAAGTTAGAAAAACTTTTTAATTAATATATTATTATTCATATTATAATATATTAATATTTTATAAAATTAAATACTAGTATAATATATTAGTTATCTGCTGTATACTAAATCAGCTGTTCCTGATTGAAATTCTAGAATATTATATCTCTCTTCATATATATGTAAATTGTAACTATATTTATAAATATTTGTTGGTGCTTTTGTAGTAGCAATAGGTTCACCTGTTTGAGGATCACATATAGTAGTAAAAAATACATTTGATAAGTCTAATGGTGGATTAAAAAAATTTTTATATTCAAATTCTATCACTTTAAATTTATTAGTATTAAATGCACCAGATGGTTGATATTTATATGGATCATTATTTATTGCAAATGAATAGTGATATAATCCATCTTTTGATGAACCATTATTACGAGAGAAATTTTCTATTTGGTTATAAACACCAGCAGGCATTTCTTGTTCTCTATATTTTCCATCGCATAAAATTGCAAAATTTTTCATAATAAATTTATTATTACTTTGTTCTGAATCAGAAGGAATATGTCCTGTAATATAAATATTTTTACTTAAATCATTATAAATTTTTTTTTGACTGTAATATACTATTTCATTATAATCATCTCTCATTTTTATTAATGAATTTGGTAATTCATTATCATATAACCAATTTGTATAATTTGACCATTCATTTCTATTTATAATATCATCTCTTTGAAAATACCACATCCAATTTGATACAAGACCATTTGATTCCAGTTTTATTTTATTTGTTTTATTAATTTTATAAAAATTATATTCATATATTTCTTTTATTAAATAACTTTGTTTATTTGCTGCAAAATAACTTCTTTCATCATTATCTAAAAAGCACTGAGTTGTTATTAAATGAATATCCATATTTACAGATTTTCTAGTATCTGAATATACATAAGTCTGATCCATATCTCTTTCTGGTGGAGGCTGTATAAATCTATGGAATCCATAAATATCACTTGTTGCTTGATTTGCTTTTATTCTTGGAATAAAATCATAATAATCTGTATTTATTTTTTCAACATTATTACTTAAATCATATATAACATCTTTTATTGTAAATAATTCAACCAAAGGTCTAAAAGTAAAAGTAAATTCTAATTCGGTGTATTGTAAACAAACTAATGGAATAGCAGATGTCGATAACAAGCTAAACCATGTATGAATTGGTATGAATAATTGTTTTTCTTCAATAGATGGTTCTATATCCATATTATCAGCAGTTTTAAATGCATTGGGGTAATTATTATTTCTATTTGCATATTTTTCTGGAGTATGTAATTCATTTATATTGCCTGTCATTTTATTAAAAGCTTCTTTTTTTGTTCCATTATAATCTCTTTCAATCATATTTTGAATATAGCTACCTGAAAATTTTTGTATTATACGTCCACCAATAGTAATAGTTACCTCTTTAATTAATTGTGTTCCTATATTTTTAATCCATTTAAATTCATAAGGACGATATTCATATTTAATAGAATTTGGAATATTATATTTAATAATTGAGCTCCATATTGTTGGTAATTTAACTACTAAAAAAGTATCCATTAATAAATCACCATATCTAGATATTTTAAATGTATATTTTGTCTCATTATTTATATTTAATTCAGTTTGTCCTACTTGATCAATTCTATATTTTTGCAATCCAAAATTTGTATATTTGCTATAACTAACTTTAAAAAAACTTTTATTAGGATTTCCGTTAGTTATTACATTTTGACTTCCTACAGCAATTAAATTTAATAAACCACCGGCCATAATATTATTAATATTAATTAATATTAATATATTTTTATAATATAATTATAAAATGGAAAATCTGGATTTTACTAAATTTTCTAATGATAAAGAATTTTTATATAGTGTTATTACTTTAACAATTATAATATCTATAGTATTGTTATTTTTTACATGGATAACTAGTATTGTTAGTTTAAATAATAATAATTGCACAAAATACAAAAAGAAATTTGATAATTTACATGTATTATATCCCGAAAGAAAAATTAATTTTTCAACTTGCACTAGTGCACCAAGAAGTGATTATTGTAATGAAACATCATCTTCATTGCGTAATTATTATATAAAAACAGCGTATAACTGTTGCAATGCAGATGGATTTAAAAATAATTGGGTACATTTATGTGCAATGGAATATGCATTAAAGTTGGGTGTTAGATGTTTAGATTTTGAAATATATTCAATAAATAATGAGCCAGTAATTGCAAGTTCAACATCAAATAATATAACATTTAAAGAAACTTTTAATTATTTAACTTTAGCAGAAGTTTTGAAAGCATTGTTACAAGGTTTTCCTAAAGATGAATCCTATCATGCTTTTTCAAGTAATAATGATCCATTAATACTGCATTTTAGAATAAAAACTCAACAAAGACTAGCATTAAAAAATATGGGATTGTTATTGCAACAAGTATTTAGTGTTTCTGATCCTACATCACTTTTTCAAGATCATTCACTAAAAAGAACACGTTTAAGAGGAAGCAGAAGTGGATATGATGGAATTGATAAACAATTAATAAAAAATATACAAAATAAAATAATTATTATGGTTGATTCTACATCAAATTCAACTATAAAATCTATACCAGAATTACATGATTATGTAAATTTATATTCAGGAACTGATTATAAAATTTTAAGAATATCTCAAATCGACTCAAAAAATGAAATGCTTATTGGGGAATCGAAAACAAGAATGCATATTGTATTACCTGATTTAAATAATAAGTTAAATAATTATGATTTTTATAATGCATTTATTAATGGATGTCAATTAATTGCTATGAAATTTCAGTCAGATGATTCGAATTTAACAGGATATTTACAAATGTTCAGAGATAAAGAAGGAAAATCATTTTCTTTGAAACATCATTCTTTACGAGAAGATATTCAAACATTCGATACAAGTGGTTATGTTGAAAGTAATCCATTACAACAATATGGTTTAGGTCAAAATGCAAATAAAACATTAGTTATTAAATATACTGATATAGGTGTACAATATGGAGTAAGTCCCTCCAGCGCCGAGCCGAACCTGACCGGTGGATATCCTTCAATAAGTGTCAGAGTACAGTCATATACTGATGACATTATTATAAATAGAAATTCTTATCAAGGCACTGCAACTGATATTAACAATGATAATCCAGGAATTAGAAATATACGTGTTTCTGGACAAAATCATTATTATATAACTATAACTCCATTAAATTCGACCGGTTGGACTGATGAACCATTGCAAACAGCAAATGGCACTGCAGTACAAACTCTTGCACTCAATTATAATCATATTATTGGAAATGTTCAAGGTGCCACAATTACACGACATCCAGAATCAACTCCATCTCCATATAAATTTAAAATTACACCGACTCAAGGTGCAAGTAGAATTATTATAGATATTGCTTTAGCTACGTAGTTATATAAATGCAGTAATAACCTTTATAATTATAACAGTTATAACAATTGTTATAATTATAGTTTTTTATAAATATTATTATTTTTATATATATAAATAATGCAAAAAAAAAAATTTGAAGACAAAGAATTAGAAATTTTGAGAAATGCAATTGATAATGCAAATTTCATTACTGGAAAAAAAAATATACAATCTGATAATATAAAATATATTATCAGTATTTTAGAAAAATTTTTAAGAGAAAATAAAACATTATGTTACGGTGGAACTGCAATAAATAACATATTACCAGAACAATTTAGATTTTATAATAGAAATATAGAATTACCAGATTATGATTTTTTTTCGCCAAATGCATTAGAATTATCAAAAAAATTAGCAAATATTTATTATAATGAAGGATATGAAGAAGTAGAAGCAAAAGCTGGCGTTCATACAGGTACTTTCAAAGTATATGTTAATTTTATTCCTATTGCTGACATTACATATATTGATACTAAATTATTTAATAATTTATATAAAAAAGCTATAAAAATAAATTCAATATGCTATTGTCCTCCTAATTTTCTTAGAATGGCTATGTATCTTGAATTATCAAGACCCATGGGAGATATAACAAGATGGGAAAAAATTTTAAAAAGATTAATTTTATTAAATAAAAATTACCCAATAAAAGGGATTGCATGCGATAACCTAAAATTTCAAAGAACATTTTCAGGAAATGAAAATATTAATAAAATTTATGATATTGCAAGAAAATCATTTATCGATCAAGGTCTTGTATTTTTTGGAGGTTATGCTGTAAATTTATATTCATTTTATATGCCAATAAAACAAAAACAAATAATAAATAAAATACCTGATTTTGATATTTTATCTGAAGATCCACAAACAAGTAGTGTAATATTAAAAGAACAATTGGAATATGAAGGTATTAAAAATGTTAAAATTTTTAAAAAAAATAAAATAGATGAAATAATACCAGAACATTATGAAATAGTTATAAATAAAGATACTATAGCATTTATTTATAAAGCTTTATCTTGCCATAGCTATAATAATATATATATTAACAATGAAAAAATAAAAGTTGCATCAATTGATACAATTTTAAGTTTATATTTAGCTTTTATTTATGCAAATAAACCATATTATGATGAAAATAGATTATTATGTATTTCAGAATTTTTATTTAAAGTTCAACTTAAAAATAGATTGCAACAAAAAGGATTATTAAAACGTTTTAGTATAAATTGCTATGGTAAACATGAAACATTAGAAGAGATTAAAGAAAATAAATCAAAAAAATATAAAACTTTAAAAAATAATAAAAGCAATAAAGAATATGATTTTTATTTTTTAAGATATATTCCTTCCGATAAAATTAAAAAAAATACAACCAGAAAAGTAATTCCTAAATAATTAATGATAATAAATTTTATTTTTTAATTAAAAATAAGATTTATTTATATTTAAAATCGAGGGAAACCAACAAGATTGGCGCCAATACCAAATCCAGCACCCGATCTGGCAGATGCACCCATCGATGGTACAAATGTATCTAAAATTGAGAATGTTGCAGCCGCCATTAAAGCAATAATAGCAATTTCATCTAATTTTAATGGTTTTTGTGGTATAACAAATGCAACTATCGCAACCATAATACCTTCTACTAAATATTTAATTGCTCTTTTAACAAGTTCTCCCATGCCTGGATTCATAATTATATAATATTATTAGAGAAAAAAATTTAATTCAAATAAAATGAATAATAATGTTATTACAAAAAATCACTTAAAATAATTAATATATTTATTAATAAAAATATTATGTCAACTAAAAAAAAGCAAAATAAAAATACTAAATATATTGATTTATTAGATGAAGATAAAAGTATGGCGGGTCAAAAATTTGTATGCTTAAGTTTTTTATCACCCGAAGAGCATATTAAAAATAAAAATTTTTTTATGTTTGAAAAATATTTAGAAAATTTTGAGATGAGAAAATCTATGGAAAAGTTTAATAATTTTATTAATTTTATAGCATATAAATATAATATAGATGCTAATAAAATTTTGAAAGATATGGATGAGTTTTTAATAGAAGAAAAAGACAATTTATTTACAACAAATATAAAAGATGATTATAAAACATTTTTAGATAATTCAGAAGAAAGATTAATTAAAGAATATAATGAACTTCATAATTTTCAAACAAGTACACGTGGAGTTAAAGTAAGAGGATCTTTTGAATCACAACAAGAAGCAGAAATGAAATGTAAGCTATTAAGAGAAGAAGACCCTAATCATGATGTATATGTAGGTCAAGTCGGAAAATGGTTACCATTTCATCCCGAAGCATATAAAACCGGCAAAGTTGAATATTTAGAAAAAGAACTAAATGAATTAATGGCTGAGAAGAAAAAAAATGATGAAGTAGCAACAGAAAACTTTAAAAACCGTGTTAAAGAAACAAAAGAACGCGCAATTGATGAAAATATTAAAAAAGCAGAAAAATCAGGAAATAGATTAATGCAAACAATAGATGAAGAAGGTAATTTAATAAATGCTGATAGAATGGATGTTCCTGGTAAAAATTTATTATTTGGTGATAATGAAAATGATGATATTGCAACTGCTGATTTAAGAAAAGAACTATTCAATGATGAAAATGTTATTGTTGGAAAGCAAGAAAATAATGATCATGGTTTAAGTGAAATACAACAATTTCATAAAAAAGCCGAAGAAATGGAAAAATTAGCAGCAATGGCGGATGGTATGGAATCTGTTTCTACCCCCCCAGAAAAAAATCCTGTAAATATTGAATAATTATTTTTATATAATTAATATATATAAGTATAAATGGCAGACACTGAATCAATAAATGATAGAGTTTTTAATATAAATAGAATATTACAAATGTATTTTTTTCTTAACTATAAACCTAGTCCCGAGATTTTAATCGATAAAGGTGAAGAGTATATAAAAAGAATAGAAGATTGTTTAATTAGAGGAGAATTTAATACACTAACAATATATGCTTTGCAACAATTAAAACCATTTTTAGAAAAAAACCAACAAATGGATAAAACATCTAGTTTTTTAGTTGTAGACAGTCTTAATTTATTTTATGAATATTATTTTGGATATGATAGAGTGTCTTCAGAACAAAAAACTAAAAAATTAAAAGAACTAGAAGAATTATTCAACCGTTTTTATCCAAATATAAGAATTATATTTGTTTGCCAGGAGCATAATGAGTTTTTTAAAGATTTAAGCTTTTTAAATCGCGATAAATTTATATATTTGGAAGTAAATGATGCGATACCATCACAAACCGAAATAGATGATTTACTGTTAATGTATTTATATTTTTATTTAAATGTTATTCAAAATGTAAAGTGTTATTTACTATCTTTTGATAAATATAAATGGCTTAAAGGATATACTCAAACCGAAGCAGAAGATCTGTTTTTTCCTGAGCAACCGAAAATATATAAAGAATTACAAAAAGAAATAAATTTTTATTATATAAATCGCGGAAATACTATTGATTCAATTATGCAAAAACATAAAGATTTTATACGCAATCAACCCATTACTAAAGAGGGTAGACAATTAACTCGTATGTCGATGCCAATAAATATTTCAAAGAGAACTTCTCTGGAAGATTTGGAGTTGTCATCTAGTAGACCGGAAAAAAAAATGAAAGCTTCAGGAAAAAAAACTGTAAAAAAAACAGCAAAAAAAACTGTAAAAAAAGCTGTAAAAAAAACTGTAAAAAAAGCTGTAAAAAAAACAGCAAAAAAAGCTGTGAAAAAAGCTGTGAAAAAAACTGTAAAAAAAACTGTAAAAAAACAGAAAAAATGAAAAAAATATAAAAAAATATTAAATTAATATATTATTGCTTATTTATAATATATTAATGAGTTTTACAGAAGAAAATAACAAAAAATGTAGTTATCCAGAATGTAATAGAAAAATAAAATTAACAGATTTTCCATGCAAATGTGGTAAATATTTTTGCAAAATGCATATTTTTTCAAAAGATCATTTTTGCAGTTATGATTTTAAAGAAGAAGATAAAAAAAGCATAAATATTAAAAAATTAGAATGTAAATCAAAAAAAATAGATAAAATATAATAATATATTAATGATATTTAATTTTAAAAAAGAACTACAATTATTTTATAATAATTTAAATAAGAAAAATTTAGTAAAATCCTTTGGATACCATTGGTTTACAACTGGTTTAATAATTTCAGTTTTAATGCTTTTTTTAGAAGTTATTAGTTATAATCCAAATTTTGTTGAAATTTTTGCATTTTTAAGTGCAAGTTTTTTTATAATTAATTTATTTCAATTTAATACAGTAAATAATCAGAATAAAAATGCAGTTAATAATTTTTTAGTGCAAACATTGTTTGGGGGTATTGTGTGGGTATTTTATGCTTTTATAATGGTAGTTTTATATAAATTAAACTTCTCAAAAAATAAAAATATTTTAATCACATTTATTAGTATAACTATTATTTCAATATTACAAATTATTCTTATATTAAAATATGATTTATTTAATAAAATAAAAATTAAATAAAAATAAAAATTAAAATTAAAATGTAAAATGTAAAATAGATAAAAATATAATCATATATTAATGAGAGAAACTAAAAAAAATGCAACAATAAATAGTAAAAGATCTTCTAAAAAAATTAAAAAAAATTTATCTGGTATGCGTAAGTGGGCGTATCAAACTAATTCTGGCTCTGTTAATATGTCTGCTCCGATGTCAAATTCTTCGTATGAGCTATTTGATATCGGTAAAAGATCTTTAGATGTAAATAATATTGATAAAATTAGAGAAATTTTTGATTTTAATATGTGTGCAATATATTCAAATCCAATATTTCTTACACGACCTGTACATGATGAAATAACTAGTAGAACACATAAACTTATTTATATTGAAAATGCGGCACCATTGCGAACACCATGTCAAGAAATGAAGGCACTCTCTTTAAATAGTAAAAGTAAAAATTTGAAATTTCTCCCCGCTGCGGAAAAAGAAGATATTTTTAAAATTTTACAAGATAAAGCCGACTTTAATGCTGAAATATTATTTATAACTTGTCATGGTTATAATAATAAAATATTATGTGAAGATAAAAATGGTAAATTTGTTACTTTAAAAAATAACAGAGTTGATAAATTATTTATATCCGAAGAATTATTTTCAGATTATTATAAAAAAGCGTTTATTTCTCAAGAAGAATTTGTTGATAATATTATTGAAAGTGGTAAATTAAATAATTTAAAATTATTGTTTTTAAATGCTTGTAAACTGCATAAATTTGGCGAATTTGTATCAAAAAAGTTACCAAATATATATGTTATTTGCTGGAATACCGATGCAGAAGATGTTGCTTGCCTTGATTTTCTAAAAGAATTGATAACTGCAATAAATGAACTATCAAGTGCTGGGAAAAAAATAATAGATGAAAATGTATATAAAAAAGCTGCAGAAAGTTTCATAGAAGACTATGGAAAAAAATATAATGTTGATCGCATACAAGACCCACATATATTTATGAAAAGACCAGATTTACTACAAAAAATTAGACCTAGTGGTTTGAATTGTTTATTTCATAAAGGTGAACAGATTGAATCTTTAGATTTAATAAAACAACGTTTAGCAAAAGAAAAAAGATATAATAAATATAAACCCGATAAGCCACCACCACTAATTGATCGCCCTCACTCAGCTCCCAATCCCAAAAGTAGTGCTCGCAGTACTCGTAAAGTTTCCATTAAAGGTAAATCATTATAGTTATGATTTAAATGTAAATTATATTATAAAAAAAAATTTATTTTTTTAATAAAAATAAATTTTTCAGTTAGTATTTATTGTCTATTTTTGTTAACTACCATTTTGTTTTTCTAACATTAATTTTAGGGCCTTTTTTCTTATTACTTGAATTGGGATCATATACTTCTTCTTCATCATCTGAATCTAAATTTTTGCTTATTTCCCAAAATTCTTTTGAACCCAACTTAAAATTTTTATGTTCTTCTGCTCGATACCAATAAATTTGATCATGAAGTTTATTTGACTTGACATTATTATTAATAACTAAACACTCAAAATTTTCAGTACATTGATCCATTACTTGACAAAATGATTCAAAAGTGGGAAACATACCTGCATAATTCTCATAAATTCTTTTACGATTTGCGATGTATGGTTCGCGTAAAATAAAAACATAATCAATATTTGTTCTTAAATTTGGTGGAATACCTAGAGGATATTGCATAGTAATAATTAACATCATTTTCCAATGTCTACCATTCATAAATAATAATCTCATAACTTTGTCACGAGTCCATGTTGCATCATATAAACAATCATCTAAAATAACAAATGCACGAGGATCAATTGATGATTTTCTATAAACTTCTACTTCTTTTTTTATTTGTTTTAATACGGTGCGCTGGCGTTTTAAAATTTTTTCAATAATAACACTATTATATTCATCATGAATAAATAATTTTGGAACATGTTCGCTATAAAATCCATTTCCTGCTTCAGTTCCACTAATTACAGTACCTAAAGGTATATCTTGATGATAAAATAATAAGTCTCTTACTAAAAAAGATTTGCCAGTATCACGACGACCAATCAATACAATAACAGGTCCTTTATTTTCCTCTGGTCTGAAACTAATATTTTTCATATCAAATTTTTTTAATTCTAATGTCATTAATAATAATATAAAAAATAAATATTATTATTTTACTAAATAAATTTAAAAAAACGTTTATATTAAAAAAATATTATTACTTTAGTAAATAATGATGATCTTTTACAAAAAAAATAATAATGAAAAATTATTTAAAACACTAGAAAATATATTAGATTTAAAAAATAATCAAAATTATATACCCATATATAATGCATTTTTTGATTTAAATTATACTAATTATAATTCAATTAATTTAGATAATTGTAGTAATATTATTAATATTAATGAAAAAATAAATTATTCTAAATTTTTAGGAGAAATAAAAAATAATGATAAAATAGTCAGTAAAAAAATTTTTTGTAAATTCTCTCCAGTAATTGATCCATGTAAATATGTTTTAGGTAAATTTGATGTTAGTATGAATTTACCAAATTTAAATTATTATATAGATAATTCAAATATTTCATATTCTGATACTTCTTATTCTGATATTTCATATGATTATATAGTTAATGATATAAATAATTCTTCATATTGTGATGCTTTTTTTTCATTTTTATCAAGTAAATTATTACATAATTATAATTTTTTAAATGCCATTGATTTTTATGGTAGTTTTATTGGAATTAAGCAAGATTTTAATTTTGACATATCTGAAGAATTAGAATATTTAGATGACTGTGATTTTTTTAAGGACAATTTAAATAAAAAATTTAAACTTGCTAATTCAGAAATAGAAAAACAAATAATAAATAATACAAAAAAAAATAAATCAAAAATTAAAATAGATAAATCGGATAATATTTCATTAGATTTTGAAGAAATTTCTATTAATGAAGAAAATATGGATCAAAATATCCATAATAATTCAACCGAAATATTAGAAATTTTCAATGAATATAACATCAAAAATTTTATAGATCTTAGTGATAATAAGGAAAATAAGTTAGAAAAAAAATCTAAAAAAGATAATTCATCTTCATTATCTTTATCGAACACGTCGTGTTCTTCGCGTTTTTCTGAAACAGATGATGAGTCTGATATAAGTGATAACGAAGAAGATAATAATGAAACTTCACATAGTGATAATAGTTCAGAAACTTCAAATAGTGAAATAGAAGAAGAAATTTGCATAATTAAAGAATTTCCAGTGCAATCTATTTTACTAGAATGCTGTGATGACACTTTAGATAATTACATAAAAAATAATAAAATTAAAGATGCTGAATGGGAAAGTATAGTATTACAAATATTATTTACATTAATAACTTATCAAAAATGTTATTCATTTACACATAATGATTTACATACAAATAATATAGTTTATAATAAAACAGATAAAGTTTATTTATATTATAAATATAATAATAAACACTATAAAGTACCAACATTTAATAAAATATATAAAATTATAGATTTTGGTCGAGCAATTTTTAGATTTAATAATCATACATTTTTTAATAACAGTTATTCAAAGATAGGGGATGCTTATTCTCAATACAATTGTGAACCTTATTTTAATGAATTAAAGCCTAGAGTAGACCCAAATTATAGTTTTGATTTAGCTAGACTAGGCTGTAGTCTATTTGATTATTTTGTAGATGATTTAGATGAAATTTTAAAATTAAAATCTAAAATAAAAAAAATAATAATCAGTTGGGTTTTTGATGATAATAATAAAAATATTTTATATAAAAATGATGGAAGTGAGAGATATCCAGATTTTAAATTATATAAAATGATTGCAAGAACTGTACATAAACATACACCAAGTAAGGTTTTAGATAATGTTTTATTTGAAAAATACGCTTTAAATAAGAAAAAAATAAATAAAAGTGCACATATTTTTAATATAGACGAATTAAAAAATTTTTAAACTTTTTTATTATATTTCTAAATCACTAAAAATATAATAAAAATATAATTATTTAAAAATCTGGAGTATTTAAAAATACACTTGGTGAAGTATTTAATTCAGAATTTTTTTTAATTAAATTAAAGTATATATTATATATTAAAATTATTATTATAAAAATTATAATAGAATCTTTTAAATATTTTTTAGGTTGTATATTTTTTTCTTTCATTATGAATTTATTTTCCAATATTTTAATTATAAAAAAAGTTAAAGCACAAGCTATACTTATATAATAAATATTCATATTTTCCTATAAATATTTATTATATATGTTTTTTTTAATTTTTTACGAATTATTTTAATTCTTCAATATCTAAATCTATTTCTGGCTCGATTTTGATTTCGTTTTTAAATGATTCAGAATCATTATTATCAAGTATTAATTCATCAATATTTAAATTTAAAGATGTATCGGAAATTTTAATTGTTTCATCATTTCCAAAATCTGTTTCGCTTTCTATTTCAATACTATCTTCAATATTATTATTGTCATTGATTTCAATATTATTATTGTTATTGCTTTCAATATTATTATTTTTATTTAAATCTATATTAATTTTTTCTAATAAATTGGTTTCTTCTTTAATTTCTTCTTTTAATTTACTTTTTAAATTTTCCATATTTTTTTGTCTTTCAATTTCAATTGCTTCTTTATCAATAACTTCTTCACGTTTTTCTTCAATAGTTATATCTGTTTCTTCAGTTTCATCTAAATATTGTTTTAAAAGATTTTCTATTGGTATTGATTCTCTTATAGAATTTAAAATACATTCTTTTGTTATTACTTCTAATTCTCTATTATTTTTTTGAATTTCTAAAGGTTTTATATCTTTTTCAAATAAATAAACATTTATGTAAATTTTTCTTGCTAAATTAATGTATGTTTTATGTATAAATTGATAAATATTTGGTATATCTATATCTATTTTTTTTTGTTTTAAACCAACCCGAGCACATGATAAACTTTTTAATTGTATAATATGAACACAAGCTAATAAATCTTCTAAATAATTACAACCAGTTAATGTTATAATTCTATCTGTTTCCGTTTTAACGGTTTCGTCACTCCATTTAGGAATATTATTTAATAAATTTTGAAATGTCATTAAATATTTTTCTTCACTTTCATTTGTTTTGCAAATATCAAACGCTTCTTCGAAAACTGATTTTATTCCCTGAATCAATGTAGGTGTTAAAATATTTAACAATCTAGAAGACCATTCATTTTTAGATTCAATTAGACTATTAACATTGAAATCATCCATTTTAATTAAAATAAATATTTTTTAAATCAAAATTATTACGAAAAAAAATATAATTTAAACAAAATAATATTAAAATTTCTTCTGATTTAATATATTTTTTATAATTTTCAATAATTATTAAAAATTTAAATTTATTAGAATTATTTTCGATCTTATTTTCTATAAATTCTATTAATAAATTTGCTGAAAATCCACTATTGTATAATTTTTTTGCTAAAACATTTATATATATTTCATCAGTATTAACTTTTAATAATTTAGATAATAATAAATATTTTTTTTGACAATAATTAAATACTTTAGGGTATATTTTTAAAAGATTTATTTTTTTATTACAATAAAATTCTGAAAATCTAGACAATATTGGTTTTAAAATTTTATTTTTATCCTCAACTATTATAAAAAATCTAGTATTATGATTATATAGTTCAATACATCTTCTTAGTGCAGATTGAGCATCTATTGTTAATTTATCAGCATTTAAAAGAACAATAGATTTAAAATGATTATTCATTGTAGATGAATTTGCAAAATATTTTAAGTTATCACGAATAAATTTTATATTTCCTTTTCCATATGAACAATTTATTATTAATGAATTTTTAATTATATTATCATTATTTTTATAAATAGCTTTTAAAAATAAATACATAATAGTTTTTTTACTTGTAAGATTGTCACCATAAAAAATAATATTTGGTATTGTATTAGATTCAATAAAATTTAATAAATCTTTATTTAAATTGTTAGACATTATGTGTTATTAATTAATATATAATTGTTAATATTTATATATTAATATATGAATTTATTTATATTTAATAATTTATTGAATTGTATACAAAAAAATATAGGAATTATATTATCTTCAAATAATTATTTAATAAATAATAATATAAAAGTTTCAATTACAAATAGAGTAAAAAGTAAAGGAAAAATAATTTATAAATGTTTTAACAAAAAAAAAATACCAAATGATATTTTTGGCATTAGAATAATATATGAAAATCCAAATAATTTTAACGATACCATAACTGCGTATGAAATAAAAAAAACATTAGAATCAAATTTTATAAATATTCCATATTTTTACGATGATTATATTAATTTTCCAAAAAAAAATTTTTACCAAAGTTTACATATTTATATTTTATATTTTTTTTTACTTGAAATACAAATTAGAAATTTAAATATGCACATTTGTTGTATAAATGGAAGTGCTTCAAATTATTATTAATTGTCTTTTATTTTGTATTAATAATATAATATAAAAGAATGTCACGTTTAGTTGATAATTCACCAAGCATTCAAATTACAATTTTTGGAAATATTACTTCTAGTCTTCTTGAAAGTTTAGGAACAAACGATGTTACAAGTATTAACAATAGTGGATTAATTTCAGAAGATATTTTTGATCAAGGAACTACAGTAATCTCAAATCAAAATGTTGCCACTACTATTGCTAGCGATAACACTCAAGTACAAGTAACTACAGGGGAAACTGGTACTACTCAACAAATTGCTAACATCTTACAACAAACTGAAGTAATTAATATTAATGAAGCAGGACAAAGTTACTATCAAATTATAACTCAACAACCAAATAGATTTCAAAAAATTAACGTAGACATTGATGGAACACCAAATAGTGTATCATCATCTAAAGTAATACTTAGCTGGAGTTATAATAATATTCTTGTTAAAAATGAAAATGTAGGAGGCAGTGATAATTATGTTAAATATGCAAATGACTCAAATAATTTTAGTATATTACCAACTATAAAAAAATTATATATTGATATAAGTTCTAATGCAGCCGCATTTCAAAAACAACAATGGTTAAATTTACAAACAATTGATGTTTCATATAATTATGATATAGAATCTTTGAGAAATTTTACTGTAAATAAATTTAAAGAAGACACTCCTTTAACTGATATTGATCAAATATTATCATATGAAGATGTTAGATTTGATATGAGAGTATATGGAAGCAATGATTCATTAGATTTTCCTTCGGTTGATAATAGAGCACTAGTTTATAAAAATTGCAAATTTTTAGTAGCAACAAAACCATCTAAACCATTATATACAAATGTAGCTGTTGTCGATAATAGCAGCATTTTAGTATATTATCAAGTAAATGAAACAGAAATTGGATCAACTGATCCCGATACTAAAATAGATAGATATTTATTAATATATAGTGAAGTAGATACTTTAGCAAGTAATTATGCTAATTATAGCGAGGGAAATCAAATATTAACTAATCAATTACCAGAAACCTATGGAACAAATGAAGATATTGAAATAAATTTAAATAATCTTAGAAGTGGAACAAAATACGACACAATAGTACAATTAAGAAATAATATAAATAAAAATGAATTTTCAACCACAAGTGATACTATCACTACTCCATTTTCTAAACTTCCTAGTTCATTACCTTTATATGGAATAGATGTTAGCTTAAATATAATTGGTACAAAAAAATTTATTAGAAGTAAGATTTTAAATGGTTCTGAAGTAATTTTTATAAATATTAAAGATTCAGAATCGCAAATAAATTATGAAACAGGTGATTATCAATATATAGAAATTTCTAATCCAGAAAAAAATGATCAAGAATTTGATACATATGGATATGGTAAATTTATAGACGATTCAAACAATCTTGTAAAATTAGAATATAATGTAAATAATGTTTTAAAACAAGAAGTGATTTTTACGGGATTTAATATGAATTTAATAGAAAATAAACAAAATGGAAATAATTTTTCATTCTTCCGATTTATATCAAAAGATGATATGTATGTAGAAAATAGTGATACTAAATTGAGAGGTTTTAGAATAGGTGGAAAATTTCAATTACAAAGTATAAAAAATGACTTTGAAAATACAATTGGTCCTGCAAGTTCTGATGCATATAAAATAAAAATAGAATATACTCGAGATACATTAGTTACGTATAGAAATGAAGTAAAAATATTTGATGTATATATTGATAATTTTAATAGTTTTCCAACTTTTTTTAGAAATAATATTAATTTTGATGTTAAATTAATAACATATAACATGGGAATACCAAGTGTTAAAGCATTTAGTTTTATTTTTGATAAAGGTTTGATTAATATTAATTCAATTAATATGTTTATAAATGGTGATGGTGTAATCGAATTAATTCATCCTATTAATAATTTATCATGCGACTTAAGTAAAAGTATTATATTAAATAATTATGAATTAAATTCAAATGGAATATACGAATTTAATAATTCAAGTTTTCAAAATAAAGTAAATAATTATTATAGTAATGTTCATTATATAAATTCTACAATTACTAGAAACAATTCTATAATTATTGATGAAACATTATATAATATTTATTATCCAAATGGTAGAAATATTCAGAATTCTTTTACAGCAAATCATTATTGCGATTACAATAGTTATAACAAAGACTCAGAAAATAAAATTAATTTGAGTAAATTAGATTTAACTTTAATTAATATTTATCAATTTCAAAATATTCAAGTTTTTAATTATGATATGTTATCATTACAATATGATTTATATTCAAATCATGGTTCATCTGTAAATGATGATACATTATTATATATAGACGGTGGATTTAACAGTGCGTCTATTTATCCGACAATAAATAATTATGAATTTAATAATATTTCATTTATTGTTGATCCATATAATGATGCAAATGTTTCTTATAATTTAAATGGATTCAGATTAAATAATAATAATGGTTATAAATGGATTACATTTAGAATAGAAAAATTTAATAGTCATAGTTTTAAATTTAATAATAAAAATAGTAAAATAATAAATACTCAATTAAAAGGCTTAAATGAAAAAGGACCAAGATATATTCCATTTGATAATTTAAATAACTTCAATGAATCAGATACATTATTTCCTTCTGGAATAATTGATAGACTATCAGATGCCAATGACAATAATGTTATTGGATTTTGTATTCTTGATGATATATATGATGTAACAAAAATATCATTATTTAATAAAAAATTCTCAAAAAATAATAATTGGATGACTCATGGTACGTTAAAAAATAATACTGCATTTTTATATTTATTAACCTTCCAAAATGAAAATTTGAACAAATGGGGTTCTTTAGTACATGATCATGAAAGACAACAATATGGAATGTATATTGATCCTAATTTAGTAAAAGATTATATATATATTAGCGTTGGTATAAAAAATAATTTAGTAATTTAATAATCTATAATTTTTTATTGTATCTAATTAATATAATATAATGTCAGATACAATAAATCTCGATATCAATGAAAAACTAGATATTTTATTTAAAGATTATTTAAATGTTACATTTACAGATGAAAATAAAAGATGGTACGAAGAACAACTTATAAATTATAAAAGTTATATAAAAGATGAAAATATTTTAGTTGATTCTATTCCAAAAATACCAGAATGGACATATCCAATTAAAGCCGAAGATATAGGTTTAACATCAAATGATTTTTATAATTATAAAGAATCTGATTCATTTAATATACTTAACGTTAGCATTTTAGAAGATAAAACCAGAACAATAAGACGATATAAAAAATTAAAATTAGATATTTTGAATGGTACAACAATTCCAGGTCAATCATGGATTAAAAAAGATAGTTCGAATAATAATATATTGGAAGATACTATTCAATTTAATTATAATAATTATAAAAATATACATAATGAAATAATACAACCATATCAATATTTTTTATATAGTAATAGCCATATAAATGATGGAGATATTATATTAAATGATGAAACTGGTGGAAATTGGATTTTTAATATAAAAGCCGGAATTTTATTTATACCAGACTATGAAAATTTTGAAAATTTTGATAATTCTATTATTCCTGATAGAAATAAATTGAATACAAATAATAACACTCCTTTACTAACATATTATAAATATATCGGTAGAAAAGGAAATTCTAGTAATTTTAATATTTTACAAATTATTAATAAAAAATTTGATAATGAAATTTTTAATAATGATGGATCGGTAACTCGCATTCCTCAACCCGATATAGAATATATAGTAAATACTATAGATTATAATATTATAAGTGAAATTTCATTAAATGTAATAGCAGTTAAAGCAAATAGTAAATACAGAGTAACTTTAAATTTTAATTATTTAAGTTCAAATTATATAGATACATTATTAAAAGTAGCTTTATGTTATAGAATTTATGATAATTCTTTTTTTCCAAATGAAGAAATAATTGGTGAATATATTTTAGGAACAGAAAATACAACATTTAATTATCAATTATTTTCAAATACATTTTATGAAAGTATTAATTGTGATCTGAATTCTAATATTGATTTTTATTTAAAAGCTATGATATTATCTACAAGTAATAATCAAAGTATTTATGACGGCTTAGATGATCTACATAAACCTAAAATATATTTTAATAGACAAGGAAATAGTTTTAGTATAGAAGAAATAAATAATTAATTCGTAATATATTTATATGTTTTCTTTAATTGTTTTTTTTTATAAAAAATATAATTTAAAATTTTTGTATTTTTTTTTATATTATCATTGATATTTAGGAAAAAAAAAAATTTTATTATATTTATATATTTGCGATAAAATTTTTGTAAAAATAAATTTCAATACATATAATGAATACAAATTATATTGAACTACTTAATCCCGCTAGAAATTGGAAAGTTGGTACTTTTGGCCATTTAAATTTATTAAATATAAGCGGAAATACATACTCTACATATGTTGACATTTCTAAAAATTTAAATGTAATTGGAAATGTAGATATTAGTGGTTATGTTAATTTAAATAGTGCAGGAATTATTTATGGTCCAAATAATATTATAATAGATCCATTTGTACACGATTCATCGGGTGGAGATGTTATCATAAAAGGAAGTTTAGATATTAAAGATAAATTACATGTAGAAAATATAAATTTTTCTAATCATAGACCTATAACAGATTTAAGTAATAATAATAATCATTTAACTACAGAAACTGATTTTCAGGATTTAAGTAATATAATTTTTGATAATTTAATGCCTCGAAGACTTAATAGTAGAATAATGATACATTTAAAAATAAATTATTTTTGTAGCGTAGCTTATTCAGAAAGAATAAGTATTCAGTTATGGAGAAATAATGTTCTTTTAAATGAAGATATTAGTTTAGGAACAATTAATGCAACGGGTGGGTTCAAAAATACTTACACATTAAGCTTTATGGATATTCCAAATAATTTATTAAGTAATAAATATTACATAAAATATAAATTAGAAAATAATGTAAGTTTAGTACCACAAGGTATAGTTGATATAAATACATCTTCTTCTATTGTATTATATGAAATATCATAAAAAATTTATGTAAAACACTTTTTATTACTTAAAAAATTACGTATTATTTTTGTAAATTTAGACTAATTATTTTATTTTATAATATTATAAAATAATGGGTTCGAATACACAAGGACTAATTTTTAATAGACATACCGACAATTACTGGTTTACTGCACAAGATGTAATTGCTCCTAGTAACACAAAAAATTTACGTCTTCGCTCACGTGATACTTATTCTAGAATTGATATTAATGATAATAATTTTAATGAGTCTACAGATTCTACTGTTTCTGCAAATGCAAATACTTACAACAAAAATATTGTCATGGCAACCGATAATATTGTAATAACTGGGCCTTCTAATGAAACATACAATCCTTCATCTAGTGGAAATAATACAATTGGTTTTAAAGAATTTGTTTTCAATTCAAAAAGAGCTATTCAATTACCTCGTGGTACAACAACTGACCGTCCTCGTTATGACAGTACAAAAAATATTGACGTTGATGGTCGTGCCGGTCTAATGCGTTTTAACACAGATTTAAGTGTTTTTGAAGGTCATAATGGTGCTGCTTGGAATGTTTTAGGTGGATTAATTGATGTAGATAAAGATACATTTATTACTGCAGAAGATAGAACAGGCGGTGCTCCCAATAATAGCAATATTCTTAGATTTTTTACTGGAGGTGCTCAGGGTTCTGGATATGCTCCTCAAGAAAAAATGAGAATTCTGAATAATAGTACTGAAGATGGCGGTCGTATTAGAATGGGTCATGATCTTTCTGGTGCAATTAATTCATTTACTATAGAATTTGATCCTACCAATGGTGACATCGATACTTCAGGTGTAATCACTGCCAGTGGTGGTGTATTTTTTGGTGATAAATCTGGAGTATCTAAACGTGGTGGTAAAATTTATGCAGATACATTAGAAGAATTCAGATTAATTATTGATCCTCATGGTTTAGAATTTGGAAATGAAAATGTAGGTGATCAAAGTGGCTCTGTTGTAATTCGAGGAGATTTAATTGTTCAGGGTAATACTACAACTGTTAACTCTTCAGTTGTTGAAATTAGTGATGTTAGTGTACGTTTAGCTACTAATATACAAACTGAAGCTTTATTAGGAGCTGTTCCCGATGATGTAGGGATTGTTGTTGGAGATATGTCTGATAACTCATTTGATAAAAAATTTGTATACGATTATAATGGTGGTGCTAGTTCTAGCAATAACGATAGATGGCGATCTAATTTATCACTTCATGTTGAACAATCACTTACTGTTGGAACAGGTACTGATAAAAGTGATGCAACAGCTACTAATGGACAATATGCATTAAAAACTGGTAATAAAACAACTGCAAGTGGTGTTAATAGTACAGCAATGGGTCTTCAAGCTGAAGCAACACATACACAAGCAGTTGCATTTGGCAATTTAACAAATGCAAATGCTGAACAAGCTACTGCATTTGGACACTCTACAACTGCTAATGCGGCGCAAGCTACTGCCTGGGGAAATCAAACAAATGCTAATGCTATACAAGCTACTGCTTTTGGTAATTCATCTACTGCCAGTGCCGCTCAATCAACTGCTTTTGGTAATTCATCTACTGCTAGTGCTACAAATGCTACTGCTTTAGGTGATACAACTACTGCATCAGGTGTAGATTCAATGTCGTGGGGTAAAAATACATTTGCTCGCGATAATGATGCAACAGCATTTGGTGAAAGCTGTGATGCTAAAGCTGCTAGATCTACTGCTTTTGGAAAAAGTACCATTGCTAGAGGTATAAATAACACTGTTTTTGGTGATACTAATGATATTAGTGGTGTTACAAATACAGCTTGGGGAACTAATAATAATATAGATACTGATTCCAGTTTTTCCACTGTTTTTGGAATTAATAATTCTCTCGTTAATGGAAGAAATGTTAAAGTAATGAGTGAAAATTCAACAGTTAATGCTGTAAGAAATACATTAGTTGATGGTTCAGGTCATACTGTAACCAATGTAAAAGAAGCAATTATTGCTGGACTATCAAATGAAGTTGTAAATTCAGATAATAATCTTGTAGGTGGTACAAATAATAAATGTTTTGAAAATAATTCATTAATTGTTGGAGATACAAATATAAATCAATCTGGTCATAATTTTATTATTGGTGGAAGTGGCAATTCATCAACTAATTTTGCTGGAAATGGTTTATTAGTTGGATTAAATAATTCATGTCAAAAATTAAATTCATCTGCTCTCGGTCAAGATAATACTACAATTGGAGAAAATAATATGGTTTGGGGTAAGTCAAATACAATGACTGAAGTTGAGGCGGAAAATACTGCATGGGGATTATCTAATACCTGTAATGGAGGTAGAGCAACTGCTTGGGGAACTGGCAATATTGTTGCACATAATAATGCTACTGTTTTTGGTGTAAGTAATGAAGTTACAAATAAACAAGGTCTTGCTTTTGGTGAACAAAATAAATCTACAGGAGTTAATGCAACTGTTTTTGGATTGAGTAATGAATCAACTGGGGCCCAATCTACTGCATTTGGTAATTTCACATTAGCTAATAGCAATAATGCGACTGCCTTTGGTATAAGTTCTGAAGCTACATTTGCTCAAGCTACCGCATTTGGTAAAAATACAAAAGCGTCACGCAATCAAGCAACTGCATTTGGTGAAAATTCATATGCTAGCAAAGTTAATAGTACAGCATTTGGATTAAATACTGATTCTAGCGCGGTTCAATCTACTGCTTTCGGTGAAAATTCAAAAGCATATGGAGGCAATTCAACAGCATTTGGGTTAAATTCGATAGCAATGGAAGTACAGTCAACTGCGTTTGGTGAAAATTCGTTAGCTGCTGAGGTTAATTCTACAGCTTTTGGTAAAGATACCAGTGCGAATGCTGTACAATCTACTGCATTTGGTTTATCTGCTCTTGCATCTGCCCAACAATCTACTGCATTTGGCAATCAATCTACTGCTTCTGGAAATCAATCATTAGCATTTGGTTATTTAACTATTGCAAGCGCGGCTAATGCGTCTGCTTGGGGTAATATAACAGTTGCATCTGATGTTCAATCTACTGCATTTGGAAACGGAACATTAGCAGATGGCGCCAATTCACTTGCATTTGGATTAGATGTTTCTGCGGCAAATTCACAATCAACTGCTTTTGGACAAGAAACTAAATCATTTGCTGTTAATTCTACTGCATTTGGTTTAAGAACAGATGCAAGTGGATCTCAATCATCGGCATTTGGTAAAGATACAAAAGCATACAGTGACCAATCGACTGCATTTGGTCAAGAAACTAAATCAGTCGCTGTTAATTCTACTGCATTCGGTTTAAGAACAGATGCAAGTGGAGCTCAATCATCCGCATTTGGTAAAGATACAAAAGCATACAGTGACCAATCGACTGCATTTGGTGATGGAACAATTGCAAGTGGTATTAATTCGCTAGCATTTGGTTTAGATAATTCAGCTGTTGGAATGTGTGATGTTGCTTTTGGTGTAAGTTGTGAAGCTACAGGTGCTTATTCGACTGCTTTTGGTAAAAATACCGTTGCCGATGCATCTATGAGTTTAGCATTTGGACAAGATTGTTCGGCTTCGGCAATATGTGCAACATCATTTGGTAATCATACAAGTGCATCTGGAAACTATTCAACTGCATTTGGTAATGATGTATCGGCAAATGGTCAAACTTCACTTGCATTTGGATACAAAACAAGAGCAACAAATACAAATTCAACTGCATGGGGCAGTGAAACATATTCACAAAGTACAAATAGTACTGCATTTGGACAACATTCGCAAGCAAATAATAATAATTCAACTGCCTGGGGATATAATACTCGTGCTACAAATAATCAAGCAACTTCATGGGGACATACAACATATGCTTCTGGAGATAGTTCTACTACTTGGGGACATGATACACGTGCGACACAAACATATGCTACTGCTCACGGAAGACATACACAGGCAAATGGTGCCAATTCACATGCCTGGAATTATAATTCAAGAGCAAATGGTGAATCTTCGACTGCTTGGGGTAATCATTCACATGCTCAAGGAAGTTACTCAACCGCTTGGGGCAATAATTCATATGCTAATAACTCATATTCGACTGCCTTTGGTCATCAAGCGCAAGCAGATAGAGATAATTCAGTAGCTTTAGGTGGAAGAAATGATAGAGATTCTAATAAAGTATTTATGGTTGGTACTGGTGGAACCGGAAGTAGTGATGGTACTCGCACAGCTTTAAGTGTTAATTATCATTCAAATACACATGTAGATGGTAACATTAATTTAAATAAAAGTATAACAACCACTGCTTCTGTTGTAAAATTACCAGTATCAAGAAGCACATTTTCTATTGTAAAAGGTGCTGATCTTTCAAGCTGTGTTTTCACAAAAACACAAGGAACCGATATATCTAATACATGGATTCCCTTAAAAGGCTTTAATGGTCGCCATGGTTCTAGTGCCAAAGATGGTATTAGCATTCCTACTGCGGTTACAGATAGTGCCTTTGTTATTCCAAATTATGATGTTTCAATGGTTCCATCTAGTCGTTACAGTAAATTTAAACTTGATTATAAAATCAATTATAAATGTTCTCATGAAGCAGATCAAACAATTTCATTTAAAGTTACAAGAACAACATATATTCAAGGTCAAGATTCTGGTGGTACCAGAAACACAAGTGATGTTCTTGTATTCCAAGATTTAGATTTAGGAACAGCAATGGGTGTAAGTGCAAGTGGTGTTTACTGTGGAAGTTATATTGATGATCCTGAAGATGGTACATGGGGACAATGGTTAAATGATGATGGTCAAGATGATGATGATATATATATAAATCAAATAGGACAAACAAGAAGAAAGGTTGTTTATACATTACATTTCAAAATTAAAGATGACTTTGATAATATTATTGATGTTGAATCTGGTATTAGAGGTCATGATGGTCAAACTGATACTGCTTGCTTTAATATGGTAACAGTTCAAGAAATATATCAACCTCATTTTGAATTGGCTCAGCGACGATCATCTTGGAATATTTATTAAATAAATTTAATTTGATAAAAATATTATTTATTTTATTTTATTTTATTTTTAAATAATAAAATAAATAAAGATTTAATATATAAAAAATATATATATTAATGACAACACAAATACCTAAAACAGAAAATGGAACAGGATTAACAAAAACATGTGATTTTAATCCTAGTAGAAAATCATGGAGAATTTATACACATAAATTAACTACTCTTGAAAATGATAATCTAATTTTAGAAGCAAATGGAGTTAATTCTGAAATATTTTTTAAACAAAAAAATAATGAAATTTATAAACTGTCAGATTTTTTATTTGTAGCAAAAGAATTAGATATAATTGTAAAACAACAGGAAATAACTATACAAGAACAAAAAAATACTATAAACAGTTTAATAGCAAGAATAGAAAAATTAGAAAACAGATAAAGTTTATTATTATATATTTATTAAAATTTATTATATAAACAAATAATTCTTTTTTTATTATATATAAATGGGGGTTATTATTGAAAATTATAAATTATTTAATAATAGTGTAATAGTACCAACTGCATATTTAAAAGTTAGAGATATTAAAGTTACTAAAGAAACCGAAGAAACCATAGATGCAAGCGGTAATAAAAAATTTACAAATTCATATTTATTTTCTTTTGATATAATTGTTCAAGCAAATAGTAATACTATAGATAGTTTTGTGATAGAAGATTTTACTACAGGTGTTAATAATACCGATCCATGGATCAGATCATATAATTTAGTTAAACAAAAATTAAAGAATGAAAATTATAATTTTTCGGATGTGTTAATTTAATAAATTAAATAATAATTATTAATAATATTAATAATTATTAATAATGGCATCATTAACAAATAAAATTATAGCAAATATAAAACAATCTACAAATAATATTGAAAATTTTTATAATAGTGAAAATGTAATTTGTATAGATAGTAGTTTTATTAGACTAGGAATAAAAACAAAATATCCACAATATGCAATAGATGTTTCGGGTGATGATAATGATAGTATTATAAACAGTAAAAAAATACAAGTAACAAATTTAGCAACTATTGAAAATTTAATTAATAAAAATGCAAATATTCATGAATTAAGTGCAAATATATTGGATATATCTACGCTATGTTTATTCAAAACTATATCGGGAGATGTAGCACAAATTGGAAGATTAACAACACAGGCTCTTGATATTCAATTAGTCGATGCTCCTGATATTTCTTGTCTTTTTTTGAAAACACAAAATATTTCAGGGATTATTTTAGATATAAGTGATATTTCAGTAAATAAAATTGTAACAAAAGAATTAGATTTTACTGGTGATTTTACAATAAATAATATTAATGTAAATCAAGAAATTTCTTCAAATATTATTAAAAATAGTTATATTGAATCAAGAAATGTTACTTCGACTGATATTTGTTCTACAAATTTAAAAATATATGATTATGCAGATCTAAATAATGTTGATATTTCAAAATTGAATGTAACTGGAGAAGCATCATTTAATAAAATAGATATTTGTGGTGCTGGTATTTTTAATGATATTAGTATAAATGGTGTTGCATTTATAGATTCATTAAATGCAGACAAAGTTGATGTTATTAATTTAACAGCTAATGGAAAAACTATTGTTAGTTCTGGAGATTTTAATTTAGAATCTGGTATTTTTGACTCTTTAACAGTTAATTTGAGAGCAACTATAGGAAATGATCCACGAATAGATTCTTTGAAAATTACAGGTAATTTATATATGCAAAATGGTAACATTAAATTTTCAGGTGCATCTAAATTTGTCTTACCCAGATTTGAACAAATTAATTATTCTGGAGATATAAGTGATGGTACATTAACTTTTGATCAAGATACTGGTATTATAAAAGTGAGAACAACTGTTAATAAAAATACAGCAGATGAACAAAGCATTTGGAATGATTTAGATTCAAGAAAAATTGTAGCAACTTTTAAATTAAACAATGATATAAGTGGTAATAATGTATTATTAAACCCTAATTATTTAATTGATTCAAATCCAAATAATAATAAATATTTTATAGAAAATTCTAATAATTTAATTATCACCGATCCAACTACGAATATTAAATATAAATATATACCAATTGCACCCAATAAATACAAAGGATTAGACAATTCCACAAATGATTTTAATGTTGCTCCTGATATAATTTCTTATGATAATAGTTGTATTTTAATAGGAAAAATAATAAATAATGATTCTAGAAAATCTTATTTGGCTGGTAATTATGGTATTAATTATGAAATAACTGCAAATTTAACTGTAAGATATTTAAATAAGCGTCCAAATGATGTTGAAGTTACACAATATAATTTTGGGATATATCCAAGTATATTAGCAGCAACACCAGAACAAGCAGCTGTTTTAAATTATGAAGAAGAAGTTATAAATAATAAATTTATTGATGTTAATAATACCGTAATTGTATTTGACAATAGTTTTAATTATTCAAATATAAATTTAACATATGTTGGAACACTTGGAAATTCTGCAAATAACCCTGTTAAATTTAATAATGGATTTAAATTTTTAATATCCAGTACTAAAGATTTGAATTATTTGCAAATTGATTCATTTTATTGCACAATAAAACAAATCTAAAAAAAAATTAAACAAATCTAAAAAAAAATTGATAAACTATTTTTTAATTAAATTTCAAAAAATATAGTATTGTTTACATAAAAAATACAAAAGCTAAAATGAGTTCGCCAGAACCGCTGGGGACTCCTTCTACTATTCATGCAATTCTTACTTCGCCATCGACTTCACCGATCACATTACAAAGTGACATAACACGCAAATTTTTAAAATATAGAGTTCAACTCAATACTTTTATAGAAATTGATCCAAACGATCCTACTAAAGAAAGATGTAGATGCAAAAGTTGCAGAAATAGTGAAATAAAATTCCAATCGATTTCTACTAAGCAAAGTAAAAATAATCATATGCAAAAAAGTGAGCATCAATTAGCATTAGCATTTTTACTAATTGATCATTTAGAATCAAGACTTAGTGATGAAGAATTAAAAAATAATCAATTAGAATCAAGACTCAGAGATGAAGAATTAAAAGATAATCAATTAGAAAAAAAACTCCGCGATGCGGATGCGATAGTGGCGGAACTGGTGGAGATTGCTCGCACAAATATCAGGTCAGCAAGAGTATTAGATTTGGATTAGAAGATCATATTTGTAGATCAACTTAATAATAAATTAATTTTATAACAAATTTTTGTTGATTATTAAATGTTGAAAGGTGCAAAACAATATTAAACTATTTTTTATTTATTATATAAAAAATAGTTTTTTATCTAATATTATTTACTATAATTTTTGATAATCTTGAAACATTTGTACTAGATGATCCTAATTTATAACTATGTTGTATTTTTTTATAATAAACTTTTGGATAACAACAATGTGTGGGTAGAATTTCAGGTATTTCAATATCAGGTTCACTTTCAACTTCTGGAATAAATAAATTGATTGATATATCTCTTTTAAGTGATCTTTGTTTTCCTAATCTACCTGTCGCTTTATATATTATTGCATCTAAATAAAAACCAGGGTCATTGTTAGACGAATCTTCTATTAAACTACCTGATAGTTCATATTCTATGTTAACTATACGACTAAAATTTGAATCTGGATCTTCAACTGTTATTCCATAAAATAAAAATTCTTTTGTTAGTAACAAATTACTGCGATATATTAATGGATAATTTTTGATATTAAATGAATCTAATAACTCATCAAAATAGAAAAAACGTGGAGCAGTATCTAAAAGCTCAACATTTATACTTCTTGAAATAACATTTATATTATTTGCAAAATCTCTAATAGTATAAGAAATATCTACTCTTTCATTTAAATTGTATGCTATAGGTGTTAAATCTAATGATAATAAATAATGATCATTGTTTAATACTTCAATATTATTATAATAATAATTAATTTTATCGACAGTAAACTCTTCATTTTCTGTATACATATCAACATAACTAATATCAGAAATTAAAATATTTATAATATTTTCTATATTTGATGGTGTTAAATTACGTGTAAATGTTGTATTTTCAACTGCTTCTATATTATTAAAAATAATTGTTGGTTTAATTATATCCGGTTTTGCTATATCTATTATAAATGTGTCTAAATAAATATTATTGAATAAATAACTATTATAAAATGTCTCAATTTTTAGTGTTATATTATTAGATTCAATTAAGTTAATACCAAATCTAGATTTTTTTAATACATAATTAATTTTATCAAAAACTTTTAATTTTGATATAAAATCAAAAATATTATCAGTTTTAGTAATTAAATAATCAAAATTATATTTAATATGCTGAAATTCTAATATTAAATTATCTATAGAAATATTGTTAGTAATATTTTGATTAAAAGATCTATTAATATTTAAATAATTTATTGATAAATCAATATAAGTAGATTCAAACATAAAATTGTTATTTTCTAGAAAATAAATTAAAATATTGTTAAAATTAATTAATGTATTTATAAATATTTGATAAAAATCACTAATATTATCATAATTAAAAATGTTGTCTTTTAATTTTGAAAGCATATTTTCTAGATTAGTTTCAAAAATTTCAGAACTATAATAAATTGTACGCACTCTTAATTCATATAATAAAATGTTAAAGTCTTGATACATATTATAATATTTTATTACCACTTCTCTCAATTTAATAAAATCTGAAAAATTTATTATTGGTATATTATTTAAAACATTATATAAACTATTATTAATGTTATTTCTGAAATTCATATTTTCTAATAAATTATCAACACGCAACTCTATAAAACTGGTGTCAGTTAAAATTTGATCAACATTATTAAAATTTATTATAGAATCATAAATATTATAATTAAGAATTTCATATTGTATATTATGAAATTGAACATTTACAAAAAAGTTATTATATTTATTAATAAGTGTTTTTATATTAAATAAACATAATGCAAATAAATCATTCAAACTTATATTTGGTAAATTTAAAGAAAAAATATTTGACACATAATCAATACTTTCAAAAAGTCTTTGATAATTTTGCAAATTCATATCATTTATAAAAATAAAATCATCATTGTTAAAACCATTAATAATAACTTTAAAATAGCGTTTAAATATTTCAATTGCATAATTTAATTTAATATTAACATTATGTATATAAATTTGTATATAATTTAGTTTATATATTGAATTTTTATCATAAATTATATTAATACTATTATCAAGATCATACATATTAAAATGATTAATATAACTTATATCTTGAATTATAAAATTTAAATTATCATAATTTATATTTTCAAAACTCATAAATTGTTTAATTCTTGAAGATTTATAAAATTTTCTATCTATAAAATTTAAAACATCAATTATAAAAAAATTAGTATGATAATTATCTGAACTATCTCCATATGGCGTTGAATAAATTCTTGTATCTATGTTATTTGTATAATGAGTTTTAACATCAAAAAAATCTATTAAATTATTAGTATTTTTAATTTCATCATATATAAAATATGATAAATGAAGCTGATATTTTACATCATTTCTATTATTAAAAAGATTATATAAATAATTATTTTTATATTGATGATTATCTATAATATTATTTTCTTCTGTATTAATAAAACAATTATATAAATCATTATTACATATTTCTAATAAATAATTTTTTGAACTTGTATTTGTTGATAAAGTATTTTCCAAACTTTCACTATTTATTTGAATATTATGTGTTTTTTCACTATATTTGTGAAATAAAAATCTAGTATCATCTTCAATATAAATATTATGATATAAATTTTGTTCAGTTATTCCTATTATTCTATTTGTATCTTCATTAACTAAATCAGTATCTCTTGCTATCAAAAATATTTTATTTTTAAATTCTTCTTTTTTTGATTCAAACAAAAAATTATTTGAATTATCATACTCTATTCTATTATAGTTTATTAATTCAGCGATATTATTAAATAAATCTAATATTTTTTCAGGTATCAATATTTTATCATAAAAATTAATAAATTGTATTGATAATCCATTATTTTCAGTTGCAGTTGTATGATTATTTATATAATTAATATCTCTCTCAACAATTGGAACACCGTAATTTAAATTGTTAGAAGCATCTGTATAATAAATATTATGTAAATTTTCATTTTTTATTCTTTCACCATTTATATATATTATTTTATAATCATTGTTATTTCCTGAATAATTATTTTGCATAAATATCAAATGATAATAATTTAATGTATTTAATGAAAAATCTATTAAAATATCGTGTCCTTTTGAAAAATTAGTTGTTTCTATATATAATTTATTATTAAAGTTTTTTAATCTTTTAATTAATATTTTATTAATATAATTTATATTTCCACTTGAATCTAAAATCTCTTGTGAACTATTTAAAATTATATCATCATCACTTAATATTAACGTATGAAATTTAATTACTATTTCTATAGTAAATTTATTTGTTGTTGTATATGGATCTAATTTAACATAATTTAATTTTAAATTTCCAATTGTTGATGTATCTATATTTTCATTAAAATTATTAAAATATATATATGGTAAATTATTAAATGGAAAATTTTCAATGAAAACAAACCAGTCGTATGTATTATATGTATATACTATATATTTATTATTACCATAAACATACAAAGTATTATTTTTAATTTCTACTTTTTCAACATCATCTATATAATTAAATAAATTACAGCTGCTATCCAAATACCAATCTATTCCATTATTAGATCTACCTACTTTATTTACATAATAATTATTATTATAATTTACTTTACCATTTTGTATGTCAATATCATTTCCACTTATATCAACATCACTTCCAAATGCAATCCAATTTCCATTATAATTAATAATTCTATAACCATATTTAAATATTTGATGACTATTTGATACTGGATAAAATGTTTTACCGTTATCGAATGAATAAAATATACTATTTTGTGATTGCAAAAATGGAACAGCTATATAGTAATCTACATAACCAACAAAAACTGTTATACTATTAAAAATAAAAAAAACATCATTTGCAATATTTGTATATAAAAATTTTAAAGGTGAAATTAATGTTGCATAATTAATATTACTTAGATTATTAATATTACTTATATCGTATACATTATTATCACTAGTAACATATGCTAAACAAAATTTATCTTTATAATTACTTACACCACAAAAAAATATATATTTATTACTTAATTCATGAGAGAATGATTTAATATTATTACATATTCTTGTTTCAAAAACGTTCAAATAATGAAATTCATTAGAATTTTTATTATTAATTAATATTGATTCTTCACCAAATCCATAATAAATTATAAAATTTTTTAAATCTAAATAAGATTTATAATATGATATTTTTCTATATTCTTTTTCTTGTTTTGGTATCCAATCAATTCCATCATTGGAAGTATAAACTCCGTTATAACCACTTGTTAATAAAATCCATGAATTATTTTTAAAAAACATATCATTTATTTTATTTTTAAAATAAAATGGATTTGTTATATAACTTTCTCTATTATCACGAGAATATAATAATTTATTTTCACTTTCAGTTGAATAAGAAAATACTATTAATTGATTTTGTATATCAATATTTGTAATGCTATTATTTGGTATGAAAATAAAACTATCTAATAATTCTACATTTCCAAAAAGTTCCCAATTATTTGTATTATAAATAGTTCTAAAATCATAACTAATATATACATCTGCCTGTTGTAAACGAACTCCGTATAAAGCAAATAAATAATCATTTGTGGTGTCAGAATGTAATAAATAATCATTAAATTCAATATTGCCATTTGTAAATAAAATACTTTTAGAGTCAATAACACTATCTTGACTATCTAAAGTAGGTATATCACTTAATATTGTTATTATGTAATTATTAAAAAAAACATTATTATTATCTAGAGAATAATCTGTTTCTAAGTATTTATTAAATATATTATTTCGCAAATATTCTAATTTATTATTACTTATTTCAATTAAATCTATATTCAAATATACTTGCAAATTAAATAAAAAAATATTATCTAAAATATTTGTAAATGTTGGTTCATAATGTGAAAAGTATTTATTATTAAAATATTCATAAATAGTTCCTGCATCAATTATTTTTACGGGATTTACATAAAGCAACTCATTTGTTTTAAATAAAAATTTTTCAACATTTAAATTAGTATCTAGTAGCAAATTTTTTTTAAAAAAATTGTAATAATTATTTATCTCTCCATTTCTAAAAAATAATTCAGTAAAATCAATTTTGTTATATACATTTGTTAGGCTATTTGAATTATCTGAAATTATATATTTAAATGCATAATAACTCGATAGCTTATTATTTTCTTTAGATTCAAATAAATAATTTTCTGAAATATCATGTTTTATACTACTATCTTGAGAATAATTCTCAAAATTATAAATTATTATTTTTTTGTCATTTAATTTCATATTATGATTTAAATTTTTATGAGTTAAACCTATCATACTTTTTTTACTATAATTATTAGACAAATCTACATTAAATGATAAAAATACTTTATTTTTTAATATATTATCATCATTATGAAAATTATATAAAACACTTGAATTATCTTCAACTAATACATTTCCATTTAATATTATATAATCTTTATTAAAAATTATATTATTTTTGACTATAATTTCTCCACTCATATTTTTAAAATTTTCATTATAATAATATAATAAAGGAGGAGTTGTTCCATCTATAATAACTTCAATATATGACTCTTTAAATCCAGCTAAATTGTTTTCATTTATATTTTTATTATAGTGAAATCTAGATTCATAAGATGGATCAGTTATACTTGAAAAACTATAATCTACATTATGAAAACCATCTTTTAATAATGAAAATTTCATTGGATTATAAAAATTTTTATATGTTTTATTAATAAATCTATATCTTCCAAAAGATAAATAAAGCTTTTCTTTTATTTCGTTATTAAATAAATATTTATTTAAATTAGAACATATATCTAATATTATGTCTTCTTCGTATGTTATATTTTCTGAAACATTATCTACAAAAATTACTGGTTCACATTTTGATGTATAAATAAATATGTCATTGTATATTAAATTATTTAAACTATTATCAATATCAATAATTTCTATTGAAGCTCTATTAAAATTATCATTTACATTTATTATAAAATCTCCATTTATATATTTTTTATTATTATGATTAATAATATTTCCACCAGATATATTAATTATATTTGAAATATCATATAATATATTTTCTTCATTATCAGAACCAAAAATGCGTATTCCTTTACTTATATCTTGAATATAGCAAGAATATTCTCCACTAAATAATCCTATTCTATTATTAGATGTATAATTTGACTTTAAAAAATTTATTGTATCATCATTAATTTTTGGTAAACACCTAGTTTGAATAACATGTATATTTCTAGTATTATATCCCACCAAACCAATACTATTTTTAATCATAAAATCTATTGTCTGTTCTCCTAAAATATTTTGATCAAAATTATAATTTATTTTATTATTATCATTAAATATTAGTTCACCATCATAATAATCATATGCTTTTCCTAATAAATCAAAATAATTATTGTATAATTCATGATATAGTTTTTTATACTTATTATTATTAGAATCACTAATATAATTTAGATTTATAAATGGATTAAATCTTTTTACATTTATTGATCTTTTTAAAGAAGCTGAATTTACAGATAAACGATCATAAACAACATAGTCTTGATCAAATAGAAAATTATTTGTTACTAAAAAAGAATTATCAACAATTATTTTTACATTATTACTAGTATCATAACTATAATTTACTTGATAATTATATATATTCACATAATTTCCAGTTAATTTTTCTAATATAGTTGATTCTGTTGTTCCATGTACTGTATCAAATATTTTTAATCCTGGTATTTTATATATTAATTGATTATCATTTGAATATGCAAAAAAATTAATATCAATTAAATTTTCATTGTTTAAAAAATTAATATCATTTAATAATATATTTTTTGTATTTATTGATAATAAAGGAACATCTAAATTTGATGAAATATCTGAAAAATTTGATCCGCCAATATAATTTAAAATTGGCGGTTTTGTATCTATTATTCTAACATCTAAAATGTGTGATATTGATTCATAATTTACTGTTTCAAATGCTTGAAAATTAATTTGAAAATTTCCAACTCTAATTTTTTGTAAAGGTAAATTATTAACAACACTTATATTATTCTTGACTTCATCATTGCGATCACCATTATAATCAAAATATTTAACATTAAAATTAAAATTTATATCAAAAATTTGCGTAGCTTCATATATTAATAAATTATTGCTATATGATAATTCATATTTTTCTAATTCAATATAATTTAATTTTTCATTAATAAAAAGATTATTAAAATTATTATCTAACGGCATAGTTAATGTTGTTCCATCTAATAAATTAAAAATAATTTCAACAATATAAATAAAAACATTTTTTTGCGGAACAATTGTAATATTTCTTTCTAATGTTTTTAAATTTCCAATAATATCATCTACTGTATAAACTATTTTATAATTTGTGTTTTCAAAAAATGTTTCACTCTGAGATAAATTTATTGAACTAATATCTTTTAATGTTAATTGTTTCTTGTTTATATTATCTTGAAAATAATTTTTTAATAATACATTTGATGAAGAAAATAGTTCAATTGAAATACTTTTAAGATTACTTCCCAAATCAGATATTTCAACGCCTGGATCAATAAAATAAGTATTTATAATAACTTCTATATTGCTAGTATTTGAATAATTTCCTAATAAATAAATATTTGGTACTAACTCATCAGAAACTATAAAATTTCTTATTATTTTTTTTTCTACATCATTTCTATCTTTAGCTATATAAACAATTTCATAGTTTCCTTTTTCTGGATTAATTTGATTAAATATTATATTACTATTATCTTTATTGTTAATTTCGGTTATAAAATTTGTTTCGGTATAAGATATATCATTAATATAATTATAATAATAAAATGCATCAAAATTACTATAAAATGTAACATTAGTAATAAAATCTAAATCATTTATTGGAATTCCTGCTTCAAATCTCATATTATTAATATCATTTTCTAAATATGGACCTTTATTCTCCAAGATAAAATAAATAGACTTACTAATAGAAGATAAATCTAATGTTTGTATATATGCATAAAAATCTATTTGAAGTGTTATATTTTTAAAACTATTATTTTCAACTACTATTTCTGAAGGTATAATATTAATCAAATAAGAAGGATCATATAAATTATTTCCAGATATACTAGTAATATTATTTGGTAATATACCTATAAGATTAATTGCATTTACATCATTAACAGTATCTATACGTGGATGACTATAATTAAAAATAGATCTAAAATCTATATTTGAAATACCAAAATCATGTTTATATATTCCAAAATTATTTTCATTGACATAAAAATCCAAATTATTATTTAAATTAAAATCTAACAATGGTTTAACGCTATTTGTTATTTCTAAATTTCGAGTTATAGTATTGTTATTATTTTGATTATCAAAAATATTATAAATTATATTATAATTATTTCCCTTTGTTTTAAAACCACTAAAATTATTAATATTTGACCTTAAATTATCACTATTTATTACACCAGAAATTTCTTGAAAAATATCATTATTATTCATATCTGGAACTATAGAAATAGTAAAATTATTTGAAATTTCATTAGTTAAATTGTAATTATCACAAATATCAAAACTAAATAAAATATTACTTAATTCTTCTATTATTCTATATTCTCCAATATCATAGTTTATGTTATTTATATCTAATGCTTGATAAAATAAGTCTTTATTATCATTATCTTTATAGTCTACATATGAAGTATTTAACTCTATATTTATATTTGGAAAAACTATGAAAGGTTTTACATTATCAATAATATCTAATTTTCTAATAACTGTATGAAAATTATTACAAGAATCTACAATTTTATAGTTAATATAAATATTTGAAATGTCTAACATCTTATTTGTAATATTTGTTTGCGTTACTCTCTCAAATCTTTGATTATTAATTGATAACATATTTAATTGCTCAAATATGTATTTATCAAAATTAAATAACTTATTTTCACTAATATCTTCTTCATAGATCGTTTGTACTCTTATTTCATAATCAATATTATTACTATTAAAATAATTATCACTAATATCAAAGCTATTTATAACAAAAGATAAATCATCAAACGATGAGTAAACTGCTAATTTAATATTTTTATTATTACTAATATCATCATTTGAAAATATTGTACGATTTGATAATGATTGTATGCTTTCTATATTATTATTACTTAAATCAATTATAATATCATTTAAATAAGGAAAAATAAAAAATGGCGGAATAGTATCAACTACTTTAATATTACGAATTAAATAACCAGCACTTGCATCAATACCTAAACTATCTATTTTTGTTACTTTATACTGTAATTTAAATATTCCTGTAGTATTTAAATTATTAAAATCTATTTCTTTAATAATAGAAATTTTATAGTCACTAACAATACCAGTTAATGCATCAGTTAATGTTATAATATTTACCGGTATATTATTTGAATCAGCAAAACTGCTTAAATTTATTGCTGATTGTAAATTTTGTGTATTTACATTTTTATTATCAATTTTAATACCAGGATCAATATAATTTATTGTATTAACTTCATATACTGATAAATTAATATCTGAATTATAATTTGAATCATTTTGCAAGTCTAAAGATGGAATACCTAATAATGTTAAATTAACTATTAATTCATTTGATTTTTGATTTGATTTATCTATTAAACAATAAATTATCTTAAATTCATAGGACGAATTGTAACCTTCTTCTATTTTTATTCGCAGCGTATCATTTATATCATCATATATATATGCATTATTTGGTACATTTAAATTTGGTATTATAACATAACTCAGATCTTGATTCGTTAAAATATTTTCTAAGATCAATAAATCACGATCATCTGAATAATTTATAGTTGGTTTTGATTGTGTAAAAATGTTATCTGATACTACATTTATATTATTTTTCAAATAATAAATTTCAGAATTACTATATTTATAGTTTAATGAAATATCTCTAGTTATTTGTTTTTGATTATTACTTGTAGAAAATAATTGTCCATCTAATATGAAACTTATATCCGGTGGAATATCATCATAAACATCAATAATAATATTTCTTGAAATATTACTTTTTAATGTATAAAATGTATCTATTTTTCTTACTTCATAAATATTTCTTGAAATATCTATTAATACATTTGAACTTTCAATTAATGTTTCAAAATTATATTTATTGTAAGTTTCCAAATTTACATATGATAATCTATCTATTGAATTATTAATTTCATTTATGTGACTATAAATAAAATCTTGAGGTCCATCAAGACCCAATGCTTTAATTACAAATTTATATTTTTTTACTTTTTTAAGATTTATAAAATTCATAGGATCAAATAATTGTTTTTTTTTAAATTTTCCACTAATTTCTAGAATTTCATTATCACCATTTGTATTTTGTATATTATTGTATAATGTTAATTTAAATTCATCCAGATTTATTAATGAAACATTTATACTAATATCAAAACTACTTCTATTTTCTAATGATCTGTTAAAACTTTTTGAAAGACTAATTGTAGTAATTAAATTATTTATACTTGAATCTAAACTAAATTTACTAGAAACCTTATCAATGCTTAATTTTTTGGCTTCATCACTTGCAGAAGAAGATAAACTTAAACTTGTTATATTTTGTAAATTTGTATTATATCTTAAATTATTTTCATTATTTCCTATTTTAAATCCTATTATACCTATTTCATTTAATATAATTTCTGAATCATTAAATTGAATATTACTAGGTTCAATTGTAATATTTAAAGTGTTAGAATCTATATTAATAATATTAAAATCATCTGAATCAACTAATAATTTAGCATTTAAAAAATCAACATACTCTTCTTCATTTAGATTATAAATATCATTTATGTTACTTAAAATAGGAACATTAAAAATAACATTATTTGTAAAATAATAATTAATAAATTTATAAATTAATAATGGATTATTATATTGATCATACAATCTATGTAAAAAAGTTCTCTGATCTTGAAGCTTATTATTTGATACAAAATAATCGCGTAAATAAACACGAGAATTATAATTACTATTTATATCATCTATAAATTCTTCATAATATATTTGAAATGGAATGTGTATTTTATTTTGATTATTATCATAAAAATAAACTTCTATAGAATCTAAAAATTCATAGCTTAAATCGTAATTAATATTTTTTCCAATATTTCTAATATTTATTCTATTCAAATCTGTGTTGTTATTTTGAAATAAATAACTTGCGTCATTTAATTCAATAAAAGGTCCATTTTGTAAAGATAATACTCTAGATGATGATTTAAATGTATTTTCATAATCATAAACACTATAATTAATTACTTTTTCTCTCTGAAAATTCAATGAATCATAAATAATATCAGGAATATTTAAAATTACTCTATTAGATATATTGTGACCATATTTATCATAAACAGTGAACGATTTTGGAAGTTCATTATAATCTTCAAATTTATTTAATTTATATTTATATAATCTTCTATTTTCATTATAAAAAGGTTTTTCTTCTTGATCGTATAATATGAAACTTATATCATCATATAAAGTTAAACTATTTACTAATTCTGGGTTTTCACAGTTATTATTAAAAACAAATTTTCTATCACTATTATTACCATATAAAATTTCTTCATTTGAAATATCTAATACGTAAAAATTTACACTTAATAAATTTTTTATAAAAATATCTATACTGCTTGTATCTACTGTAAATTTTAATGAATCATAATAAAAATTTAATGTATTAAATGAATCATCTAACCCTGCTATTATAGGATCAATAAAATTATATCTTTTTGTATATCTAAAATTTTCATCAATTATAATAAAATTATTATCTTGTATTGCTATTGGATAATTCTCACATATATCAAAAATAACATATTCACCATCAAACAATCCATAATTAAATTTATATAAAATATTACTTATGTCATTTATATTTGGTCTATTTACATCTATATTAAATTCATAAAATTGTAAAGAATCATTATATTTTGCCTTAGATACATTATTTAAACAAATAATACTTAAATCTAATAAATCATTTGCCTTTTGATTAATATCTTTAATTATATAATCACAAACTGAGTTGTATAAAAAAAAATCTTTATTATCTATATTACTATTATATGATTTTATTGACAAATAGTAACTGCTCAAGGATTCATAATTTTGATAAATAGTAAAACTTATATCTCCATAAAAATATTTAATATTATCATTTACTAATATTTCTATAAAATCAAATACATTTGTGCTATTATCTATATCATAATAATTAATTCGATTATTTATATTATTAATATTTTCTGGTATTTGTATTATAAAACTTGTATCATTAGAAAAATTGAATTTATTTTGATTAATTTTCAACTCAAAATTACCTTTGCTAATATCATAATCTATGCCTTTAATAAATTTGTAGTAACCATTTATCATAAAATAAAAATTATCATTTGAATTTATTAGTGAATCTTCAGAAGAAAAATTTGTGTTTGCAATATTAATTAAGTTATAATATTCATCATAAAATCTGAAATAATCTCCATTATTAAAACTTATATCATTACCTCTTGAAACATATATTAATTTTGGCGAATTATTTAATAACTCATAATTAATAATGTTACTTGTTAAGTGATTATTTCCTTCAATATAAAATCCTAACGGATGTTCTTTTGGTATATTTCTAAGAAAATAATTATTATTTATATTATAATATAAACCATATTTAATGGTATTATAATTATTATTTATAATATATTTATTATTTGATACATCTATATTATTTGATAAAAATAAACATTCATTTGATTCATTTGATTCATTTAAAGACATAAGTAATTATTATATATTTTATAATATAAAATATATAATTATTTCTAAAATTGATATTTTAAAATAATTTAAAATCATTCTTAAAATAGTATTGTATATATGAAATCAACAAATCAGGATTTAACAAAAAAATATCAAAAAAAATCTGATAAAGAACATGTTTTAGATAATCCAGATATGTATATTGGATCTGTAGAAAGTATAAATGCTAATATGTTTATTTATGATGAAGATAATAATAAAATCATTGAAAAAAATATTACTTATGTACCTGGATTATATAAATTATTTGACGAAGGTATTGTGAATTGTCGAGATCATGTTGTTAGGATGCAACAATTAATTTATTCAAATAATAATCCTGATGAAATAAATTACCCTGTAACAAATATTAATATTTCAATTGATAATTCAGGAATTATTACATTAACTAATGATGGGAATGGAATTGATGTATCAATCCACCCAGAATATAATATATGGATTCCAGAATTAATTTTTGGTCATCTAAGAACATCAACAAATTATGATAAAGATGAAAAAAAAATTGTTGGTGGTAAAAATGGTTTTGGTTTCAAACTTGTTTTGATTTGGTCTTCTTGGGGAAAAATTGAAACTGTTGATGCCAAAACAGGTCAAAAATATATACAAGAATTTAAAGATAATTTAAATATTATCGAAAAACCAAAAATAACTAAATGTAAAAATAAGCCTTATACAAGTGTAAGTTTTAAACCTGATTTTAAACGTCTTGGTTTCAAAGAAGAAAATTTTGATGATGATTTTAAAAAACTTATGATGAGAAGAATTTATGATATTGCAGCCGTAACTGAAAAATCTGTTAAAGTTAAATATAATTCTAAAAAATTAGAACCAGAAATTAAAGATTTTGAATCTTATGTAAATCTATATATTGGTTCTAAAAGTAATACTCCAAGAATTTATGAATGTGCAAATGAAAGATGGGAATATTTTGTTTGTTTAGCACCTAATCAAGAATTTACACAAGTTAGTTTTGTTAATGGTATTAATACATATAAAGGTGGTAAACATGTTGATTACATTATTAATCAAATAGTTAAAAAATTAACAACATTTATTAAAGAAAAAAAAAATATTGATGTTAAGCCAGCATCTATAAAAGAGCAATTAATGGTTTTTATAAATTGTACAATTGAAAATCCATCATTTGATAGTCAAACTAAAGATTATTTAAATACTGCTGTCTCTAATTTTGGATCTTCTTGTGATATTTCTAATAAATTTATTGAAAAATTAGCCAAAACAGGTGTCATGTCAACAGCATGTAACTTAACACAAGTTAAAGAAAATAAAGTTGCTAAAAAAACAGATGGTACGAAATGTAAAAATATTAAAGATATGCCAAAATTAACAGATGCAAATTTTGCAGGAACAGCAAAATCACATCTATGTAACATAATTTTATGTGAAGGAGATTCAGCTAAATCTGGTATTATTTCTGGTCTTTCACGTGACGATAGAAATTATATTGGTGTTTATCCTATGAAAGGTAAAATGTTTAATATTAGAGGCGAATCAATTAGTAAAATAACATCAAATAAAGAAATTAATGATATTAAACAAATTTTAGGACTTGAGCATGGAAAAAATTATACTGAAGAAACTATTAAATCAAAATTACGATATGGAAAAATTATATTTATGACTGATCAAGATTTGGATGGAAGTCATATTAAAGGTCTTGGTATTAATATGATTGATAGTGAATGGCGTTCATTAATTCAAATTCCAAATTTTATTGGTTATATGAATACTCCAATTTTAAAAGCAAGTAAGGGTAAAGATATTATTGAATTCTATAATAATGGAGAATATGAAGAATGGAAATCACATAATATGAATGATTTAAATAAGTGGAATATTAAATATTATAAAGGTTTAGGTACTAGTACAAGTAAAGAATTTAAAGAATATTTCGAAAAACAAAAAATTGTTTATTTTGAAAATACTGATAATACTACTGAAACGATTGATATGGTGTTTAATAAAAAACGTCCAAATGATAGAAAAGAATGGCTTTCCAATTATGATAGAAATGCATATTTGAATACATCAAAGCAAAATGTTACATATGAAGAATTTATTCATAATGATATGATTCACTTTTCAAAATATGATAATGATAGATCTATTCCTAATTTATGCGATGGTTTAAAAATTAGTTTAAGAAAAATTTTATATTCAGCATTTAAAAAAAAATTAAATTCAGAAATTAAAGTTGCACAATTTAGTGGATATGTTTCCGAACATTCTGGTTATCATCATGGAGAAGCAAGCTTAAATGGTGCTATTGTTGGTTTAGCTCAAAATTTTGTTGGTTCTAATAATATCAATTTATTTTCGCCAAATGGTCAATTTGGTACACGATTAATGGGAGGTAAAGATGCCGCATCTGAAAGATATATTTTTACAAAATTAAATTCAATTACTAGACTCATATATCCTGAAATAGATGACAATATTTTAACATATTTAGAAGATGATGGTGATAAAGTTGAACCAATATTTTATATTCCAATTATTCCAATGATTTTAGTAAATGGTACAAAAGGAATAGGAACCGGATATAGTACAGATATTATGTGCTATAATCCTTTACAAATAATTGATTATATTAAAAGATTACTTAATAATAATACACAAAATAAAGAATCTATATTAATTGAACCGTATTATAAAAATTTTAAAGGAACAATTAAATTAGTTGAAGAAAAAAAATATATTATTAAAGGTTGTTATGAATTTATTGATAAAGATAAAATTAAAATTACAGAATTACCAATTGGTACTTGGACACAAGATTATAAAGAATTTCTAGAATCTTTGTTAGATAATAAATCTAATAAAGAATCAAAAATTGAAAATTATATTAAAGATTACAATGATATGTCTACAGATGACAATGTTGAATTTGAAGTGCATTTTTATCCAAATATATTAAAAAAATTATTAAATGAAAAACATTATTATAATCTTGAAGGTATAGAAAAATACTTAAAATTATATACAACTCAAACCATTACAAATATGCATTTATTTAATGATAAAGAGCAACTATGTAAATATGATAATATTTATAGTATTATTAATGAATATTATATTGTTAGATTAGATTATTATAAAAAACGAAAAGAATATATCATAGATAAAATAACTAAAGAATTAATAATATTAAGCAATAAAGCTATATTTATTAAATATAATTTAGAAGATAAAATAGATTTGCGTAAAAAAACTAATATTCAAATTAATGAAATTATGGAAAATTTTAATTTTGATAAACATATTATTGATAATAATTTTAATTATTTGATTAAAATGCCTATGGATAGTGTATCAAAAGAAAATGCAGAAAAAATATTAAAAGAACATGAAGAAAAAAATAAAGAATTAGAAAATATTAAAATAATGACCATTGAAAAAATGTGGTTAACTGAATTAGATAATCTAAAAATTGCATATAAAGAATTTATAGAATTAATTGATGAATCTACAAAAGTTTCAACTAAAAAATCTAAAAAAAAATAAAAAATGTTATTTAAAAATACCTAATTATTAATTATATTTTTTTATTTATTATATTATATTATATAATGAATAAAAAATGTAAAATTTATAAATCCTGTTCACATGTACCATGTAATTCTGCAATGAATAGATGTAAACCAGAATATTGTGTACCAGGAAGTTCTAGCAATTGGTCATTATGTAATATGTCTAATTTGGGAAATAAATATAAAAAATATAAAAAATTTTGCAAAGATGAATCTAAATGTAAAATGCAAAAAACAAAAAAACAAAAACATAAAGTAGATGCTCAAATGTTACATAAAAAAATGCCTTATATTTGGCGACATTTAAAACCAAATACAAGAAAACATATGATTGAACTTGCAAAAAAACCAGTTAATCAAATTGATATACCTTTTCATGTTTTTCAAGATAAAAAAAATAAAAAAACTTTGAAAAGAATTAGCAAAAAAGAGAGAAAATTATATTTTTCTCTCAAAAAAAAGTACAAAAATATTTAAAATAATGCCTTATATTTTAAAAACGTTTGAGAAAATTAGCAAATAATTTTATTAAATATATATTATATTTCTACAATTAAAACCATTTTATTAAAATAATTAAAACCATGCTTTATATTCTAATGTTTTATTGGTCTTATCGCTATATTTAGGCATATCCATTAGTGTATACATATTACTAGCATCATGTTTATATTTCAAATAAGAAATTGCTTCATTATATGCTCGATTAATTAAATAATTAAGAACTAGATTGTTTAAAAAATGTATTTGTTCATTTATATTAGTATTTAAATTTCTAGAATATTCTAAAAAATAACTTCTCATTACTGTGAAAATAATTTCTTCTGGTTGATTATCTATTCTTAGTTTGTTTTTTGATTTTAAATAAACACCTTCTTTTAATTTATTTTGAATTAAATTTAAATTACTTCTTGAAAAAAATTTATCTGATAGTTCAGTTTTATCAAAAATACCTGTTAAAGCGTTGTTAAAATTTGTATTTGAATTTGCTGGAATTTTATCCATCATATTAAATTTATTGTCTATATTCTCAGTATTAAAATTAATTCTTCCGTTATTCATTTTATTTATAGTAAAAGAATATTATTATTATATTTAGTAATATTTTTTTTACTAAATAATATATATTAATTAGAAATGGAAACTTTTCAAAAGAATGTTATAATTGTTGCAACAGTCATATTAATCATATGTTTATTTTTTGTCTTATTAATTTTAAAAAATTCATTAGAAAATGCTGTATGGCCACCAATTAAATCAAGCTGCCCTGATTATTGGGATGCTTCTTTAAATCCAGCTGGAAATGCAGAAAGATGTATAAATAATTCTAATGTAAACACCTGTAGCAGAAATTATCCAGCAAATCTGGCACCCACCGCATCGGGCTTCGGCAATGGTTATTGTTCTGGGTCTACTGCTGATCCTGGTTTAAATCCAGCAACTTTTACTACACTTGCAAGAGGTAGTACACGTCCAGATGATTTAAATTGTGCAAAATATAGATGGGCTAAATCTGAAAGTATAACATGGGATGGAATAACAAATAATAAAAACATTTGCAAAGATGCTACTATATAAATTAATTATTATATATATATTACTAATATATATATAATTCATAGTTCTTATTTTTTAATTCACTAATTATATTATTATATAATATATTATGTCTTCTAATATTATATATAATAATATTCAAGAAAGTATTATTAGAAATGATGATTTAAATTTAGAATATATAGAATATAACTCTAATATTTATCCTTGGAAATTAAATTCTACTTTTTTAAGTCACGATAATAATTCTATTAATATACCACAACATACTTTTATACACAATAATTACTTTTTAATAGAAAGTAAAACATCTGATATAAAATTAAAAACCATTGACTCTAAAAGATTATTATTTGATTCTCCTGGAATTTTTAAAGAAGACTGCGTATTTAAAAATATTGATGCTAGTAATTTATCATTACAACAAACTCTTATTGCTAATTATATTGATGTAGATAGAATTAATGTTAAAGATTTATATATTACTGGTATTTTAAATCTAAATACAAATAGAACTAATATTCGCGGTGATATAAATTTAGAAGGTAGCATTTCTATTAATGGAAATAGTGATCTTACTAATCAAATTGGAACAAGTAATACAAATATTAAATTTGCAAATATCACAAATTCAATAATTGGACAAAATGGTCCAGATCTTGGATTCTTTACTAATATTAAAACAGAACAATTAACATGTAATAATAATATTAATACAAAAAATGTAGACTGTTCGGATAATGCATATTTTTATAAAGATTTATATGTATCAAATTCTTTAATTCTAAAATCAATTAAATTAGAGAATTTATATACATATTATAATTTTTGGGAAATTGGTGAATTATCATTGAATTATATAGTTTCACCCAGTAGATATATTGCTATAGAAGACTCATCAAAAAATAAAATTAATATTAATAATTATAGATTTTTATTAAAAAAAGGAAAATATTTAATAAATACTGGTATTTTAAATACAGGATCAAATGAGAAAATATATAAATATTATTCTTATTATGTTGGATTTGAAGTCTATCAAGATTTAAGTTATAATTTTAAATATAATGGAGTTTATAATCGATCAGATATATTAACTTATTCTGAAAATTATTCAAGAGAATTACGCGGTAATAATAATATAGAAAATTTTTATAGGGGAGAAATTGAAATAGAAGTATTAGGAAATTTTGGTTACGCTAATATATCTGTATATCATGCTGATACTGATCATGTAAATTATAATAGTGAATACAATATTGAAGAATTATTAATTTATGAACATGATATTAATATTCTTGAAGAATTTTCAATTTTGGAAAATAAAATTAATAGTACTTTACTTTCATCTGGATCGGTTTTAGATACAGATAATAACACCAGAATCGTTGCAGAACGTTTTGATGAAATTAATACACCTCTAGATAATAACCAGCTTGATTTTTACACCAATGGAATTAGGCGTTTACAAATAGATGAATGTGGAAATATTTTATATGGTAATCTTTATAAAAATCCAATTACTGAAAATGATTATAATATTAAAATTGATTTTTCCAATGGAACTATTATTTCAAAATCAGACATATCTTGCAATAATATAATTGCAAATAAATTTATTTCACATTTAGATATTTCTTCTACTAATATATTATCTAATGAAATATCATGTAATAATATAAATATTCATAATGATATATCAATAAATAATAATTTATTTATAAATGGAAATATTTATGGACCATCTAATATGATAATTGATCCTTCTTTGCATAATGATAATTCTGGTACATTAATTATTAAAGGAAATTTAATAGTTGAGGGAAATGAAACAGTTATTAATTCAAATATTATAGATATAAGTGATTATAGAATTTTATTATCAACATCTTATCCTAATAAAAATGGTGCAGGAATTGAAGTTTCTAATAATAAATTATTTGTTTATGATTCCAGTTTTAATTCTTGGAGTTCTAATATTAATTTATCATGTGCTAATGATACTTATTTAAATAATATTTTTATTAATAATAAATTAATTATATCCTCTCAAAATTCGGAAATAATAGATTTTACAAATAGATTAAATGATATTAAATACGGATTTTTCTTTGACGGTGATATTTCGGTTAATAATAATAATATATTATCATCAAAAAATTCAAATCTTGAAAATATTAACAATGATATTATTACTGTTTCGAACGCTATAAAATTTCAAGAGTTAACTGTTTTTTCAAATGAAGATTCTAATTCTCAACAAATTTTTATACCAACAATTGAGAGAGATGATACTAATTTAAATATAATGAATTTTAATAAATTAGAAATTAAAAATAGCCATAATGTAAATAATGATGGATTAAGTGTTAAAACTAATTTAACAATGAATGATTTTGATATTAAAAATATATCTACATTATCATGTAATCAAATAAATAGTGGAAATATTTCATGTATGGCTATTAATACAAATAATTTTTTAATAAATTCTGGTCCAATAACTTGTACTACATTAAATACAAATAATAATCAAATAACAACTGGAGCTATCTCATGTACTACAATCAATACAAATGATTTTTCAATTACATCTGGTCCTATTAGTTCTGGTATTATTAACACTAATAATAATACTATTACATGTGGAGCAATCAACACTAATAATAATACTATTACATGTGGAGCAATTAATAGTAATAATAATATAAATTGTGGAACTATTACGTGCAATACAATTAATACTAATAATAATGATATGAATGCCGGAACTGGTAAAATTGTTGCTGCTAATTTAAATTTAACAAATTTAACAATTAATTCTACAATAAGTAATAATACATTAACTATGGAATTTAATAAAATGTATGCTGTAAAAGATATTAATTATGATGGAATAATATCAACATTTGATATTAACAATACAAATTTAATTAATGGTTCGCAAATTATTATTAAAATAAAACCTTCTGATGGTTCAACTATTACAATATATGGATATGAAAATCCTTTGTTACTAACAAAAATAAATAATGTAGAAAATGAAAATATTATAATTAATTTTGCAGAAGATTTAGAATTAGAAGGAGATGGATATTCTAGTATAATAATAACAGCAATTAATATTTCTAATGTTTTTTGTATTTCTGCATCTATTTTCAAAAAAAAATCTGATTAATTTTTTTAAGTATATTAATATAAATTAAAATATCTAATTTATATTAATTATGCCATTTGCTGGATTATTTTCAACTCTTAATAAAAGATTAGATTCTAATATATTAAAAATACATAAATTTAAAAAAAATGGAACTGCAACTTATGAATATATTATTGATTCCGAAACAAATCAAGATGATTTTTATGAAATAGCATTTATTGCGTTACAAAACACTATATTATCCGGTGGTAAAAAAAATATTGCACAACTTTTTTCAGAAGAAAAAGACAATAATTTAACAGATTTTTTAGATTTAACAAAACCACAATATATTTCAAATGATGAAAGTTCAGCAATACAATATGATTTGACTTATGTTTATAATTATTTATTTTTATATAGTGGTGGAAATAATGGAACCAATGGAACTATTACAACAAATTATTCTAGAGATAAACATTTCTCAATATTACAAAACCCTAATTTTAGTGAAAATGACTGGATATTTGCAGCAAATAGTGATCTAGTAAATTTAACAATTAAAGATATTAATAATAATTATAGTATACCAAATTCATTAGAAGGTCTTAGCACATCAAATAGAGATAATTACTTATTTACATTTAATAATAAAGATAAATATTGGTGGAATCAACAAATTGATAAACAACATTTTATATTACATAGCAGTGACGGTAGTATTAAATATACTATACAAAGAACATGTGATTGGAGTAATAAAAAAATAATAATTAATATTAGTTACAATTATTTAAATACTATTAATTATCGTGAAGATAATTTTTATAATTATTATGTTAATAATAATTCTTCAATATTCGCTACGCAATATGATATTGCTACAAAAAAAAATATTTTATATGATTTGAGTAGTAATGATTTTTACATAAGAAAAAATTATCATTTTTCCGTTAAGAATGATGGTTTATATGATATTTTTACATTTTTAGATTTTACAAATGCAGCCAAAGAAGATATTGGCTCTTCAACTGCACCTGTTTCTACTGCTTCTGTGTGTAAAACTTCAAAAAAATCAATAAAAACCAATAAATCGCAATCACTAACAATATATAAAAAAGATTTTCAATTAGATCAACATGATCCTAATAATAATTATAAAAAAAATAATGTTTTAGGAATTGGTCTTTCTATTGCTAAAGATCTTTTTCATCATGGTGATAAAGACATCCCCGCAAATGATATTAGAAATAACATGGTTACGCATAATTTTACATCTATTGAGAGAAATAATATTTTATTTTATTTTCATCAGGCTATCTCACCGGTTTCTCAACAAACTGTTACTGATATTGGTCCCAATGCAAATTCAGGTTATCTTAAAAATATAACATACCAACCTTCTTCTACTGGTGTAAATCAATTTACTGAATACTTAGAATGGTTTGGTGCTGTAGGCATTGATACTAATATTTCATTTCAAAATATTTTAGATAGTAATACCACGGGTGCATTTACATTAGCAGCTAGATTTCAATATACCGGAACTGATTCTCAATTATATTCAGCAATTTTTGGCGGAGTAGAAGATTATAAAGGTACTGGATTTTTCCTTGGCAAACATCATGGAAATACTGATCTTGGGTTGCAAGATTCTCAATATCATAGTAATTTTATTTCTAATCCTAACATATTTAATAGCACCGGGCGTGCATCATCACATACAATAATACATACTCGATCTGGTGTACCTGGAAATTATGATCACAGAACATTTATAGATGGAGTTTATGTTGCAAATAAATTCGATGGAGCGCCGGTCGGCGAGGTTGATGCATATTTGGGTGTAAATTTAGACGAACGTATAATGATAGGAATGGAAGCAGAAGGAAGTGGATATCCTTTTACAGGAAAAATATGGCAAGCAATTATTTTAAATGCAGTTGTTGCAGACAATGAAATTTCTCCTTTGCATGAAATACTCGCAGCGAATGGTGAAATTTTAGGCCAAAATAATACACAATCTAATATAATTAAACAACCAGGCACTATTAGTTCAGATTTAAATGATAATAATACTATAAGTTTTTATAATCCATCTAATGCAGCATATCCAATAAAAATATTATTTAAAAATATACCCGGTGATTTCTCTATTGATATTAATAATAAATTAAATTCTGCAACTAATAATTCACCTAATATAATTTCATTAAAAATAAAGCATGAAAATGATTATTATATAACTTTAAGTTTTTTATCTACACAATCAAAAGGAATACAATTTTTATTAGGATATAATCAAAAACAAACCACAAGTTTTTTTGATAATCCATCTATTACTCTTAATACTAGTGAATTATATTCAATGACATTCTCAAAAGTGTTTGGTGATCAAGAAATAAGTGATGAAAAAGATGCTGAAATTGATATTTTTCCATATATTAAGGAATTTCTTCCTTTTTATCATTCAACACAAGATCCTATTAATTTCATTATTAGAAGAACATATTTATGGAATTCAGAAACTAAAACAAAAGATTATTCTCAAAATACCTGGGAGTTTATTCCATTATTTAATTGTAAATATATTGATGTTTGGTATTCTCATCCCAATAAAAACTTAGATATTTGTTATTTTTATTATAAAAATTATAATATTTCATCTCCTGATCATGCTAATCTAGATATAATAACTAATATTAATCAAGAATCATCTAACTATGCCATATCAAATATTCATAGTTCAGTAATTATTGGTGGGTTTATTGAAAGAAATAGTATTAAAAGAATTATAGTAAATAATAGTTTATTTCTTGATAGTAATATACCCGAACAACAAGTTGTCGATTTTAATAAACATCTATATTTTGGATGGGCTCCTACTTCAACTTCTAATAATTCATATTGGGAGCCAAAAGAATTAAAATTACTTCAAAATGGTATAGATATAATAGATAATTCTCCTATTGTTTATCTATTGCAGCCGGCATCAGGATCTACTAATGATAATACTGGATCACATTTTCTTCAATATGCACCAGGTTCTGGATGGCAAACTTTTTGGGACAATGGAGAGTATGGTTACAGACCATTATTATATAGAAAAATTGAAAGTAATTATTCACTCGATGGATCACAATTAACTGCTTTACAAAAATGTCGTCCTGATCATATACCAGATTCTGGTTGGATTTTATCTGCAGAAAACCCTATTGGTCCATGGTATATACGAGGTGAATGGTCAGGACAAAGAAATAATAATATTACAACATGGAATGACGGTTTTACTACAACAATAAATAGTATCGGAACTGCAAGTCCAGACCTATCATTAAATTTATATGCTGATTTTAATTATTCAAACGCTACTCATATAGGTATTAATTTTATTGGTAATTATGGTTCTTATACTGTTACTGGTAATGCAGGTGCAATTCCATTTGCTAATTGGAATAATATTTCTGTAAGTGCTAACTACACGTCACAACCTCTTATTGATAGCAGTGGAAATCAACTACAAACTACAATTATACAACTTCATGGAGATGGTCCATATGCTACGGGTATAGCAAATAACGCTGACGGTTCACATGGCAGTTTATTTCATGGATATATTGATAACTTTGAAAATGATCAATTAGTTATAGATAATATTCCAGAATTATTTAAAAATCAAACTTATCAAATAAGAATATATCACAATACAGATGGAGCTGGATCAATGGGGTTCAGAGTTCAAGATGAAAATGGTTATGATCAAACATATTACTCAACAGCAAGAGTTGCTCATCATAATTACCCTATTCAAAATAAATTTGATCCTTTTGGGGGAGAAAGTGGATATGTTGGAAGTCAAGAAACTTCTTCGCACGTCGGAGAACAAACAAATTATACATTTTTTAATGGTCTTACTGGAAGTACCGTTACTATTACTGGAAAAAGAGGAAGTTGGGGTGATGGAAGATCAAGACCAAACGGAATTCAAATTACAACAGTAGCTAAATCAAATATCATTTCTGAATATTATAAAAATCCTATTTATCATCCATATAATTGTGAAAATTTAACCAATGAATTTACATGGGACCCTAGTAATAATGGTTTTAATTCACAAAATCCAGGACAAGGTAGTTTTTATAAAATTTTATATAATGCTAATGAATCTAAATTATATTTTTATGATAAAATTCATAGATCAGTTATGTGGAAACCTCGTGAAAATAGTATAACACAAAAATGGAATTTACTCCATACACAAGATATTTGTTTTAATGATATTGATAGTGACGAATTATATTTAAAAGTATTTATGTCTCATGGGTCGCAAAGAATATTATTAAATTGGAGAGAAGCACTATCAGGAACAAATATAGACGGGTCAAATGTTGATGATAATAACATAAGTAATAATGAATTAAATGTTGCATTTCATAGTTATAAAGCAAATAATAATAATTTAATATATGAAAATAATTATGGATATAATTTACAAAATAATGTATTAATTAATGAATTTAGCAATGAATATAATTTGCTAGTAAATAGTAATAAATTATATAATAATTATATGATAATAAATTCTACTCAAAATTTTATAGAACAAGAGAGATCGCAATTAATTTATAATTGGATATTTTCACATAAAGATATTAATATTTCTAATTTAAATGAAGAATCTATATATGGAATTGTTATTCCTGGATTAAATCTAAATAGTTTAATTATAAGATTATATCAATATTATTTACAATATCAAAATAACACTTCTTTACATGATAGTAATAATAATTTTCTCTCAAGAGTGAAAAATATTAACTTTTTAAAATTGGATTCATTTCCTCAAGATTATACTGGTTTTAATTCTTTATCTCATCTTAATAGCAATATAGATAATAATGAAATTGATTATGAATCAATTATTAATTCATATGAAAATATATTTCCAATAACATCTATTAGTTTATCAGGTAATGATGGAGTTCATATAATAAATTTACTTAATATTCATGAAAATTTATTTAAAATTAAACTTTTACAAAACTCAAATATTGATAAACATGTTACTAGTAACAATTTTACATTTTTACAAAGTTCTATATTACCTAAAAATAATGTATTAAATCATAAAAACATTTTTAAATATAATAAGCTAATAGAGAGATTGAATACAAAAGGCGTTATAAATTTTGATAGTGCATTTTTATATAATTATACTTTTAATACTAATTTAAACAACTGGTATATGAATAATGATGTAGATAACAATAATTATGAATCATTATATGATTATGTAAATAACAATATAATTTTGTCATCGGGTGTGTCTTTAAATGAACAAAATGAAAATATTGCATGTATATTTTATTCTGAAAATAATGGTGAAGATTGGAATTTGGCCAAATTTATATATGATGTAGACAATACAAGTATATATAATAAAACTATTGATAAAATTAGATTTATAAAATATATAATAAATCATTATGTTGCGTGTTGTGAAGGATATGTTGATAATGTTAAAAGAAATGATATTATTTTTACATCATATGATGGTAAAACATGGAGATATCATAATTATCCAGCATTTTATAATCATACTAATTTTCAAATAAATTCAATAGAATCTGGTATTATTAGTGATAATATATCATCATATTATCAATCAAATGATATTAGTTTCAATAACTATCTACAAAATAAAGATATTACTATAATAGGTGGTTATGTTGATCCGGTATCTGCTGGACCAAATCAAAATGAAAATTTAGGTTCGGCATTAATGTATACATTTGATAATACTAGTGATTGGTATAACAAACGTCATAGTTTTAAATCTTGTTTATTATCTAAAAATGATTATATAAATAGTTTTAATCAATATTATAACAATTCTAATATTATATGTAGAATATATGAAATTAAATTTATTAATAATATTTTTATAGCAACAATGTGGTACCATCGTGTTAATGTAGATAATGGTAACAATTATATTATAAGATCTACCAATGGAATTAAATGGGATTTATATGGTCCATTACATTCTTATATTACATTTTCAAATTATAAATTAAATAATTCAATTATTGCATATGAAGATTTTAAAATTGTAATATATTCAACTTCTATGGCATATGTATTAATTAGTTATGATCAAGGAATTACATGGAATTTAAATAATATAGGCAATAAAATAAATAAAGCATTTAATTTTTCAAATAATGATATTAATATTTATTATACATGTCAAGATGATAATTATAAAATGAAACTGGCTATAACTCAACATTCAAATAATGTTTTTAATTTTAATCCAATATTCAGTTATGATAATAATGATAAAACAGAAAAAATAAATGATGTTTTGTATACTGGTATAAATGTAATTAGCTTAAAAGAATTTAAATCTATTGCAACTATAAATACTTCATTATTAAATAGTATTTCAGGATTAAATGAAAAAATATATAGTGGAAATTATAGGGATGATAGAAATTGGTTTGATGGACGTAACCCTACTGATTCTAGAATAACTCAAACTGTTTATAAAGACGATGAAGGGTCAAATTATTCTTACAATTGGACTGGATATTTATCTCCTCATATATCTGGAAGTTGGTATTTTAGAACTTTATCTGATGACAGTAGTCATTTATGGTTAGATGATATACATGTTGTAGATAATGGTGGTAGTCATGGTCCAACTTCAAGTGACGGCTATATTAATTTAATAGCCGGTCAAAGTTATGCAGTTCAAATTACATATGAAGAATATGGTGGTGGAGCAATTATGCGTTTTTATTGGAAATCTCCAGATGTTTCCGAGCAGACAAGTTTAAATAATAGTAGCGCTGGTATTATTTATACTACTGAAATACCAGTATTTGATACCTCGCTTCCTTATAATTTTTTAAAAGGACCAAGTGACTTATACTTTCCAGAAAAGAAAAATGATTTTTATAATAAAAATGATTATTTTTCATCTGGTATAAAATATGAAAATTTAGAGGACGCATTTTTTGGCTCACAAGAATTATATACAAGATCATCAAAAAATTCAGTAAATGCTATTCCGGGTATGTTTATAGATACTGATTATAGTTCTACATTTAAATATAGATATAATGAAAATAATATGGATATTATTGCTTGTCTTGGTAATGATGTTACATATTGTGATAATAATAAATTGAATAAATATGATAATCAAATTATTTATGAATGGAAAGATGGAACTCCAAAAGATAATTATAAATTATCTTCTAATAACAATATTAATTGTATTTTTACTTTATCAAGCGAATTAAATTTATATATGAAATCAAAAAAAATAAATTACGGCTATGAAAATATATACAGAAATTCAGATAGAGAACAAAATTCATTGATAAAATCGCTTTCTAGTAATGGGCCAAAATTATCAAATATGTTTTCTCATGCATATTCTTGGAATAATGGCAATATAATTGGTAAAAATAATAATTTAATATGGAAAATTTCATCACCACTTAATTGTAATAATATGTTTTATAGATGTTTTTCAATGAATACGAAGTTTATATATCCATTCATTATTGGAGCTGATGCTACTAATATGTTTAATAGTTGCATACATTATAATAATGGTTATAATTATTATCAAAAAAATAGTTCACAATTAGATTTTGAAAATATTCAAAATGCGAATTCATTATTTAATAATTGTTATTATTTGAATTTAAATTTTGATAAAGTTATTTCGCCAAATATAAAAAATTTAGAATATGCATTTCAAAATTGTTTCTTTTTAGATACTGATCTCTCAAAAATGATTAAAAATATTAAAAATAAACAAAATCTAAATATAAAAGGATTTATAACTAATACTAATTTGAGTGAAGAAAACTATAGTAAATTATTGTTTGAAATAGTAGCAAATATACCAAATACAAAAGATTATAAAACTCCTAGTAGTTATAGTGATTATTATAATATAGCATCATCTACAACAGGATTAAATAATAATATAAATACCGAAGGATATATTTTAAGCAATACTACCAGAGAAAATTTACCATGGTCAGATGGTACTTTCTTAAGTGATATTAATAATTTATCAGAAGTTTGGAATATTGGAAGTACATTAAATTATAAATTAATACAATTTATAAAAGATACCAAATACAATAGTAGTAATTCAGAAAAAATTAAGATATATCATCTTGGGATTTATGGTTATAATGATGTTTTCTTTGCTGATCCATTATATGAAATGTTATATCATACTACTGTTCAAAAAGAATCTAAATATAATTTAGACGCATTAGCGGTTGTTTATTATCCAGCTAGAACAACATTTGTTCATGCATATATTTTTCATAATGCATATGAATCTGATACTATAAGTAGAAATATAAATAGTGGGTTTGGTAATGAACAAGGTTATGGTATAAGTGATAATGGCATTATTGGTTATTATAATGCTAATAAAGATTTAGGTGATAATATTTATGGATTAAATAATATTGATTTAAATTCATATGTAAATGAAGAAAATTATAGTGAATATAATAGTAATCTAACAATTGAAGCATACCTTGGGCGTCAAGACTTAATAAATATTAATACGGCACATAATATTGATAATGCAAAAGATTGTTTCTGGAATTTTTCTAATGATAAACATTTACTTAAACAAGTATCTATTTCAGATATTAATACAATTACTAATACTATAGACTTTACAAATATTTATGAATTAACTAATTATAATAATGATTATATAACATTAACACTTGATAATCATTTATATTTAGATTCCGAGGTAATTTTAAAATGGAATTCGGTAATATCATTTATAGATATAACATGGTTTGATAATTTATATTATGAATATATGGAAAATGGTATTTTAAATAAAGAAAAAAAAATAAAATCTGAAAATACTGCATATTTATTATATTCAGATGATGGTTATAATTGGTATTCATATTCTGATAATATTCATGGTGATTTTTATAGTAAGTATGTTAATAATAATTTTAAAAATACAGATGAAACATGCTATCGAAGATTTTTAGTACCATATCATGCTAGATATGCTAAATTTACATCATTATATTCTATTCCTGTTAAAAAAATAGAATTAAAAAAACTAATGCACACTGAAACAATACAAAGATTTGCTAGTAAATATAGAAATACTAGTAATTCAATAAAATATACTCATAAATTTTTAAGAAATGGGCCCAGACCAAAATGGAGCGCAGCTAAATTTTTACAAGATAATTCTTCAGATAATAAAATGATACAAGATAATATATCAAGTTATGGATATACTTATATAAAATTATGGGATGATTTTGTTAATTACAGAGACAGTTGGACAAACTCGATTAATAATCATAAATATTTAGTTTTAAATTGGAATGGAACACCTACTAGAATGAGTTTAATATATAAACATCATACTTATGATAGAAGTTTTATTAGATGGGCATTTTCAGATGATGGTGAGCGATGGTATTCCAATCATGATTATTATACAAATCAAAATAGTTATTTACATAATAATGAAAATATAAATTCTACAACTTTAAACAATATAAGTTTACCCCCAAGAGCAAATTTTATTATGCTAACTACTAATAGTTCAAAATTATTTGCATTAAAAAGTGTTATTTTTAGAGGATTAATAACTAAAAATGATATTACTATTTATATGTGTAATCCTAATTTAAAAGAATCATATTTTCTCAAATCATTTGGATTTAATTTAAATGAATATGATAGTATTGGTAAAATTAATAGTCATAATCTGGAAACATTTATTCCTTTTGATAATTATATAGATGATAATAATACTATCGGAAATAATAGACAACCTAATGCTATATGGTCACTAAAAAATATTTCTAATAAAAAAACTACATCTGGATCATATATGGTTAAAAAATTAGACTTAAATAATGATAATTTTATAGATGATCTTGATAATAATTATTTTGAGTCAAAGGCTTACATTAATTTATTAAATTTTGATTATCCATTTTTAAATGAACCAGATGAAGATTATATAGATCCTTCCAATAAATCAAAAAATATTGTATATATTATTAAGTTTGCATCACATATATCACCGAATGCGACATCTATGAATTATAAAATTGATAGATTATTAATACAAACCCAAGGAAGTTTTAGAATCACTCTAGCAGTTTCTCCAGATGGAAATACATGGTATGATGATCATTATTTAAATATGCAAGATAATGTAGTTGTAGAAGTCGCAATGCCTTATCATAATTCTACAAATATAACTTCAAATGTTTGGCATTCACTAACAAAATTTGTACCAAATTATTTAATGTTATATTGTAATACAACATCTTCTGATCAAAAAATAAAATATTTAATTCCTAGATTAGCGGCAGATAGTACAACACATAATAGATATGATTCACAATTTAGTAAAGCTTATACTGATAATATTGGTCTTTTTAATTAAATAAAATTAATAATATAATATTAAATTTAATATTATATTATTAATATAATATGTTAAGTAATAATAATTCAGATATTGAAATTTTATTAAATAAATATTTTTTATTAATTAATAATTATACTATATTTTTTTTAGATACAATTAAAAATATGCATACCCATATATATATAAATATATATATAAAAGGTATAAAAATTATTGAAACTGTGTTTTTATTATCATTATACTATTATAAATCAATTAATGATATATATAGTAATACAGAAAAATCATATGTATATTTTATAGAATTTATAAATCAAATAAATTTTAATAATAATTTAGATGTAAATAATGAGAATAATTTTGATATTACAATAAAAGATGCTATTATTTTTGCATATAAAAAAACAATTTTTGTACAAGAAAGTAAAATTAATGAAAATACTAATATTTTTTCAAATAAAAATCTAATTTATTTAAAAAATATAATTAATTTAATTAATAATATTTACATATTAAATTATGACTTTAACATTATAAATTATAATTATAATAATAGTGAAATTAAAAAAAATTTTAAAAATAATATATCTAACATTAAAAAAATTATAGAAAAAATAACTAATAAATTTCAAAATGAAAAAATAAAATATATAACTGACATAATTAAATTATTATATAACTCAAATAGTTATGAAGTAATTAATAAAAAATATAACAATATATTCGAGGTAATTGAAAATTTTATAACATATACAAATAATAGTTCAATATATATGATTGATATTAAAGAAATTATTTAATTAAAATTATTTTTTTTTTATTATTTTTTTTTAGGATTTTATTTTCTTTAATTGGTTTATTTGAATTACTTACTGCAATTTCATGATATGTATCATATAAAATAGATTTTATGTATTCATAAACATTTTTTAAAATATTATCATCACATTTACCTACGATTAAAATACTACCAGTTCTAAATATCATATACGAAACTTTTACTATCAATGATTTATCTTCTATATTTTCAAGTTCTATATTTTGAATATGTTGATTTGTATTTTTATTATAATAATAATTACATTGAATTCCTGGATAAGAACACGGATCATATGCAGCATTAATAAAATACTTATTTCGCAAAATATTAAATAATATTTCTCTATTAATATAAAATCCACAATCAAAATTAGAATTTACTAATACATTTTCTATAGTATCTTTTTCATAATCTATTTTTTCATTTAAAATAATTGACAAAATATTTGTTGTGAATAATATTATTTTATGAAGTGATTCTTCTTTTTGTATTCCAGGTATTTCTATTTTACCTGTATTAAAAATTTTTACATGATATTCTTTATAACTTGTATTTTCCATTAAGCGCACTGTTAATACAAAACAGTTATAAAATGCACTTTTCTCTTTTGATCTAGAAATTAACAAATCTTTTTTAGATAATCCAATACTTATCTTTCTTATATCTTTATATTTACTTCTATTAGAAATATTTTCTAATTTATTTATAATTTTAATTTTAATATATTCATTTATTTCTTTGATTTTATTATCAATATCAATACTTTCTTGTTGAGAATTTAATGATAATTTTACCTGTTTTTTAATTATACCCTCAACTTGACTATTATAATTTATTATATTTATATTCCAAAATAAATTATATATATCTAGTTTTTTTATTGTTAAATATACTATTTTTGTTTTTGTTGATATATAAATTTCACTTGCCTTAGGTATAATTTTATTGGTGTCTGCAATTATTTTTTCATTATCTTTATCACTTTTAGTATTTATAAAATTATTATTTAAAAATGAATTCCATTCATCGTCTAATGACATTTAATTATATATATTATTATTTCTAATATTATTCAATTTATTTTTAAATATAATTTTTTTAATATATAAATTAAATATAATATTTTCTTTATATAAAAAAAATGTCAACAAATATTTCTTCTACTCTAGATACTAATGAAATAAATTTTATTTATAAAAATATAAATTTAGAAAAAAATAACATTTTAAATAAAATTAATAGTTATAAACAAATTAAAAAAAATAATGATAATTATTACAGCGAATATGAATTAAAAATAAATAAATTTAATCCTCAAAAAAAAATAATAAATAATAATTGGGAAAAAAGACTTATAAATAGAATAAATTCATTAACTAATATTTTAGATTCAAATTAAAGTTAAATTATTTTCAATTATTAAGTAAAATAAACAGTAAAAATTTTTCATAATATTACAATTATTATTATGTATTAAAAACTCAAAATCATCTAACATTTTGGAATCTATAATATTTACATATTTATGAATCATAAAATACATATATTTTTTGAATAAAAAATTCAAATCAATATTACATTTTTTTTGAACAGCTTCAATATTTTTTATATAATCATTTAAATTTTTATTGATAGTACTTTCTAAAATTTTATTTAAGATAGAATTATCAAGTAGTATATTTTTTTTTAAATTTATAGATTGAATATAATTTATCATACTTCTAATATCATTTTCAAAATATTCAATAATTGATATTATATTTTTATTTGATATATTGAGCTCTTCATTTTCTATAATATTTTTTAAAAATTCTTCAATTTCATCTTTTGGTAATTTATTAAATCTTACTTTCATAAATTCATATTGTAAAGAATAATCTATTCTACTTATATAATTACAAATTAAACAATATCTTACATTTGAATTATTACTTTGTATTAAACATTTTAAAGCTTGCTGTGCTGTTTTTGTCATATAATCTACCTCATCTAATATAACAAATTTTATACCTTCTGTAAATAATATATCTGAATTTACAAAATTTAATATATTATTTCTAATTATATCAATTCCCCTTTCATCAGATGCATTTAAATGAATTATTAATGCTTTACTTCTCATATTATATTTTTCTTGATAATTATTTATTAAATTAATTATTGTAGTTGTCTTACCAGTACCAGGAGGGCCATAAAATAACATATTAGGAAAATAACCCGTTGATAGTATTGAATTAAATAGAATTTTATTGGTATCGTCTAAAATTATTTTATTAAATGTTGATGGTCTATATTTTTCTGTCCATGTTGTTGAATTTATCATCTATTCTTTATATCTTAAAATAATGTTTAAATAATTTTTCAAATCTATACTTAAATATTTTTATAAAACTATTTAAATTAGAAATAAAAATATAATTTATAAAATAATGATTAAAAAAAAAGGAAGAAAACCCAAGTCTTATTATGAAAATTTAAAAAATGATACTTCGAATAATTTAATAAACGATGTTTCAAATGTTAATGTTAATATAAATGATATTTCTAATGTTAAAATTCCAAAAAAAAGAGGAAGAAAACCAAAAGGTGGAAAAATTGTAGAAATTAAAGATATATTAGTAACAAATATACCAAAACCAAATGTAATTTTACATTTAAAATGTTTCTTAAATGATATAGATAAGAATAATTTTATAAAATATACACCAAATATTGATAATATTGATAATTATAATCTCCTTGAAAGCAATCTAAAATTTAATTTTATCAAAAATGAAAATGATATTTCTAGCAATAATGATATTAATAATAATGATAATGATAATGAAAACGATACCAAAAAAAAATTTAATGATAAATTATCTGATGAACATTCTAGTAGAAAAAATATAGATAAAAAAATAAAAGAATTGTCATATTCTTTTAAAATGGATAATGTAAAAAACAAAAGTGCATGTTTTTGGTGCACATATTCTTTTGATAATGAAGCAATTTATATACCAATAAATTATAATAATAATACTTATAATTGTTATGGTTGTTTTTGCTCACCTGAATGTGCATGCTCATATTTAATGAATGAAAATATTGATTCTTCTACTAAATTTGAAAGATATTATTTACTAAATTTAGTTTATGGTAAAATTTATAATTATACAAAAAACATTAAACCAGCGCCATCTCCATATTACTTACTTAATAAATATAATGGCAACTTAGATATACAAGAATATAGAAAATTATTAGAATATGAAAGACTTTTATTAATAATTGATAAACCTTTGACAAAACAATTACCAGAAATTTATGAAGAGAATGACGATTATTTAGTTAATCCAAAAATATTATCTAAACAAAAAAGCTAATATTTTTAAAATATATTATTATTTTAAAAATAATTATAATTTTTAAAATTGATATAAAATAAAAATTATATATTATTTATAATAATGTCCTGTGAAGCAGATATTAACAATATTATTAAAGATATTAGCTTTGATCTTGATAAATCTATAAAATCTAATCTATCTACATTTTTTGCAAAAGTTGAAACAGATATTTCTCTAGTAAAAACTTTTAAATTACTTCTATTGAATTTACCAGAATATAAAGAATTAGAAGAAAATTTCATTGATTTACAAATTAAATATAACGAACTCAAAGAAAAAAATATACAAATACAAATTGAAGATATTGATAAAAAAAAATATAACGAAATTTCAACTCAAACAAATACACAAAATGATAACATTGAAGAAGATCAAAATGATAACATTGAAGAAGATCAAAATGATAACATTGAAGAAAATGATCATGATATTGAGGAAGAAGGCGAAGAAAATGATGTTGATGAAGAAGAAGGCGAAGAAAATGATGTGGATGAAAAAGAATGCGAACAAGATGATGCTGATGAAGAAGAAGGCGAAGAAAATGATGTGGATGAAAAAGAATGCGAACAAGATGATGTTGATGAAGAAGAAGGTGAAGAAGATGATGCTGATGAAGAAGAAGGTGAAGAAGATCATGCTGATGATGAAGAAGGTCAAGAAGATGATGCTGATGAAGAAGAAGGTGAAGAAAATGTTGCCGATGAAGAAGAAGGTGAAGAAGATGATGCCGATGAAGAAGAAGGCGAGGAAGAAGAGGAAGAATTAGAACCAGTAACAATTAATAATATAAATTATTATCAAAATATGTTAACTAATGATATTTATGAATGTACTGATAACGAAGAAATTGGAGAATATTTGGGTAAATTATTTAATGGAAAAATTAAAAAATAAATTATTATAAATATGTTTGATAGTCACATATCTCATCGTCTTCTATATCTTTTAATTTCGTATTACAATACAAAATGTAATTTATATATTTTATAATTCTTATAACTTCTAATTTTGTAATATTTAAAATTTTATAATTATTAAATATTTCATATGAAAAATTATTATTTACATTTAAATTATTAGAATATTTCAAAAATAAAATAAAAATATCTTTTTTATCTAATAAAAATAATTGTAATAAATTATATATGAAAATATAATTATTATATTCACTGCTATATTTTGTAAGAATTTTTGTAAAAATTATATTTGATATATCAATATGTTTTAATAAATTATTATTATTTAATATATAATTATTATAAAATATTTTTATAATATAATTATACTCAGTTAATTGCCAAATTTGTTTTTGAAAAATTATTCTATCTAAATAATCACTAAAAATATAATTATCTAATATTTTTAAATAAATATCAAGATGATTTACAGTTAAAATATTTACTATATTTTCATGAAATAATAATGAAGTTATTGTTCTATCACTCTCTAATATAACATTAATATCTGAAAAAGATAATTTTTTCGATAATAATTTTTGTGTAATTAACTTTATATTTAAATTATTGTTTTCATAATTATTTTCATTTATATTATTACAAAATTTCTTAAAAATAAAATTATTTTTATAATAAAAATCTAATTTTTCAAAAGATAACAAATTATTACCTAAAAAATCTAGTATATTAGTTTCTATTAATTTATTTTCACTTTCTGAAAAATTATAAATATTTGGAAACAAATTTTTTATAATTTCTTTAGTTTGTTTATTTGTTGGAGATTTTATTTCAAAAATATTACAAACTTTCATTAATTCCAATGTTTTTTTATCACTTGATCTATTATTTATACAAATTACAGGATTATTTGTAACATTCTCTGCTTTTTGTTTTTTTGTTTTTTTTTCTCTTATTAATTTTATTAAAGATAAAATTCCATTTTTATCTCCGCAATTCATTGTATCAATATCATCAATTACAATTACAATTTTTCTATCATCATTACATAACATACTATAAATATTTTTATTGCTAAGATTGTTACTACAAATTGTTTCTATTAAATTTTTATTTCTTATTATACTGTTATCAAAATATAATATATCATAATTATTTTTTTTTAAAAGATTGCAAATAAATTTGGTTTTTCCTATTCCATTATCACCATATACGTATATGCCTTTTTTTAAATTATTATTTACAGAAAAATTATTTAATATTTTTTCTATATTTTTTTCAATATCTAATCTATCTAAAATTTTATTTAAATCTAAATTCTCCATTTGGTTTGCTTATTATTATTCTTATAATTATTTTTATGCTGTTTTTTAAATAAGTGTGTTAAATTATTTTTTTTAATAAAGTTAACAATAAAATTATAAATTAATAAAGAATTAAATTTTTTAGAAAATACATAAATAAAATCAATTGTATTTTCATAATATTTATTTTCATATACAATATAATTATTTAAGATATAATTTTTATTATCATATTTTATTTTATTATCTATAATATATTTTACACATAAAAATGAATCTTTTTTAATTAAAAAATTTAAGTATTGAAAATTATTAATAAAAAAAAAATCATTTTTTTGAATATAGGTGCGATAAAATAAGTATTTATTATTTATTAAAATAAATCTATATTTATAAAATTTATAAAAATAGTTTTTATTTAAACAATATTTTATACTTGGTTTTATCTTACTAAAAATTAAATTTAATATTTCATCTGGTATTAAATTTAATAAATCTAAATTCATTGTTACTTATATTTAATATATATTTTAAAAAATAATTAATCAGCTGTAAAATATCTTCTATGACCATTACTATGAAAATATCTTAAAGAATTAGAATTATTACCATTAACTCTATTATATCCTGGAGGTTGATAATCCATTCTCATATATGCACCCCCTCCCCATTCTCCATAAAATGTTTGAAATATATACGTTGTTCCTGCTTGTAGATGTATACTTCCATGTCTTTCATGTGTACCATGAAGACCACCATTATTTACAACCATAGTATCATCTATATATAGATAACTACCATCATCTGATGATGTCCAAAAGTTCCAGTGGCCACTAACAAATGGAGTTAAAAATCCTTTCCATTCTACACTAAAATGATCATTTATGCCATGAGATCCATCGCGATGTTCTACATTATGATTAATATGATCATGTAAACGATGTTTACCATTAAAATAATTTCTATCTTCATTATGATAGTCACGTACAAAAATTTCTCTTAAACCTTCATGTGCTCCACCACCACCTCCAACTTGTTTTCCACGAAAATCAGACATATATATTGTTCCACCCGACCTTCCTGCTAATGATCTAAAATCACCATCATTTAAACTACATTGTTGATTATTTCCAGCTCCTAATGCGGTATGAATTTGATTCATATCTAAATTATTATGTGGTAATGTTGTCATTATTACTTAGTTTATACTATTCAGGTATATTTTTTTTTAAATATTTAATTTCATTTTTCAATTCATCTATTTGTTTTTGTTGTTCTTTTATTCCTTCTATTAATAATGGTACTAATTTAGAATAGTCTAAACTTAAATAATTTTCTCCTGTTTTTGATACAACTTCTTGTTGTGCTTCTATATTTTCATTCTCTGTATTATTATTTAAACTACATAGTGACATATCAAATGGTGCTAATGTCACTATTTCTGGAATAACTGCTTGTACGCTTTGTGCAGAAACACCCAGCTGTGTTTTTTTATTATTATAACCAAACGATTCAGCTTTTTCATTTTCTTTGAAATAAAATGTTTCAATGACTTTTATTTTATCTAATGCATTTTCAATATTACCAACCTTTTCTTTTAATCTTATATCTGAATAATAAGCTATTACATTATGACTACAACGCACATCACCACTTACTATACGAACAGGTGCCCCTTCAAAATAATGTTCACCGTAACAATGATAATGTGTATTACCATTATGGCTAAAATGAAGTCTATGAAGATTTTCCTCTGAACGTAACCAGTGATTATAACGAAAATAATTATTTCTAATTAAATTATCAACTGATCCTCCTCCACCCGATTTACTTGTATAGGTTACTTCTTTTGTACTAGTATTATACATTAACATATAAGTTTGATCTGAACTTCTAATAGGATTTATATAGCATGAATCATTATGATATGGTCTAATTCCACTATTATTTGTCGCATTTATAACTAATGTTCTTTGATAACTTCTACCATAATTATGACTAGCATAATAACCTATTGCAATAGATTGACTTAGCAACCCATGATGTCCAGCATGATGTCCAATTGCTATACTATCACTATCCATTTGATATCTTCCAGCATAATAACCTATTGCTATTGCTTGATTATGTAAATTTGAATATCCCGCATGATTACCAATTGCAATTGCATTTTCTCTAATTTGTTCATGACCGGCATTAGTACCTATAGCAACCGAATGACTGCGCTGATGATTATGCCCAGCATAATATCCATATGAGTAAGATTGTGAATATTGATTATAATAAGAAGCATGATCTCCAATTGCAATAGAATGAGCATACTGATTTGATCTACCTGCGCTATATCCAATTGCTACTGCATGGCCATGTTGAGTGCTATGTCCTGCATAATATCCAATTGCAACAGCTAAATTATGTTGATTATAACCAGCATGATTACCTATAGCAACTGAATGCTCATGGTGTTGATTATATCCCGCATGATGTCCGATTGCTACACAATAATTATGTTGCGAACTGCGTCCTGCTTGTTCACCTATAGCAACTGAATAATGTCTTTGACTGCTATGTCCTGCATAATGTCCAATTGCTACTGAATGACTATGTTGACCAGATGTACCAGACCCCGTACCTATTCTAACTGGATTATCACTGCTTCCTCCTGATCCACCCGATTTACTTGTATAGGTTACTTCTTTTGTACTAGTATTATACATTAACATATAAGTTTGATCTGAACTTCTAATAGGATTTATATAGCATGAATCATTATGATATGGTCTAATACTAGTGTTATTTGTCGCATTTATAACTAATGTTCTATGATAACTTCTACCATAATTATGACTAGCATAATAACCTATTGCAATAGATTGACTTAGCAACCCATGATGTCCAGCATGATGTCCAATTGCTATACTATCACTATCCATTTGATATCTTCCAGCAT